TTCCGCTTTATTAATCCAGAACGAAATGACTTTCCAGATATCGATACAGACTTTGAGGATCGTCGTCGTAAAGAGGTTAAAGATTATTTAAAGAAGAAGTTCAAGCACGTTGCGTCTATTTCTACATTCACTTACTTTAAAGATAAGGGTGTTATTCGTGATGCAGCCCGTGTATTTATGGTTCCACTTTCTGATGTTAACCGTGCCATGAAGTCCATTGATACATTTGAAGACTTTATGGATTCACCAAATACAAAAGAGTTTAGATCAAAGTACCCAGAGGTCACATGGCTTGCTGAAAAGCTACGTGGAAAAATTCGCAGCGTTGGAGTGCATGCTGCTGGAGTTGTTGTAGCAAAAGATGATTTAAGAAAGTATGCTCCAATAGAATCTAGAGCAGATGCAAATGACGAAGTTTCTGGAAGAATTCCAGTCGTGGCATACGACATGGATACGGTTGCAGATATAGGTCTTATTAAACTAGATGCCCTAGGACTTAAGACTTTATCTGTAATCTCTGATACTTTAAAAACAATTAAGGACAGATCAGGTAAAGAAATTAACTTGTACGACATACCTCTTGACGATAAAAATGTTTATAAGATATTTAATGATGGATACACAAAGGGAATATTTCAGGCAGAAGCAACTCCATACACAAACCTTCTTATTAAAATGCGGGTTGACAAGTTTGAAGATTTAGCTGCATCAAATGCTTTAGTTCGCCCAGGTGCAATGAATACAGTAGGTGCTTCTTATATTAAGCGTAAGCATGGAGATGAAGCGGTTCATTACACTCACCCTATAATGAAGCCTTTTACAGAAAATACATATGGAGTTATTATTTATCAAGAGCAAGTTATGCAAGCATGCGTACACTTGGGAGGCATGACTTGGTCAGAAGCAGACAAGGTTAGAAAGGTTATTGGTAAGAAGCAAGATGCAAAAGAACTCAGTCCTTTCAAAGATAAGTTTATTGAGGGCGCTAAAAAACATATCAGCACCGATGAAGCAGAAAACCTCTGGAAAAACTTCGAAGCACATGCTGGATACTCATTCAATCGCAGTCACGCTGTCGCTTATTCTATGCTTTCTTATTATACCGCTTGGCTTAAGTGCTATTATCCTTTGGAATTTTTATTCTCGATCCTTAAAAACGAAGGGGACAAAGACGCCAGAACAGGCTATCTGATTGAAGCAAAGAGACTTGGAATTAAGGTAAAGCTTCCACATGTTAATGAGTCTGATGTAAACTTTTCATTACAAAAAGATTCTATTAGGTTTGGATTAGCAGAGGTTAAATTTATTTCAGACAGTATTGCAAATAAGATTATAGAAAAGAGACCATATGAAAACTATAAAGACTTTGTTGATAAGGCATCCAAAAAAGGCAGTGGCATTAATTCTAGGGCCATTTCTTCTCTTAACGCTATTGGCGGTGCTGCTTTTGATGATAATCCTAGAAGCGGCAAAGAAGCCGAGTCTTATTACGAATTTTTAGGGATACCATCCTTTAATCTTTCTAATCTGGATCCAAAGATTAAGGCACAGGCTAGACCAATTGACGAGTTTGAAGAGCTTGGCTCCTTTGTTATGTTTGGAATGGCTAAAAGTATAAAGCGTGGAAATGGTTGGTCAAGAATTGAGCTGGTCGATGAAAGCGGATCAGTAGGCCTATTTGATATTGAGCAAACAAAAATAGAAACAAATAAAATGTATTTCGTTCTTGTTGGAGACAATAGAATATCTAGGTATGTAGAGGTCGACTTAATCAATAAAGATTCAGATGACGCTTTTGTTAAATATTTATATGCACAATCATACCCTATTGACGATAACCAGAGGTTTGTGATAAGCTATACACCATATAAAACAAAAGCTGGTAAGACTATGGCACACTTAGTTATGTCGGATAAAGATAAAAATTTAAATAGAGCAATTGTATTTTCAAGCATGTACCCACTTTCGTTGGCAAAAATGCGAGAAGGAATGATATGTCAGCCAGTTCTAAAAACTTTAGAAGATGGAACACTTATGGTTAAGGAAGTAATATGACAAATAACACAGAAGACATTTTTAAAACAATGAACGCCAGCAGAGTTCTAGTTGCTATTTTAAATAAAATTGGATCAATTGAGATTCCTACGGAAGATTTTATTAAGTCTAATAGTGAAGACACTCAGCTTTCTGTTGTTTATAACGACGAGTCTTTGTCGTTTGAATTTAAGCTAGAGAGCAAAAATTCAGAATCTTATGATGAACTGGCTAATAATTAATTAGCATGGATATTCAACTAGATGATATTTTAGCAAAGCTAGACCCAAAGACTAGAGCCAGGGTTCAGTCAGCTGTTGATATCCAGATAGATAAGCAGCCAACCCCAAGCATAGGACTAAACTTTGCACTAAACGGCGGATTTGCATATGGTAGGCAGATACTTGTTTGGGGAAACAAGTCAGCAGGAAAATCTTCTTTTTGCTTGCAAATGATTGCATTAGCTCAAAAAGAAGGAAAGACATGTGCATGGATCGATGCAGAGCACTCATATGATCCCGATTGGGCAGAAAAGCTTGGAGTAAACTCAAAAGAATTAATTTATTCACCAGCTAAAACAGTAAACGACATGGTAGATGTTGCAACAAAACTTATGGAAGCGGGAGTTGATTTGATTGTAGTAGACTCTATTTCAGCACTTCTACCAGCAATTTATTTTGAAAAAGATGGAAATGAAATGAAAGATTTGCAGGACACAAAGCAGATCGGCGCAGAAGCAAAGGATATGACCCACGCAGTCAAGATGTTAAACTATGCAAACAAAAATACACTACTTGTTCTCATTTCACAACAAAGAAACCAGTTTGGATCTATGCATGCTAGCCACATACCCACGGGAGGCATGGCAGTTAAATTCTTCTCATCTACCGTTGTTAAACTATGGTCTTCGGAAGCCGAAGCTAATGCTATTAAAGCTGGCATTAAGGTTGGTGACAAAATTATTGAGCAAAGGGTTGGCAGGCCAGTCAATTGGATTGTTGATTACAACAAAGTCGGTCCCCCAAATTTATCTGGACAATACGACTTTTACTACCAAGGGGAAGCTCTTGGTATAGATTATGTAGGTGAAACATTAGATGTTGCTGAAATGTGTGGTATTGTAGAAAAGGGCGGAGCCTGGTATACTGTTAATGGAGAGAGATTGCAGGGCCGTGCAAAAGCTGTTGCATATTTAAAAGATAATCCAAAAGTAGTAGATACCCTAATTGAGGAAATCCGTGCCAAATCTTAATGAGTTTTTGAAAAAACAAGAGCGTAAGGAAATTAATTCTACATTTGAATCCCTTACAGGTATTAGACCATGCTCTAAGTGCGATCTTGATGTAGATGGTGGGTGGTGGGATCCCGATAATTTAATAATGAAATGGACCTGCTCTGAAGGCCACGAAACAGTACACAGGATTCAGTAGTGTCGGAAAGAGCAGAAGTAAAAAGAGACGGCGCCAAAGCTCAAAAAAATAGTGGGCGTGGGGAATATCAAAAGGGCGATGCCAAATGGAAGATGTTCCTTGTAGACTATAAAGAGTCCAAATCATCTTTTAATTTAAATAAACCTGTGTGGGCTAAAATTTGTACAGACACGTTTAAGGTTAATAGAGATATGCATCCTGCGCTAAAAATAATAATTGGATCAGACAATAAGGTTAGGCTTGGTATAATAGAGTGGTCAGTGTTAGAAGAGCTGATTGATTTTTGGGAGGAAAACCATGTTTAGTTTAGACGAAAAGCATCACATAATGCCATTCGTTACCTTGTATAAGAATGCAATTAAAAACCCTAAAGATTTTTTAGACATAATAGAGTCATCTGAGAATGCTAATCCTGAGAACAGTATAGAAAATTCGTGGGGTGCGTGGGATAATTTTGGGGTTAAAGCAAATCTTCATGACATACACAACCAATCTAATAAAAACACTCACCCAGAGCTAAACATATTAGACGAGTTTACAGAGTTGATTAATGCTGGCTTAGATGAGTATATAAACTATTGGATAACAGAAAAAAATGTTGATATGTATAAGACAACAAACCCAGAGCACTGGAAAACAATATTTCCCCCATTTGTTAAAAATTGGAACTACAGATCAAACTTAGTTGACCTAGTAGAAGACTTCGAGTCTTGTGAGACTGTAATGACAGCAAGCGGTAATCCTGGATGGATAAGCTCTGGAATTGACATATTAAAGCACAAGGAAAATACATCAGATAAATTTGCAATAGGATATCATATTGATACAGACGGAAGCATCGACACCCCAGGCCCAAAAACAGTTTTGACCGCTACAATATATATCAACGATGACTACGATGGCGGAGGGGTCTCATACTTAAATGAATTTGATGGGACCATAGTGAACTATAAGCCATCTGCTGGCGACCTAGTTATATTTCCTTCATCAAAACCATTTTTCCATGCAGCACTTCCTTTAAGCGGAGACAAGCCAAAATATTTAGCAAGGAAGTTTTTAAGATGGAAAAGCATTGGATCGGAAGCTTGGCAAAATGAGATTAAAGAAAATGGCGAACAGTTCACATTAAAGCTTCACACTGAAAAAAGAAAAATTGAATCAGCAATGGGGTACTATACAAAAAGAGTTTTCCTTAAGGGAGAAGATAGGTCTACCCAAGATCAACACGGAGACCCTTTCTTTGTTAAAGACATAATCGATTTTAATAAAAAAATAGAGGGTGGTGCATGATGTGGGAAGGACAACCAGGTTTTGCTCCTGGGTACGAAAAAAACCATGATCTTTCAAAAAGACATGACCTTTTCCCTTACATTTCTGTTTATTCTGGCGGGATTAAAAACCCAGAACAAGTGCTTTCAATAATAAAAAAATCAGAGTCGCTTGAAAAGGTAGGACCATACTTAAGTAAGTGGGAGAGATGGTATGATTTTGGATTAAAGTCTAGACTTTATCCACACTCAGAAACAAAAAATTTAATAACATTAAACTCCGAGCATTTAAATATGCTGTCAGAAGAAGAAGATAAAACTTTTTACGAGCAAGAGAAGCTGTATTTTGAAATAGATGATGCAGTTTATTCTGCAATGAAAGATTACCTAGATCATTGGGTAGATAAGCCATTTGACCAATCATACTTTAATGATAATTGGGAATACAAGCAATCAATTTTCCCAGAGTGGCTTCCAGACTGGAATATTCGAGAAACATCTGGAAAGATTGGGACAGGTTGGCTGCAAAGCTCTTATGATGTTTTAAGCCACAACTCTGAAACCGATACAAGGAATAATCGTGAGTATGCAATTGGATTTCATACCGACAATAAGGCAAGCATGGTTTCTATGCCAGGCCCAAAGCCGATTCTTACGGCTACAATTTATCTAAATGACGACTACGACGGGGGAGAGGTTTCGTTCTTAGCAGATAGAAGCTCTTCTATAATAAGCTACAAGCCAAAGGCTGGGGACATAACCGTTTTCCCATCCTACAATCCATTTTTCCATGCTGCACTACCAGTTAGTGGCGGCAAAAAGTATTTAATTAGATACTTTTTGTGCTATTATTATGGAGGGTCAGAAGATTACCTAGATGGTTTAGAGGAATACGGCGAAGAGGTCTGGAAAAAAATGCAACAGTATAGAATTCTTGCAGAAGATAACTCTGGAATGCATGAAAGACATGTGTTGTTCCCAGGAGACAGCCCAGAAGAAACATTTAGGAATTGGTCAAAAATTTATAGAAAGCAGTCTGCTATAAATAGACAACCATTTTTTGCTGAGACTGTAAAATATGTAGATGGGAGAAAAGATTTTGATTAGTCATGAGATATTTAAGCAATGTATAGTTTACCAGGTGGAAGACTTCGATGCTAAAGGAGTGCTTGATGTTATAAAATCCTCAGAAGGAATACAAGAGGGACATCTTATAGCTGAATGGGAAGACTGGTACACATTTGGAAAAAAAACAAAGTTCATTGATGCAAGAAAAGAAACAAATCCTGTAACTGAAGATCTAGACCGTATTTATACTGATGCCCATATGAAAGTTAAGACTGTTATAGATAGATGTATTAATGACTACATAGCCAATTATTTAGATAGCGGACAAAGATCTTGGCCAGATTATGTTGATTTTTCTGATTTAAAAAAGGGCGTGTACAAGAAAAAAAGTTATATAGACTCGATAGACTTTGCTGACTTAGAAAGCGAAGATGTATTAGAAAGCATGATGGACCTTAAGATAGTCACCTGTGATAATACTGGAGATCCTATATTTAGAAACCCTTCCAATGGGTGGTCTGATAGCTCCTATGATTTATTAAGGCATGACCCTTTAACAGACAGGGAGTATGCAATAGGTTGGCATACAGATAGAAATGAAGGTTTAGATGAAGCTCCAGGGCCAAAGTCTATACTATCAGTAACCATATATCTTAACGATGATTATGAGGGCGGCGAGATTGCATTCTTAAAGGATGGAGACGATAAGGTTATTGTTTATAAGCCAAAGGCTGGCGACATAGTAATTTTTCCTTCTTCTAATCCTTTTCAGCATGCAGCAATGCCAATAAAATCAAATGTTCCAAAATATTTTATAAGACACTTTCTTACTTGGTCGTACCCTGGAAGCGAAGATTGGAATTTAAACGCTAAAAAGTTTGGATTAGACGAGTGGATTCAAATGGAGCATGAGAGAATACACTTAGAAACAATTTCTGGCAAAGGAAGAAAGCATGTTGTTTTGCCAGGGGCAAGAAATGATTTTGATAAAAGATCTATGCCAGAACCATTTTACGTAGAATCCCAAATAAACGGAGAAGATTATTACATAAAAGAAGTTATTTTTATGTATGGAAGCTCTTTACAAAAATAAAAAGATTTACTATACTTAGTTCTGAGCAGTTTAAAATAAATTACTCATATTTATAAGGAGTAACATGGCTAACCCAACAATTACAATAGTAGGAAGAGTTGGTAGTGACCCAGAAGTTGTAGGATCAAACGGTCTTCGATTTAGAGTTGCTACAAATGATCGTGTTAAGAATGATGTTACTGGAGCCTGGGAAGATAAAAATACTTCTTGGTGGACAGTAAAGGCCTGGCGAACACTAGCCGATCAATCAAAGTCGGTAATTCGGAAGGGCATGGAAGTTACCATTGTAGGTAAAATCTATGAAGATACCTGGACAGATAAAGAAGGTATCAAGAAGAGCTCTTACGAAATTAATGCAGATTCAATTTCTGTAACAACATACACATTGTCTAAAGACAAGATGCCGAATTCAGATGAATTCCCATCTTATAAGACATATGCAGAGGTTCCATTTTAATGAAAGAAGTAGTTCTTACTACATTAGTAGGAATTGGCGTGGGTGGGATATTTAGTCTATTTAGACTACCTATCCCTGCCCCTCCAGTATTCTCTGGTCTTATGGGCATATTTGGCTTATGGCTGGGGTATGGATTAGTTCAAAGGATAATCTAATGCTAATATTTTTTTATGGTGTGATGTTAGGATTTGTTGTAGGCTACGGAGTTGGTCTTTTAATGGATAAATGGGATAAGAGGATTAAAAGTGACAGAGGATAAAAACACACTAGAGCTAATTAACTCTATCACTGAGTTCAATGATCTTCATGAATATATGAATGATGCTCAACTTGATAGAGCTTTAGCTGTTATAGTTAAGCTATTATTAAATCCAGATGTTCCTGCTGCAAAAGCACCACATCTTATCATTGAGCTTCAGGCTATGTCTACTAAGTTTGCCATGATGGCATCATATTATTCAACAATAGCAAAAGATAAAGCTGGAACAGCAAACAACAATAAGAAAAATATATATTATTCAGCAAAGGAGTCCATAGACAAACTTGTAGATGCACTTAAGTATGTCGTTAGGTATAACTTGTAATGGGTAGAAACATAGTAAAAAATTTAAAGTTTAAAAAGCACATGGGTAAGTTTTTTGACCCAGAACTTTTTGCATCGATGCTTGATGAGTCGTATAAGAATACAAAAAGAGCAGATGGAGAAATGACTAAGGCATCATTTAGTCCAAGCTCCCTTGGTTACGGCCACGGAACATGTCCCAGATATTGGTATATGGCTTTTTCTGGAGCTGTTTTTATTGATAACAATGATGCGGTTGCCGTTGCAAATATGGCCCAGGGCACACAAGCTCACGAGAGGCTTCAAAATTTAATTAAAACTATGCCACAATGGAAAGCCGAAGAAGAAGAGATTACTAATGAGTATCCTCCAATACGTGGATTTATTGACCTTGTAATGGAATATGATGGAGAAACAGTAATTGGTGAAATCAAAACTGCCAAGCAAGAAGTTTGGGATACTAGGCAGGCTGAGATGAGTCCATCTACAAACCATCTACTTCAACTACTTACATACATGAAGTTAAAGGATGCAAAAGAAGGATTCTTTCTTTATGAAAATAAAAACACTCAAGAGATATTAATTATTCCAGTATCAATGAATGAGAGAAATAAAAAGATCATTGAGGACACTTTTATATGGATGAGAGAAGTCTGGGACAACTTTAAAGATGGCGACCTGCCAATGAAGCCAGAGGGAGCCACAAAAACCAAGATGCCTTGCACATACTGCCCTATTAAAAAAGAATGTTATTCAAAAGATACCCCTATTGGAACGGTGCAGATAGAAAGGTTCAAGGTGCCATCTTTATGATATGTGCAAACACAGATTGTATTAATGAGAAAGAGTTTACTCCAAAAACACATAATCAAAAGTATTGTAGCGACGAATGTTGCAGAGTTGCAACAAATAAAAAAATAATGGAAAAGTACTACGAAAAAAAAGCAATTAGATCTGGTCAAAAAAGATACTGCACCTCTTGCAAGTCTCCATTGAGTAGGTACAACACACTCTCTGTTTGTGCAAAATGCGAAAAAAATAATTCTACATCAGACAGAAATAAAATAATTGGAATGATCAATGACGCTTGCTAAACTATCTAGAACAAAGGCTTCCAGGGTTTTGGGGATAGACGCATCAACTTCATCGGTTGCTTTTTGTTTGATTGAAGACAACAAGCCTTTAAAGTGGGGTAAAATAAATTTAGTTGGAAATGATATATATGAAAAAATTCACGATGCAAAAATAAAAACTCATTCGATATTAAACGAGATTAAGTCGGACTATATTGCCGTAGAAGGAGCTGTTCTTGTTAGATCTCCTGATGCTGTGATAAAATTATCATATGTCTACGGGGTTGTTATTGCTGAGCTAATGTCTACTGGAGCAAAAGTTATTACAATTAGTCCTTCTGCATGGCAATCGCATATTGGAAATAAAAACCCTACAAAAGAAGAAAAGTCTTCAATAAGATTAGCCAACCCAGGATACGCAGACTCATGGTATAAAAATAAACTGCGTAGCATGAGAAAGCAAAGAACAGCAGATTATTTTAACAATAAGTACGGATTAGATATAATTGATTATGACGTAGCAGATTCGTTTGGAATTGCTTACTATGCCAATGAAGTGTTGACAAAGAGGTGAAATTGTATAAAAATAGAGACTGGTTACATAGGAGATATGTAATACAAAGAAAAACAATGTCTGAAATTGCACAAGAGTGTGGCGTAACTGTTATGACCATACATAGAGCATTAAAAGAAAAAGGTTTAATAAAATGACTTTAGAACCAGTATTTGAAGATTCAAAAGAATTTAGATATGATGACCTATATTTGCTTACAGTAGGAACAGAAGCTGGAAAAGAAATTTTAAACACATGTCTTGAAATTGCTCATATGCTTATTAAAAAGAATATATCTTATGGAAACTCTGCGCTGGACCCAGTTCGTATATTTTCCAAAGCGGGCCCAAAAGAGCAGCTGTACGTTAGAATTGATGACAAGCTAAATAGGCTTATTAAAGGAGAAGAGTATCCAGGAGATAATGATATTGATGATTTAATTGGCTACCTAATATTGCTAAAGGTTGCTAAGGAATTTGCTATTTCAGTCAACTAGAAGTATAATATATTAATATGGAAATTGAATTAGCTGATCATTTTGATCGAATGAATAAAGTAGTTGAAGAGCTTCTTAAGGGAAACACGCCCACTCAAATTGCTACAATTACTGGTCTCAAAAGGGCAGAGGTTTTAGAGCATATTGACGAGTGGAAAAAAGTAGTAAGAAACGATTCAAGCGCTAGAGATAAAGCAAAAGAAGCAATCTCTGCCGCAGACCAGCACTATGCAATGCTTATAAATGAAGCTTGGGAGCTAGCAAAAGAAGCCAAAATGCAGGGCCAACTTGGAGTTCAAGCTACAGCGATTAAGTTAGCAGGAGATATGCAAAACAAGAAAGTCACCATGCTTCAGGACGTAGGCCTTCTTGAAAACAATGAGCTTGCTTCACAGATATCAGACACAGAAAGAAAGCAAGAGATTCTGGTTAAGATACTTAAAGAGGTTTCTGCAACTTGCCCTAAATGCAAACTTGAAGTTTCAAAGCGTCTATCTCAAATAAATGGAATAGCAGAGCCAATAGAAATTGTAGAGGCGGTGTCAAATGGTTAGCAGTCCAATAAATCTAACCAACTTTGAGATACTTGGAGAAAGAATCTATGTCTATAAAAATTTTATATCTGAGTCTGAGATTAATGAGGTTTTAGCAGAGGTAAAAAATGTTGAAGACTGGTATGTTGGTGAATATTTTACAAACACAATGGCAACATATAACACAAAGACTGTTGACTACCTAAGAGAAAGAATACAAAACCTTCTAGACGACACTCATTTTGCATCAGCCTCAAGCCATGTAGTTAGAATGGTTGAGGGTAACACGTGGGGCGCTCACTCAGATGTTCATGATTTTGAAGAAATTGAGGAATTAGCTAAACAGTATGAAGAAGGCGAAGACTACATAGATAGACAGCTCTCGGTATTTGGAACAATTGTTTATTATCAGCTTCCAAAAGAAGGAGGCGGTCTTTTCTATACAAAGCAAAATTTAGAGTATAAGCCTTCTCCAGGAGATTTAGTGATACACGGATCAGATGATTATTGTGAGCATGGAGTTAAAGAAGTCCTAGATGGTGAAAGATACGCCACTTCTGGGTACATATACAAAAATGTAAAGATTAAAAATGGAAATTGATTTTAATGATATTATCGACATCCTTGACGGCGAAGAGTTTGACGAAAGGCCAGTGGATCTTGAGACTTTTGTTACAGACAAAAACTATTTAGGTTTACCAGAGCTATCTAATCACCAATACACTCTGATAGAAAAATCTTCTCAAATTTATAAAGAGTCTACCCTTATAAAATTGTTTGGCGAAGAAGAGGGGTCTCTTAGATACAGGCAAACTTGCAATGAGGTTGTTGCACAGTTAGGCAAGGGAAGCGGTAAAGATTATTGCTCCACTATATCTGTAGCTTATATAGTTTATTTACTATTATGCTTAAGAGACCCAGCATCATATTATGGGAAGCCTCCAGGTGACTCAATTGATATTATTAACATTGCTATTAACGCACAGCAGGCAAACAATGTTTTCTTTAAGGGGTTTAAAAACAGAGTAACACACTCACCTTGGTTTGCAGGTAAGTACTTTGAAAAAGCTTCTGAGATAAAGTTTGACAAAAATGTTACTGTATATTCTGGACACTCCGAAAGAGAGGCGTTTGAGGGGTATAACGTTCTTGTTGCTGTTCTAGATGAAATCTCTGGATTTGCTTTGGACAGCACAAGTGGGCATGATCAGGCTAAGACCGCAAGCGGAATATATGATATGTACAGGGCCTCTGTAGACTCACGTTTTCCAGATTACGGTAAAGTGATATTGCTTTCTTTTCCAAGATTTAAGAATGATTATATACAGCAAAGATATGATGAAATAATATCAGAAAAAGAAACAATATTGATGTCTCACAAGTTTAAGCTAGATCCAGATCTGCCAGACAATACAGTTGGCAACGAGTTTGAAATATTTTGGGATGAAGATCAGATAATTTCTTATAAATATCCTAGAGTTTATGCAATACGTAGACCAACATGGGAAGTTAATCCTACAAGAAGCATAGAAGACTTTAAGATTGCTTTTTATAGAGATGTAACTGATGCTCTAGGAAGATTTGCCTGTATGCCACCAGAAGCAATTGATGCTTTTTTTAAGTCTCGTGAAAAAATTGAAATGGCGTTTAATGATCTTTCATTAGCCGTAGACGGATTTGGGAGATTTGAAGAGTGGTTTGTTCCTCAAGATGATAAAGACTACTTTATACATGTTGACTTAGCTCAAAAGCATGACCATTGTGCAGTGTCCATGGCTCATGTTGAGAAGTGGGTGAGTGTAAAGGTTACAGATACTCATTCTCAACCAGCACCAATTGTTAAAGTTGATGCAGTTATGTATTGGACACCAACTTCGGATAAGTCAGTGGATTTTGCTGAAGTCAGAGACTATATATTATCACTAAGGTCCAGGGGTTTTAATATTAGGCTATGCACATTTGACAGATGGAACTCGCACGATATGATGCAGCAATTAAGACAGTACGGAATTAGCACAGAAACATTGTCTGTGGCAAAAAAACATTATGATGATATGGCTATGGTAGTTATGGAAGAAAGATTAAACGGTCCGCATATTCCACTTTTAGTTGATGAGTTACTAGAGTTAAGAATTATGAGGGACAAGGTAGATCACCCTAGAAAGGGGTCTAAAGACTTGGCGGATGCTGTGTGCGGGTCAATATATAATGCTATCAGCATGACCAGAACGGCATTTGGAGATATAGAGGTACACGACTATTCGTCAGTAAAAAAACAGTATAGGGAATCTTTATCTCAAGAAAGCCATAATTTAATTAAAGCCCCATCAGCAATGCCAAAAGATCTTTCTGATGCAATAAGTGGAATGGAAATAGTATGAGTATATACCAAGAAAAAGCAAAGCAATGTAAATGTTGCAGCAAGCACGTACCACTGCCTACTAGGCTAAAGGAGTATGACGGCACCCTTGTATGCCCAACTACATTTGATAACATTCATGAATACAAAAGGGTGTGGCTATCTGTTGGTAAAAGGCCACCAGGAAGCATAAGAAAACATTTTTCTGAGTATGTACAGGATATAGTGGAAAAAACTATTGACAGTATAGACAATGAAATACTATAATATGACTAGGCAACAATAGCTTAGTCGGTTAAAGCCCCGAACTCATAATTCGGTAATCGTAGGTTCAAGTCCTACTTGTTGCACAGGAGGAATAATGTTTAATGACTTTGATGATGAAGAAGAGATGATGTTAAAAATTCAACATTATTTAGATATCGGCGCCATAAGAATAGTTGGTTTTGCAGAAAATGGTGAGGCAATATTTGAGTTAAATGAGGAAACAACATCACTTCTGGCGCCAGATCTTTGGCAGGCACATAAAGAGTATGTAGACTCAGAGCTTATTGATTTAATGAATAATGGTCTTATGGAAGTTGAATATGATGAAAATCTAAATGCTACATTTAATTTTACGGAAGAAGGATTTAAGATTGCAGAGTCTAAGGGTATTGTACCAATAGAAGATATTGAAAGGTTTAATCCGTATGAAAATTAAAATAGAGTATTATGTTTATAAAATTTATTCTTATATAAGAAAAAAAATAGTAAAGCCTAAAAGAGACAAGGAAGACTTTATTTACTAATGATAATTCTTGGAATTAACGAAACATCTCACGACGCTTCAATATCCTTAATCAAAGATGGAGAAATACTTTTTGCGGGGCATGCAGAAAGATATAGCAAAAAGAAAAATGATTGGTACAACAACAAAAACATATATTTTGATATGCTTAACTATGGCACTCCAACACATATAGCATACTATGAGCATCCCCAACTCAAAAGATCACGAATACTATTAAGAGGTGGATCAGCCGACTGGAAGCCCAACATTCCAATGAATCTTCCAATTAAATACTTTAATCATCACTACTCTCATGCCTGTGCTGGATACTATACAAGTAAATTTAATGATGCATGTATTGTTGTGCTTGATGCAATAGGTGAATACAATACCTCCACAATTTGGGTTGGAGAAGGAGATAAAATTAGATTAAAGTATAAGCAGAACTATCCAGTTAGTTTTGGTTTATTCTATTCTGCATTTACAAAACTAATTGGGCTTATGCCAAACCAAGAAGAGTACATAATGATGGGTATGGCAGCCTATGGAGACTGGAGAAGATATTATAAAGAGGTTAATGAGTATTTTCCATCATACTCAAAACAAAAATATAATTTTCACAAAGGTATAGATGACTGGGGAATTGTAATTACTGAGCAAGACAGGTTTGATATAGCTGCAGCAGTGCAAATGGTTTATCAGCAGAGGCTAAATGATTTTATGCACATGGCCCATTCGGTTACTGGCAAAAGTAATTTGGTGTTCATGGGAGGGTGTGCGCTTAATTCATCTGCAAACACAATTCTTTGGAATATATTTAACATGGTGTGGATTATGCCAAATCCAGGAGATGCTGGTAGCTCTTTAGGAGCAGCAGCAGCACTGTATGGAAAGCACATTAGCTGGAAAAACCCTTACCTAGGATATGATTTAGGCGGAGAGTATCCAGTTCAGAAAATTGTTGATGGAATATTAAAGGATGGAATTGTGGCGGTGGCAACAGGAAGAGCTGAATATGGCCCAAGGGCTTTAGGAAACAGATCAATACTGGCAGACCCAAGAGATCCAGATATTAAAAACAAAGTTAACTTAATCAAACAAAGGGAATTGTTTAGGCCATTTGCTCCAGTAGTAATGGAAGAATATGCATCAGAGTGGTTTGACATGGATTTCCCAAGCCCATATATGCAGTATACTGTTAAGTGTTTAAAGCCAGATAAGATTCCATCGGTTGTGCATGCAGATGGAACATCAAGGGTTCAAACAGTAAATAGAGATCAGCATAGAGGTCTTTACAGGGTTTTAAATAAGTTTTATCTAGAAACTGGAGTACCAGTACTTTTAAATACAAGCTTAAACATAAAGGGCCAACCATTATTAAATGATGAACCTGATATAATTGCATGGGAAAATGAATATAATTTTAAGATATTGAGGGGAGACTAAGTGGATTTAAATAAAAAAAACATTACATCGGCATCTTGGAGTTCAGACCCAATGGTTTATGTTGCTCTTTCTGCATTTAGAAGTTTAATAGAAAGAAGCAGGTATGGAGATTATTCCATTCAAAACCCTGATGATAATGAAATTTATTATGATTCTCGTGAAAATAAAAAAACTCTGCACTCCCCGTATATTAAAAATTTTTTAAACGATTATGATAAAAAAGAAATGTCTGTGCTTGCAGCTAAAAATGATTTTAAGGAGATAGATAAACATCAATACGAGCACTTGGGTGAAAAAGTAGATATTGAATACAGATTTAACAATATTGGATTTAGAGGACCAGACGTTAATGGAGAAGAAGATTTTATTGCAATTGGCTGCTCTCAAACATTCGGTTACTCACTGCCAGAAGAATTTACTTGGCCAGCTCAGATTGCAAAACTACATAAATCTAATGTTGTTAATCTAGGCTTTAACGGTGATAGCGCAAAGGGCGCAATACTTAAAGCAATTGCGTATATAGAGCAGTTTGGAAAGCCGAAAGCTGTATTTGCCTGCTTCCCATTAAGAAGATCTGAGCATTTTGCTGTCCCCGAAATAAATTTTTTTAAATCTAATCGTGAAGTTGCTGGACCATTTAACTCTATGATTTTAAAAAATAATAATAAAGTTATATCGAAAGCCCCTCATGATTTTGATGAAGTAAATTCCGTTGAGGATCAGGTATTTGACACATACTGCATGATTAATATTTTTGATAAATATTGCAAAGAAGCAGGAATCAAATTTATTTGGACTGGGTGGGAGACTATGTTTGAATCCAATAGAATTCATTCAGTAATAAATAATCATACCAAGGGATTCTTTTTTATGAATAATATGAGTGATCTAAATTATGATAAAAGTATTTCATGTCATACAGAGTATTTAGACCACCCATTATTTCACTACGCCGCTGATGCAACAGTATCTAAAGATAATCCTAAAGACGTTAATGGCCATAAAGGAATACACTGGAATATACATATGGCAGAAAAGTGTTATTCTGAATATTTAAATGCAGTAGCTATTGATAATTCTTTAAGTAAATAGTATACTATTAATATACCTCTGTAGCTCAGAGGAAGAGCAACAGACTTCTAATCTGTTGGCCGCTGGTTCGAATCCAGCCAGGGGTGCGATACAAAGTATCATCACTTATATATAAGGAGAAACATGAAAACCGTAGGAGATAAGATCGGCAACTTTGCCGTTGTTGGAGTTAAGCCTGGGGCATTGTCGTATGACGAAGCTTCATTTGAAACAATTACGCAAGAATCTTTCCCAGGAAAATGGAAGATTATTGCATTTTATCCAAAAGACTTTACATTTGTATGCCCAACAGAAATTGTTGCATATGATGCTTTAGTAAATGATTTTAATGATAGAGATGCAGTTCTAATGACTGGATCCGTAGATAATGAATTTTGTAAAATTGCATGGCGAAATGCACACGATGATCTAAAGAAGACAAACTCATGGTCATTTGCCGACACAGCTCATCAGCTGGCAAGCGACCTAGGAGTGCATCACTCTTCTGGTGTAACATACCGTGCAACATTTATTGTTGATCCTGACAATATTATTCAACATGTAACCGTTAACAACCTAGATGTTGGTCGCAATCCAGATGAAACACTTCGTGTTCTAGATGCACTACAAACAGGAGAGCTATGTGCATGCAATAGATCACTAGGTGGAGAAACTCTATAATGTCATGGGTGGATCAGCTTAAGGATTCTCTTCCAGAGTATGCAAAAGATATTAAGTTAAATCTGGACGCTGTTATTAATAGGTCCACTATTGACCCAGAGCATGCTACATATCTTTCAATTGCAGCAGCATTTGCAACTGGAAACGCTAAACTTCTTGCATTTATAGTTGCAAGCGCAACAGATGAAGTTGAAAAGAATGCAGCCCTTACGGCAGGCGCCATAATGGCACAAAATAATACTTGGTATCCTTTTATTGAAATGGCTGACGATGCTAATCTTAAGGGATTACCAGCACAGCTTAGAATGAATGCTATATCATCTCATGGCGGTACAACAAAAGGGAAGTTTGAAGCATATTCTTTAGCATCATCAATAGTTGGCAAGTGTCATTTTTGTGTTAAAGCACATTATGAGACATTAAAAGAAGAAGGATATAGTGTTGAGCAGTTGCGTGATATCGGAAGAATTGCAGCAACAATTAACGCATTGTCCAAAATCTTGTCAGCCTAAACTTATTTCCTTGGCATGAATTAAAACTGCCAGATTTGTTCCTATAGCTCAGTTGGTAGAGCAGCAGACTTTTAATCTGCGGGTCGTAGGATCGATACCTACTGGGGACACCTTGTTTGCAATATGATATAATTGATATAGGCTGCCGATTGGGGCCTAAATTAACTTATTCGCTTGAAAGGGGAATAAAATGGTAACACAATTTGCTATGGATCTATTCAAAGATCCATTTTTTATTGGCTTTAACAGAGAGTTGGAGCGTTTCAATAGTCTTAGTAAGGTAAATAATACTGCATTCCCGCCGTATGATTTGCTAAAGCTAGACGAAGACAACTATCAGTTAACGCTGGCAGTTGCTGGATTCACCAGAGAAGATCTAACTGTATCAATAGAGGACGGAAGTCTTTGGATTACAGGTGAGATTACAGAAGTAACAGATGCAGAAGTTGTCCATAAGGGAATTGCTGCACGTAAGTTCACAAGAATCTTTGAACTAAGTGAATACATGGAAGTTTCTAGCGTAGAACTAAAAGACGGAATGTTAAATATCCGTGTTATTAGAAATCTACCAAAAGAAAAACAACCAAAAATTCTAAAAATTAAATAAAAGTGAGACCTGGGTATGTCCAAAAACTGCCCTCTAACAGAGAGATTGATATGATTATTCAAATTATTGGGCTACCAGGTTCTGGAAAGACGGAGTTAGCAAAAGCATTAAAGGAAAGAATTAACGCCATTCATCTTAACGCAGATGAAGTACGTGCAACAGTAAACTCTGATTTAAGTTTTACCCCAGAGGATAGAATTGAGCAGGCAAGACGCATGGGTGAGATGGCTCGCTTAATTGCTAAGCAAGGAGTTGCACCAGTTATTGTAGATTTTGTATGTCCAACTGACATTACTCGTGCAGCATTTGGCAAGCCAGATATATTTGTATTTATGGACACTCTTGCTGAAGGTCGTTTTGAAGACACAAACAAAATGTTTGAGCGACCAACAGAGTTTGATGTATCATTTATTAGCCATAACTTAGATGCTGAAGCAAAGGCGTCTCATATTATTGACAAGTTCCGCCTGCACGATTGGTCAGCTCCAACAACTTTAATGCTGGGCAGATATCAACCATGGCATGAGGGACACCATGCACTATATAAAGAGGCGGGAAAGAGAACAGATCAAGTCCTACTTGGAGTACGCAATACATACAATACAAGTGAGAAAGATCCTCTCAAGTTTGATCAGGTAAAAGAATACATTGCTAAAGATGAATTTATGGATGGCGCATTAGTGCTAAGACTTCCTAATATTACTAACATTGTATATGGTCGTGATGTAGGGTATAAGATTGAGCAAGTAGATTTGGGGGCAGACATTCATGCTATATCGGCTACGCAAAAACGTAAAGAAATGGGCATCTAAGTTTTTTAAAAAGATGAATAAGCCAGTTAATAATTACGAGTGGCCAGCATGAACGTATCTAAACAAAGATCAGCACTCAAGGCTATAACATGGCGTATAATTGGAACAGCTGACACCTTCGCTATATCTTGGATAATAACAAAGGAACCAGTTACTGCAGGTGCAATAGCGAGCTTTGAGGTATTTACAAAAACAATACTTTATTATTTTCATGAGCGTGGCTGGAACAAAGTAAAGTGGGGCAGAAAGTAATGCCAGTATACGAATATAAATGCTCATACGATGAAGCACATGCAACTATGTCAGTACATAGATCAATTAAAGATGATGATCCAGGTTACACATGTGTTGAATGTGAATCAGTAATGATAAGACATTTCACACCATTTGGTATACAATTTAAAGGTAATGGCTTTTATAAAACAGATAATCCCAAATAGTTAAAGTGGTATAATTACTATGTAACAAAATATGTTATGTAGGAGTTATAGTTGACTAGGACTAAAGCATGGAGATTATCATTAGCCACCATTTTAATGTTTGGATGGGTATTTCTTACTCCTGCCCATGGAGATGATCCACTTAGCCTAGCCGCTCAAGAAATAGAAGAGCTTAATAATAAAGTATCTAATTTAGTTTATCAAGATGATTTTATAGATCTTATAGATATAGCAGAAAATAAATTTACATATGCAAAAAATGCGATGGAGCTTAAAGATGATGCATATGATGCCTACGATGATTCAGTAGATGCAGAGGCCGCAGCACTAGAAGCTAGAAGCCTTGCCCAGTCAAATGTAGATGGCCAGACAGCCACAGTAGCTTTGGCTCTTGAGCATAAAGATAATGCCCTTGAAGAAAAGAATGACGCTCAAGATGCGCTAAGCATAGCCAACATTAATGTTCAAACCACCCAATCAAATATGCAGAGTGCTGGAGGAGCAGGTCTTTCTTATACAGTTTATAACCTATTAAGAAGTGGAAATTCGGCAGTCCCTGGATCTGTAATTTGTTCTGGAACATGGAACTCAAATTATATGCAACTCCCAGTATGCGGAAATAGATACGAGGATTTCATTGTTAAATTTACTGGACATATTACTGTTCCATCATGGTTTTCAACAGTAGAATTCGCAGGATACACAGATGATGGTTTTAGAATGTATGTTGATGGACAACTTGCTGTTAATAACTGGGTGGAGCAAGGTGTAAGATGGAGTGCTTGGTCTCCAACATACGATGTAAGCGAAGACAAGACTTTAGATGTAGAGATATGGTGGTATAACGGAGGAGGCCCAGGATCCTATCATCTTGGTTGGACAATTCCTGGAGGAATGACTGGTGCAGGGTGTGATTATGCTGGAGATCCACGAGTATGGGGAGAAAACTTTAGTTGTAATCTAAATACATTCTCTTCTGGATCAGGACCAACTCAAGCACAGTTAGATGCATATGACGAAGCACTTGCAGCAAGGGCTACAGCGCAAACAAATTATAACAATAAGTTAGAAGTATACAATGACAAACTAAGTATTTATAATCAAGAAGTGCAGACCTTACAAAATCTTACATCAAACCTTACAACAGCAGTCCAAAACCTAACAATCGCACAACAAAACCTAACATCTGCTTTAGAATTAAAGAATAATAGAATAAACACATATGATCAATCTATAATTGATTTGAATGCTGCTATTGAAGATGCATGGACTTATTATTTTGAGCAATCTGAAAGAGAATTAAACGCTGCTATTGCACAAGCAGCAGCCAACGCTGCAGCCAATCAGCCTACACCAGAACCAAGTCAAGAACCAACACCTGAGCCTACAGACGAACCAACACCTGAGCCTACAGACGAGCCCACACCTGAGCCTACAGACGAGCCCACACCTGAGCCTACAGACGAGCCCACACCTGAGCCTACAGACGAGCCCACACCTGAGCCTACAGACGAGCCCACACCTGAGCCTACAGACGAGCCCACACCTGAGCCTACAGACGAGCCCACACCTGAGCCTACAGACGAGCCAACAGATAATGTTGAAATTAAAGATGAAGTTTTAGCAGCCTTAGTTCCTGAAAAAGGAAGCGGAACCGAAGAAGATCTATCTAATGTTATTGCAAATCTTACAAGCAAGGATAATAAATTAGTTGTATTATCTCCAGAACAAATCTCTGCAGTTAGCCAAACGCTACAGGCTTTAACTCAAGAGGCAAAGGTTGAAGTTGCAGAAACCCTAGGAATTAAGGCTTCAGATGTTGCTAAAATTGCAGAGGCTATGGAAAGCAACCCAGGGCTTGCACAGGCATTTGTTGAGTTTGAGTCTAGAGCAGAGTCAGCGGGAGATGCAAGCATGCCATATACTTTAGCGGACGCAACAACAGAGGTGCAAACAGAAGCATTTTTGGCGGATCCAATAGGAGCATTTACGGACATAGATTTTGGTAAGGTATTAAATCCCTCAGAATGGGGTAAAGATATGACAGATGACCAAAGAGAAAAAGCGCAGGAAGTTGTAATACCAGTAATTATCGCATCAAATATTATTGCAGCTGCAATGACTAGGAGGATATAATGAAAATAATCAAGGCCCTATTTAAATATATATGGGAAGTAATCAAGGAAAGCATAGCCCAGATATTTACCCTTTTGGGATTCTTTATTGCTTGGCTAACCCTTACTGGATCAGCCCAGCAGGTAGTAGGAGTTGCTACAGTTATTGCTACAGCAATATGGCTTCTAACCATACCACTACGAAAAGAGGACTAATAGTGTATAATTATCCTATGAAGAAAATAAGTGCTATTGCTTTAGCATGCTTGCTAATGCTATCATTAACTGGGTGCGACTCTTTAAATAGATACCGCTATCCATGCCAAGATCCTAAAAATTGGGAAACAGCAGAGTGCACTCCTCCAGAATGTGAAGCTTCACAGACTTGCACAAAAGATGTAATAAAGATTACACCTACAACACCAGAACAGGAAATAACAAATGGCTAAAGAAAAACTAACGCCCGCAGATTTAGATGCTCGATTAAAGTTTATTCTAGGAATAACACTTGGAAGCATTTTGTTTCTAACAGCTCTTGGAATTATTTATGGGCTGTTGTTTGTAACACAACCTATTGGAGCTCAGTCAGAAAACGACAAGATGTTTTTCAATGTTCTAGGAAGCATTGCAACGTTTATTACAGGCACACTGGCAGGAATTTTGATTGGAAACTCAGGCGCTAAAGATATTATGGCTGCCCAGATTCAAAATAAAGAAGTAGATGCAAAAAATACTCAGGCGGATAAAAAATTAGAAGCAGAGATTGACGCAACAGCAGCACGTTTAGCGGCAAAGCCTGATGGGGCTATGCCAGCAGAGCAGCCAGTTGATGCAGATTGGGATAAGGAATAATTATGTCACAAGATTTCCCAGTTCCAGCAGAAACAGCAAAGGCTCCTAAAGGAAGCGTTGCTAGATTAATTCAAGTTGCTAAATCTCAAGTAGGATACATTGAAGGTCCTAAAGATAATGAAACAAAGTATGGCGCTTATACAAAAGCCAACTTTCAGCCATGGTGCGGAAGCTTTGTAAATTGGTGTGGAAATGAAGCTGGCGTAAAGATTCCTAATACTGTATATACTCCAGGTGGTGCAGCAGCATTTAAAAAAGCTGGTGCATGGATTGATGGAGATATTGCAGATCCAGAACCAGGAGATATAGCCTATTTTGATTTCCCTTCAGACGGTGTCGATAGAATTTCTCACGTAGGAATTGTTATTGAAGACAACGAAGACGGAACTGTTTGGTGCATTGAGGGAAATACATCAAGCAACAAAAAGGGAAGTCAAAGAAATGGCGGAGAAACCTGCAAACAACTTCGTGCCTATAAGAAAAACAAAGCAGGAGTTATGGTTTCTATTGTAGGATTTGGTCGCCCAAAGTTTAAATCTGGAGGGTCAGCAAAGCCAACCGTATCAGCAGATGGTGTTTGCCCAACCTGCGGTAAATGAATAAATATTTAATAAAGCTAGAAATATCCGTAGAGGTTGAAGCTTTTGATGAAAACGATGCAAGAGAGTATGTTTCAGACATATTTGGAGTTGATGATGAAGTCAAGTCTGTCAAGATTTTGACTGTTAAACAAAAGAGTTAGGCTAAAAAGATTAAAGTTGTTGTTGTCACTGGTGCCAGTTTTGGAATAGGTAAAGCAGTAGCATTGGGGTTTTCAAAACTTGGGTACAAGGTATTTGCCTGTTCTAGAAAGATGCCATACCTGGAAGATCTGACAAGGCTAGATGGCGGAGAAAATATAGTTCCAGTACAGTTGGATATAACATTGCCAGATAGTGTAAAGAATCTTTCTGAAAAAATTGGAAATTTAAATATTGATATTTTAGTTAACTCTGCTGGTGGAGATATGACTGGTCCTAAAGATGGCGGCTTGAAAGATTACACAATGGAAGAGTTTAGCGAGGCATTTAATTTAAATGTTTTTGGAACTTTTGAAGTTATAAAAACAATAATCCCTAAAATGAAAAAAGAAAGCAACCCTATTATATTTACACTATCATCTGTTGCTGGTCAAGCAAATACAAATAATGTAGGTTTGCCTTACCATTTAGCTAAAAATTCAGAGAGTAAAATGCTTGACTTTTTATCAAAAGACATCTATCCTATAAGAAGTACAGATTTAATAATTTCTACAGTAAATAGCTTTAGAAAAGAAGAGATGAAAGATTCAGCTATGACCCCAGAAGATATATTTAGTGTAATTAAATTTATATCAGAATCACCAAGCTATTTAACTGTAGACAAGATTCATTTAAGGCACATAAATTCAGGCGGGGCAATATAATGATCTGTCTTAACGAGTCAGGCGTTAATGTATTAAAAAAAAGAGCAGAGTCTAGTAACCTAGAAATTCGCTGGAATAACTACGATGTAATATTATGGCAAAAAGACTCTTCTGGATTCTTTAATGTAAACGGAGAGTATAGAAAAAATAGCTGGGGCATTAGCAGTAAGTTTATTGTTAATGAAAATGGAGTTTGGGCTTTTCCAAAAAAATATGTCAAATATTTTAAATGATTTAGACTCTGATGAGCAATCTATAAGGTGGTGGCACCTTGCCGCATGCAGTGGCATGGATACAAATTTATTTTTTGATAAATATGAATCAGATATAAATATGTCTAAGGCCATAGATCAATGCTGTTTATCTTGCCCAGTTATGGCAATTTGTTATAAAGCTGGTGTAGATAATAATGAGTACGGAGTTTGGGGCGGTGTATTTTTGTCAGCAGGGCTAGTAGATAAAATAAAAAATGTTCATAAGACAAAAGATATATGGAAACAAGTAAAGGCAAAACATAGTGTCTAACGTTTACGACAATAAGCATTTTAAATATGGTATGAACCAATGGACTGGTGAACCCAACAAGCCAGTTTTTTATAATGCAGATATGAAAAAAAAGTTAAGGGAATTAAACAAGCCTATGTTTTTGCTTATGGATGTTGTTCAGTACCCAGAATTTTTAGCATTAAGGCTATATGAAGATAATTTTATTCAGTTTGATGGCATTGAGAAAGAAAAAGTTATTGATTATGTTTCAAAAGCTAAAAAGCTACTTGAATCTTATGGAGTCAGGGTTGAACTAGAAGGGAAACCTCATGGGTAATCAGAAAAAATATTTAGAGGAATATAAAACAGCTAGCGAGTTGCAGTTAAACAAAACACACTATCAGGTAGTAGATGACTTTAAAGAGTCTAGTAAGGGCCAGTTTGATAAATATATGCTCACTGTTGCCAGGGATGGTGAGAGCCCAGTTAGGTCTATTCGTGAGTTCAATAATGCAGTAGATGCTGTTAATGTTTATAACTCATATACAGACTGGGGTTTTGCAAAGGAGTACCTGACTGTTTGCCTTTACCAGCCAGGTGGATTTATGTCAGAAAAAATATTAAGGCGTGTCCATATAGGGGGTTCAAGCGGTGACTGCACATTTATAAAAGATGATTATATAAAGGCAGCAAAAATCTTGCTTGACTTCAAAGATAATTTAGAATATGCTGTATACCAGCAACTTGTTAAAGAATTTGCTGGATTGTTTTCAAAAGATAACATCAGGTTTGATGTTACTCGCTTCTTTAAAGAAGCTCAATGTGAAGAGGTTTTTGAATGAACGAAAAAATATTTTGCTACTCATGCAACAAAACAAAAAATAAATTAAATTTAAAGAAGTCATCTCTTCTAAATATAAACTTATTTCTTTGCCAGACATGCATAGACAATAAGTTTGAGCCAAGGTGGGTAGTTCTAATTGCTGGAAGGCAGGATGGGCATGAGCATGTTAAGGATTTCATTCAGAAAAAAAGATATATTGGAGCTGAAATTACAGCATCTGAGCTATTAATTTAGATTAATTATAAGGTATAATTACCTTATAATGGAAATAACTTACATAACGATTGTAGTATCAGTATTAGCTGCAACGCTCAGCGGGTTTGCTACTGCGTTGGTTAATGGGTTTAGAGACGCTAAAAAGGAAAGAAATAGGCGGGAAGAGCGTGAAAAAGACCACCTTAAATTAGATATAAAAGACCTAAAAATAGAGTTATATCAGCTTGAAAAAGAATTAAATGAGTGGAAAGATAAATATTATAAAGCCATTCAAGATTTAATTGAAATGAAATCTGAGCTTGAAAGCGTATTATCCCAATTAAATCATATTGAATATCATGAGATGATGGACACAGAATAATTAAAATAGTACAATAAAGGTATGACTTGTATTGTTGCAATTGCCCAAAATGGTGTAGTATACATGGGTGCTGATCATGCAGCATCTGACGATAAGACTGGATGGATTTTGTCCAGAAAAGATCCCAAGGTTTTTAAAGTGGGACAATATGGTATTGCATTTACAGATTCTTTTAGAATGGGACAGATCTTACAATACAACTGGACCCCACCAAAATACACTCCTACAAAAACAAACTCAGGTCTTGACAAGTTTATGAGAACTAAATTTGTTGACTCAGTCAAAGAATCATTTAAGGAACATGGTTACGGAAACTTTGGCCCAAACGAAGATGGAGATACTGGTGGTATTTTTATAGTTGGGGTATGCGGTAGACTCTTTACTGTAGATGAAGACTTCCATGTTGGAGAAAATGTTGTAAACTACATGGCTGAAGGATCTGGCGGAACGATAGCTCTTGGAGCTTTACACGCTACGAAGAAACAAAAAAACCCTAGAATTAGATTGAAAGCAGCCTTAGAGGCGGCAACTGAGTTTAATATGAGCGTAGCAGCCCCCTATACATACATTCAAGTTTAGTGTATAATTAATTAATGGATATAAACGACTTAAGGCCAGACTATTCAAAATCAATGGACATAAGAGGTGTACCAACACATGTATGTCCATGTGGTTGTGAAATATGGAATCTTAAAGTTATCTTTGATAGTTGCGAAATTGCAACTTATTTTTTAGATATGGAGTGTGCTAATTGTGGCACACTGGCAACTGCACCAACGCCACTGGATAGAAAAGAAGAAGAATGAGATCACAAAGAAGAATTGACATGCTAGAGCTTGAACTATATAAGCTTAGAATTGAATTAGATATAATGCACGAAATCATGAGTAATATTATCAATACTCAGCAAGTAGCGGCGGAAGCTAAAAACATGGATTCTGGTAAATGGTATCCACGAACAAGACCAGCACAGAACTAAAACCTATTGACAATACTTAGTCAATTTAGTAGAATTAGCTTTATGAAAAAACTAATAGCTGTGGTACTTCTAGCCAGCTCAATGATTATTACTTCAGTTCCCGCACAGGCAAACTTAAAAACACCCACCCCCACCCTTGCCATTCTTGACACAGCATTGGACACATCAATTCCATACATCAAGTCTAGATTAATTGCAGAGGTTTGCATTTTAGACTGGCCTTCTTGCCCAAACAAAAAGGCATTCATGGAGGGTTCTGGATCTACAGTTCTTCCAATGAATATTCTTTCTAATTCAAACTTTAGTCATGGCACACAGATGGCATCAATAGCATTACTAAATAATCCGAACTTGAATATTGTATTTGTTAGAATTTTTGGGCACACGCCCAAAGGACAAAGGCAGACAACTGGGATAAATACCCTGGTAAACGCTTTAAATTGGGTTCAATTAAATAGAATTAAGTATAATATAGTAGCAGTTTCTGCTTCTCAGGGTGCATCAAATCCTGTTATAAATAAAATTGCTTCTTCAAGATACTGCTCTGTAACAGCATTAGATTCAGTAGTTTCAAATTTAAATAATGTTGGAGTTCCAGTATTTTTCCCTGCTGGCAATAGTGCGAGAGTTGCAAAGATGAATGGAAAAATTGAATGGCCAGCATGTATCCAACAATCAATAGCCGTTGGTGGAGTTGAAACGTTGGGTGTTAGTAAACCAAGTATCTCACTGATTAGTAATTACGACAAAAACTTGGTAGACATTTGGGGAGATATTAATCAGCCAGCTTTGTATCCTGGTAACATTAATGGATATTCATATGGAACATCTGCTGCCAATCAGGTGGTAGCAGCAAAGTACGTTGCTTTAAAGGCATTTAAACCAAACCTTACAGTTGATCAGCTAATGGCTCTAATTAAGTCTTCAGCTGATAAGGTTGAAAATGATCTTTCTCAAGAAGTGTACTTGTTTAATTTATCTAGGGCTATCAATGGACAATAAGTTAACTGTACTAGAAGAAATTATTAAAGATATTGGTGAGGAGCTATATCAGAAATGGTATAACGCATTGGCAATTGAGGATAGGACAGAAGAGGCATCAAGGGCAATGTCTTCAAATGCTGGAGAAACAGCAATTTGGGTTATTCAAAAATTTATGGATAAGTTCAATCAAGCAGCAGATGAACTAAAGGGAGAATAGATTGATAGTAACAGATGAAAGTTTTGATAATGTACTTAAGTCTCACGATTTAGTGCTTATCGACTTTTGGGCTCCATGGTGTGGCCCATGTAAAAAGGTATCTCCCATATTAGATGAGATATCAGAAGAGCGTGGATTATGGGTGGGGAAGCTAAATGTTGATGAGAATCCAATAAAATCAGCAGAATACTCTATTACTTCTATCCCATATATGGTATTATTTAAGTCTGGGAAGCCAGTAAAGTCTATTACTGGAGCAAAACCTAAGCATGTAATGCTAGAAGAACTTTCAGAATGGATCTAGAGAATATAGATTCAAATCATTTAGAGTTTGAAATATGGCTCAAGAGTGGTTATGATAGAGGTTGGGTGTCTGATGTATTTTGCGATACTCATGACGGTCCGCCTTTGACAGATGAAGAAATGCAAGAATGGGAAGAAGGCGGGGACCCCTGCTCTTTCCATGTAAAAATAAATGCACTACACTAACATTCTGCAATCGCAAAGATTACAGAGGAAATAAGGAGAATAAATTAAATGAACTCATTTAAGAAAATCGCACTAGCCATGGTTGCAGCCATGACTTTGGGCACAATGGTAGCAACACCTGCAAGTGCTAACACCATGTCAGTTGTAGCATCTACATGGAACGCTGCAAAGGCTGGCGGAGCTGGTTTTGATACACCCGCAACTGCTGGTACAGCACTAACTACTGCAATCGTACGTCCAGTACCTGCAGACAATGCAATTGACAACACAGATGTTGTACAGTTGGTAGCAACAGTAGTTGCTGGAACAAACGTAGTCGCAACAGCAACAAACGCAACAATCGTTTCTGCATTGCACTCATCAGCTGCACCAGTAGGAGCATCTTCAGGTTCTTCAAGCCTAACAGTTGCAACTGGAACTGGAACAACAGCAACATTTTATGTCTATACAAAGACAACAGCGATTGGAACAGTTGTAATTACAAATGGTCCAGTAACACTTACATACTATGTACAGGGTACAGCTGGTCTAATTAATAACCTAACAGTATCTGCTCCAGCAGCAGGTGCAGCAGGAACAAAGCAGGACATTGTTGTGACAGCAACGGATGCATTTGGAAACAAGGTATCTGGCAAGTCAATTACAGCAACAGTTTTTGCTTCAACAGCAGTGATGGATACAGCAACAGTAACAACTGGTGCCACACTTGCAGATTTTGGAACAGCAACCTTTAAGGCAACTCTTCCAACAACTGGAACACGCTCACTTATTACATTTGCGCCAACAACATCAACAGATGCAGTTGCAGCAGCAGTAGTAGGATTGACCGCTCCAACACTAGCACCGTTTGCAGAAATTACAGTTCGTGATCTAGTATCAGAGCTTGCTGCTCAAACTGCAGCTAAAGATGCAGCGCTTGCTGCTAAGGCTGTTGCAGATGCTGCAGTTCTAAAGGCTGCTGAAGATGCAGTTGCTGCTAAGGCTGCTTCAGATAAGGCTCTTGCTGATGCAAAGGTTGCTGCAGATGCAGCACTTGCTGCAGCAGTTAAGGTAGAGACAGATAAGGCTGCTGCTGCTAAGGTAGCATCAGATGCTGCTCTTGCTGCTAAGGATGCACAGATTGCTAAGTTGACAGCAGATAATGCTGCTGCACTTGCTTCTTTGAAGAAGTCATTCAATGCACTTGCTACAAAGTGGAACAAGAAGAATCCAAAAGCTAAGGTCACCTTAGTTAAGTAATTAGTTTTTAGTGGGGTGGGCACCAGTGCTTGCCCCACTAATACTATTATGATAAAATAGATATTATGGAATGGGACCATTTTCACATAATTAAAAAAAAGATTCTAAGAGAATTGATAATTGAAATAGAAAATTTAGAATTTCCGCCAGACTGGAGACCCAAAGACGTTTTGGGACTAGTAGTAAGAAAATTAAAAGAAAAAGAGGAATCATGTTAAGAAATAAGTTTAAGAAGTGGTTTGGTTTCCCTATGGGAAATGACTACAATGTTGATTCGCTAGAAAGATTACAGAAGTTAGTTAAAGAGGATCTTAATGTTGTAGTAAAGAGGGCACCAGCCAAGAAGGCACCAGCCAAGAAGGCACCAGCCAAGAAGGCACCAGCCAAGAAGGCACCAGCCAAGAAGGCACCAGCCAAGAAGGCACCAGCCAAGAAGGCACCAGCCAAGAAGAAGGCAACTCGATAAATGGACTCAAATAGAAAGTCCTTGCTTAAGACCATTAGTTGGCCTTTCGTACACTTCACATTTGTTGCTGGAATAATTTACTTTGCTCTTAAATATTTTACTGGAGAGGCAGAGTGGGAGTATGTTGGCCTATATGGCCTAATGTATCTTTCTTTAGAAATGACATTCTTTTTTATTCATGAAAGATTATGGAATAAATTTGGCGGGAAGATTAAGTAGCTAATTAATGAAATTTCACTGGATGATAAGGCATGAAGATACAAGTCCAGAAGGCCTAAAAAAAGCATTTGCGTATATAAATAGCTTTGGATACGACTCATGCATGCTGACTTATCATTCAAGAGAAAATGACATGTTTATCAAATTAGCTAGGGCAATTGATCCTGACCTGCCATTAAAATATATTATTGCGATGAGGACCTATGCCATTAGCCCAGAGTACCTTGGGCTAATGGTTAAGGGGTTTGAAGAGATTGCAAAAGACAAGATAATGTTCAACATAGTTGCTGGGGACCTTCACGCAAATGAAACTAGCGTAGAAGATGTGGTTGATTCTAGTCTTTTATCTACATCTCAAGATAGAGTTAAGTATACTGGATTATGGTTAGAAAAATTTACAAACTTAGAAATATTAAATGGCCGATTACCCAAAATGTTTATGAGCGGAACTTCGAAGGCCACTTTTGACAACTGTAAAAATTTTAATGGCGGAATAATGGTAATGGTTGACTACTACATGGAAAACTTAGAGTTTTTATCCAAATTTGATACACGTTGCGTAAGCCTTCAAATATGTATTAGAGATACAGATGAAGAGGCTGATGAAGTAAAGCATGCCAATTATGAAGGCGATAAGCTAAAATGGTGTTATTTTTATTCAGAAGATACTTTGTTGAAAAAGATCATGGATCTAAAAAGAAATGGAGTAACTGATATAATGGTTACTGGTTTACCATTTGACCCTGAAGTTCAAAGGGTTCATGAGTTTATTAAAAAAAACCTGGAGGCTTTTAATGGATGATGTAAAGATAGTAAATAATTTTATCTCAAAAGAAGACATAAAAACCTTTACTAAGTATATAGATGACAACTGGCAGGACCAAAACTTATTTAGACACAGGGTTGGGCTTGCTTTTAATAAAGGGCTTGCCGTAAGAGCTGTTTTCCCAGATGAAAAGCCTGCATCTTTATTTAAAGACCTTGAGGGTATTATATACAAACATTCTGAAAAATTTTTAAATTTATCAAAAAGCTTGTTTGATGACGATAGAGATGTTTATTTTTATGGAGTTTCTATCACAAGGTTGAGCAAGGATATTCAAATAAGAATACATACTGATGTCCACGACTACTTTACCGATCTTTTATACTCTGGTGTCATATACTTAAATGATGACTACCGTGGAGGAGAAATAACATTTTTAGATGAATACTCTTCTAGAGAAGAAGATGTTAAAATTGATCATTCTAAATCACAGAAAGTTGATTTCCCTTTGTACGACGACTCTTTAGGTGGATTTTCATATAAGCCTAAAGCTGGAGATATTGTAATTTTCCCAGCAAATAAACTTCACGGAGGCAAGGTGGTCACCGAGGGGACTAGAGATGCAATAGTTTTTTGGTCAACTTTAGCAAAAGAATACGAATTTGAAGGCTTTGATTCAGATCGAATCGTAGCAAAAATAAGAAGTTAAGGGTATTTATGTTTAGTGGTTTTTGTGAAATAGAAGGCTGTGGCCAAAAGGCAACTAGGCTTTCTGGAAAGCTTAATGGGCCAATAATAGACATATGTGATGAGTGTTGGCACGAGCAATATAAGTCCTAATCAACTAAATGCTATAATAGTCTTATAAGCGGAATACTAGTCCCGCTTAAATTAAATAACCTATAGGAGTAATAATATGTCAGACGGAAAAGATTTAAACGGATTTACATCACCAAAGGTAAACGACTCAACTGTTTGGGGAAACAATGAGCAGTACGCAGCTGATCCAAAGGCAGCATTCCCATCAACAGACGTTTCAAACCAGGCACAGGCTCAAGGCCCTAAGTAACATGTGCGTTGAATGCGGTTGCGAAAGTTTAGGCAGTGAAACTGGAATTAAAGAAGTTAATATCCAGGATGTTTCAGATCAAGGTAATAGATAATGTGTAAAGATTGCGGATGTGGAGTAGAACAAGAAATTCAAAACGAGTCTGCTGAATCACCAGCTAGCAGAAACGTTGTAACTATATCACAGATTAAGGGCGCATAGTGTCAGAAAACGTTGTAAGCTCTGGAGAGGCAACTAAAAAAAATCCTTCTCAGGGTAAATTTAAATCTGGTATACAGTCTAAAAGACCACCAATTAAGATAGACGTTAACAAGCACGGAATTAGAAGAGAAACTCCAACTGTTCCTAAATCACCTAGAAAAACTGGAAGAAAAAAAGTATAATGTCGCCAAAAAAGTTTGGCAAATTTGCGCCATTTAATGATACCATTATAAAAGATGGTAAAATTATAAAGATTAGAAAAGACGGTAGAATAAAGTCTATTGTTAATGATTACGAACCTAACCATAAAGGGGATAAAAAATTAGAAAGCTTCAGGACGGAACAGAAGTAGAAGAATTTGAATTCCCTATAGATTTAATTATACACACTAAAGCACCTGCTAAGTGGAAAATTATTGACATGGAGACTGGCGAAGAGTACCTTGGAAACCAAGAACCCCATAAAACTTTTGCGGAGATCTTGAGATCTAGGGTTTCTTCTGGTAAAATTGGTCAATGGAAGAAAATAAAAAGGAGATCTGGTCATGAATGAAAAAAATGTAGCTGAATGGATAGATGAGGATTTAATAAAAAACGGAATTGCAGACGTTGTTAAAAATTTGAATTTATATAACTATAAGTATTTAAACATTCATTTTATACCAAATATCTTGAGCGATACCTGTTCAATAGAAGTTGAAGAGCTAAAAAGTGGTTACGAAGTTATTGATGGAATAGCCCTAGTAATCATAACATGTAATTCTGATCAGGATAAAGAGCTATGGTTAAAAGAAAATAACATCCCAGACTATTGGAATATATTCTTAGATCACGATAGAAGTGTATCTAAAAATTTTTCTAATCTAAATACAGAATACGATATCCCAGAAAGACTTTCCTGCTTAGTTAATTTTAACGGCGAGGTCCTGTGGTCCATGAAAAATGGTTTAAACGAAAAAAGAGATATGCTACTTTCAAATGAATTTAATAAAGGCTTTGAAACTTTAAAAAATACAGCAGAGTAGTTTAATGAAAAAGTTGTATTTTTTACATATACCAAAAACTGCTGGTAAATTTGTATCTGCTGGTGTATCAAAATCTCTTTCGGATCATGCTAACTCTTTATACATAAGCACACATTTTCCTAACAACAAAGAATTTTTATCGGATAAAATATATATCTCTGCACATGCTGGTATGTATATACCAGAAAACGTAGAAGGTGTTGATGTAGCCACTATAGTTAGGAATCCCATTCATGCCAGGGCAAGCTACTTTAATTTTATATATCATATGTATTTAGACAAAAGGGAAGAGTATCTAAATCTTAATACAATGCGTGAAAAGTTCTTATACTACCTCTTTGAAGATAATAATTTTTTATCCCATAACAATTATCAAACCAGATTTCTATGCAATTCTTCAAACCCAAAATCATGGGACAGAAAAGAGTATTTTAAAGAAAGCAATAGTCTTTTAAAAAAATATCATGACGGTCAGGCTTTTGATTGGTTTATTGATAATGATAATACTTCAGTAGAATTAGCTATTTCAAATTTATCTAATTTTAAAATAAAAAATACTGTTGAAAGGATAGATTTATTTTTAGAAAGCGTATCTTCATGGTTTATGGATAACTATGGGATCAGCGTAGAGTTTAATAAAAATGATAGGATAAACGAAAGCTTGTCGAAGGACAAAAATAATTCCTATTCATCTAAAGATTTAATTGACATGCTAAGCGAAAAAGAAATAGAAAAAGTTTTAACTTTAAATAGCATGGACTATGCTGTTTATAATTTTGTAAAGGGCATGGAGTCTTAAAATGAAATTAAGTCCAGAAAGACCAAAAAAAGAATTAGAAGCGTTTAACTTTAAAATGCAAGGCTCATATGAAATAGATGAAATTACGAATATCGCCTTGTCATTTGATAAGCAGTGGAATTTATATACCTCTAGACAAAAAGAAGTGTATCCAGATAGAGTAAACCCACATCTACACACAAATACTTATATCATACAGAACCACCCCCTGGACTGGGTTTTTGGAAGCCCAATAGCATCAGAGGTTTTGGATCCAGAAGCATTGTCTTCTATTTCTCATATAGTAGAATCTCTGGAGGAGGATTTAGTTGGAAAAGCTGCCAGAGTGCTTTTGATAAAACTAGAAGCTAATAAAGATGTCGCTACACATGTTGATAATGGCGACTACTTATCAACAGTTAGAAGGTTTCACATACCATTGATAACAAATGATTTAGTTTCATATACAGTTAATGATGAAACTATACATATGAAAAAATCTGAATGCTGGGAAATAAACAACCTAAAATATCATTCAGTTAGAAATGATGGGGATCAAGATAGAATACACTTATTAATAGATATACTTCCTGAGTATTCATTTAGAGTTTATAACGATAATTTAGACAAAAATGTTAGAATTATTGAAAATTTTATAACATCAGAAGAAGCAATTTTTTTTATAGATTATATAAACAAAAATAAAGATGACAAATCTAAATTTCCTTTAACAAGAGGCGAGGTGAGAGGAAAGATTAGAAGTGAAGCAAACATACCAGAGCTGGTGCCATTAAAAAAACATGAGGAAATACTAAATCAAATAAAAGATATTTCTAATAGGACTATGCGTGAGTTTAAGGATATATCTGGCAAAGATGACCTGTGCACCTCTGCATTTTGGATGACCAGACTTGGTCCCAATACAGTTTTGCCAATGCATACAGATGACCACAAGTTTGCTCAACATCTCTATATGAGCTCAGTTATATATTTAAATGAAGATTATGAGGGCGGCTATATTAAATTTAAAGATGTTGATGTAACCTATAAGCCTAAAAAATATAGTGCAATATTTTTCCCATCTTCATATCAGCATGCAGTAACTAGAGTGAAAAGTGGTATAAGAATGACTTTGCCTAACTGGGTTTCGCTTGGGCAGGAAAGAAATATATTTGTAGAGAATCCAATTGTACATGATCCAAGAACTTTATTTGGTAGTGATTCTGATGATCCAGCTCTTCCAGCCCTTCTAGCAAGCTGGGCCAAAGCAAACAAGACAACAATAGCTGGTTATGATGGAACTGAGTATTATGGAGAGTAAAACGTTTGATCAAGAACACGCCATAGATTTGCTTGGTTACAACCTTAATAAAGTACCAATAAGTGAAGTTATTTGGTTAGATAAAAGCATACTGTTAAGTTTTGATTTAATGATTCACAAAAGCCCACTGCAGTACTCAGCTATAGTAGATATTGATTTTTTTACACATGATAAAGATAAGGCATTTGAAAAAGAAAAGGCAAAATCATTTGCATCGATAACAATAAACGATAAAAGCATTTTATTGTCTTACAATGATTTCAGCATAAAATCTCCTTATATTTTTAATTTATTTGATTATGATAATAAATGGCATAGTTTTGAAATAGAAATTTTTCGGGAAAATCTATGGTGTCCAAATAAAAAATGTAAGTTTGAAGATTGTGTTCATTTAGATGCAGAGGCTTTAGATGATGACTATTTGGGATGGGACAATAGAGGATTAAAAAAGCATAGACGGGTTTCACTGTCTATTGATGGTTCAGAAAAACAATATTTTAACTATATGACTGATGCTAATAATTCTGTGATAAGTTTTGGAAACAATAACTTTAATCTAACAAAAGATTCAAAGTTGTATGCAGACGTAATTAAATATAATTTAGCAAATAAGCCATCATTATCATTAAAAAACATAAAAGCTGTATCGGGCGAGGATGAGGTAGAGTTTACATTAAAGAATAATATAAGTTAAAAATATGCTATTGACATACACCTACATATATTATATAATTTAATTATGAAAACTTTAGGAACATTAATTTTGTTAGGATTTATTGCCTACTTTATCTTTGCTGCTTATAGAGATATGAAGCAGGCAGTTGAAGCAACAAAGATACAGGAAAAGTACAATACAGACAAATTTTGGACATCTCAAAGGGATTTTGAGGAATGAGTATGATTAAGCCATATGGCAATTTGCTGCTAGTTAAAGAAGATAAGGTAGAAGACAAAACAACATCCTCTGGTATTGTTTTGATGGCTTCTTTAAATGAATCATCTCTTAGAACTGGAAAGATCATCGACCTTGGAAATGGTGAGCATAACTATAAGGGTGAGCTAATCCCTATTAACGGATTAGACGTTGGTGATGTAGTTTACTACAATCAAAACAGCGGTATTGATATTGAAGATGAAGGCGGAGAAAAGTATTTACTTCTGAATACAAAAAGCGTACTAGCGATTAAGGATTAATTATTGTGAGAGAGCCTAAAATCATGAAGATGGACTGGCGTTCACTAGGATATTGGCCAGTTTACAAAGATGAAAAGCTTACATGGGAAAAGGATCCTGATAAAGATGTGCAATAAATGCGGGATGTATCAAGAGAACATAGAGTATTGGGATAATCATCAGACTATGTCAGATAACAATGTATGGTGTGCTAAATGAAAGCTTTCTTAATATTAATGCTAGGTTTATTTCTATTTCTTAATTACATGGCCTGGTTACAACAGCAAAGAATGGTCGGATAATGATTGATTGGTTAGTTAATCGCATATTTAGATTTACATCTCTAAGGCAGGCCATCTTTAATGAAGTACATCTGTATGACCATTTAGATAGTATTATGAGTGACCCAGAATCTATGGAAACAGCATCATTGAGCTGGTGTGAAGGAGATACATGGTATGGTTGGGCGCATGATAGTAACGCAAAACGTTACTACTTTGATGATATTGGAAATAAGTCTCTCATTGGATTATGGGAAGATCAATTTTTAAGCAAGGCTGATAACAATTAGAATTTCAGGTTCCTATAATGGTCGTAGAGCGGTTTCCGAAACCGACAATGAAGGTCCGATTCCTTCACCTGGAGCATAATGCCTAAACGTTGGGAAGATAAATCTCAATGGATAACTCATTGCCCAATATGTTTTTGTGCAACCACACATCAATTATTAGATTTTCATTTACAATATCATAAAATGTTGATCCCAATTAGTGAGGCCGTCGAAAAAAGAGACATCTCAGTCAACTACGTTGACGCAACTGATGGTATAATAGATATCTAACGATAAGGATATAGTATGTGGTGGTCATGGGTACTTGCTGCGATAGGTGTAGCTGGGATATATTTTGTAGGTCGAAAAGATAAGTGGGGGTGGTTTGTCCTGCTATTTAACGAATGTCTCTGGATAGCTTACGCAGTAATAACAAAACAGTATGGGTTTATTGCATCTGCAATCGCATATGCAGCAGTGTATATTAGATCTTATATACACTGGTCTAAAGAGCCAGTAAATAAAATAAGCATATGAAACAAACAATTAAGTTTCATTCAAAAACATTTAAAAACAATTTAGTTAAAGAAAATGCCCCATCACCTGCAAAAAGCTTTATGCCAGACTGGTTTGTGTCTAAAGAAAAATATGTTGTGGATGAAAATAATAACAAGTCTATTGAGTTTTACAAAACTAAAGATGGATCTGTCAAATTCAAAAGAAACAGAACGTATAAAGCTTGCCCTGCACTACTGGATTCTTTGTCGTCTGGCTACCTATTGTACACTCCATGCGACATAGAGGTTAAGAAAAAAGATGGGCAATACTTAATATCCGTAAATGAAGATTTTGGTTCTGGAGTCAATGTAAAAAATGGTGCATTTTCATTTATTAGGGGCGAGAATGACGGATTTCCAACCCCAGTTGGCCACAGCCCAGTGCATTTTGTATGGAATACCAACTGGTTTCCAGAGGTTCCAGATGGGTATGTAGCTCTATTTGCTCACCCTATAAACAGGTTTGATCTACCATTCACAACAATATCTGGAATAGTAGATTGCAGCGGATACATAAATGGAGGGGCAATCCCTTTCTTTATCAAAGAAGGATTTGAAGGTATAATAGAAGCTGGCACACCATTTGTTCAGATAATTCCATTTAAAAACGAGCAATGGGAGCACGAATCTATATTCTATAACGAAGAAGAGTCCTTAATTCATAGGCAACAAATGAACTCAGAATATAGAGTTGTAGATGTTGATCACGACACTAACTATAAGCAAAAATTTTGGACTAAAAAAACTTATAAATAGGGGGAACAAATGGCATACTCTAGATTCGCAGATAGCGATATATACATCTATCCTCATGTTGGCGGGTGGATTGAATGTGCAGCATGCTGGCTAAATGAGCCTTCAGATGAATATTCTTTATTCTCTATGTCAGAAGAAATACATGACGATGGTCATCTAATTGCACATGTAAGAGAACATATTAAGGCGGGACACAATATTCCAACTGGTCTACTAATGGACATCCTGGAAGATGATAATAGATATGGTAAAATATAATTATGGATAATATAGAATTAACAGATGAAGAGATCTCAAAGGGCTATGAGTCAGATAACCCAGATGAAGATAAATGGGACAACATTGAAAAAGCTTGCTGGAGCGGTTATAAGCAGGTTGGTATGAAAGAAAAGGGTGGACAAAAAGTCCCCAACTGCGTACCTGTAAAAAAGTCCCTATTTGGCACTGAAGGCCCCCAGAAGCTCATACCAAGGAATAAGTAACATGGGTATACTAGACAACCTTGAAGCGGCTTTAGAGGCGGAAGAGGCAGAAAAGTGTCATTACTGCCAAGCTGTAGCTATATATAATGACCTTGCTGAAGTAGATAAGAACTATCAAATAGTAGGCGTATGTGCATGCCATTCATTTAAAGGACTATCCTCCTAACTATTGACAATTCCTAGTCGACTAGGATATAATGTAATATGAAAAAAACAAAATGGCTATCATCAATTGCTATATCAATTATTATGGCTATTTCTCCTGCGTCAGCAGTCGAGAATGGAACCTTATTAACACACGATGACAATGCTGTCTATTTATTAGACGGATCAGTAAATGCTTTCCTTTACAAGCCACAGATCGTATTCACATCTGCACATGGAATGGACCAGTGGGCTAAAGGAGATCTATTTGTTAATACATCCTACGGCAAAAAAGTAATGGTTAAACAGATACTAATGGCAAAGGGATTTAAAGATAGAATAATTACTAAAGAATCAATTGCGTCAGGAACATCAGTCACAAGCAGGTCCAATGACTTTGCAATACTAATCTTATCAGAACCAATTCCAATGACAAATACAGTAGAATTAATTAAGGCTGAAGATCTTCCTATCATTCTTAATAGCCAAGAGCCAGTATACTCAGTTGGATATAGCTATTATGACAACACTCGCAAGAAAGACCAGAGCCCAAGACAACTTGAAGCAAAGATGATTGATAAAGAGTTGGCACGTCAGATATACCAAAGGTACTATTCAGTCTGGCATCCAAATTGGGGTCCACGTGGAGCAACATTCGAACTGCTAGATATTCAATTAGTACATTCTGCAGCAAAAGGCTCAGGTTGTGACGGAGACTCAGGCAGTGGTTACTTTATTAAAAGGGGTGAAAACAAGGTCTACTTGGGTCCTGCTGGGGCACACAGTATTGGAATACCAAACTGCGGTCAGCCTGGATATTGGGGTGAGTACGGTAATGCCTTTGGTATTGAACCTGTATATAAACACTTAGATCTTATAAAAGAGGCTGAACTAATTGTTGATAGCATGGTAATTAAGCCAGTAGACCCGAAGGTGGAACCTAAAGTAGAACCGAAAAAGAAGTATAATAGGAGATGGTCTAGCTTATTCAGGTATACACAATTTCTTATGTGTTAATATAGTCTAATATAGGCCGAAAGTGAAGTCGAAAAGTAGAGACACCCAGTCACTACGTGACAATATAGATTGGCAACATGAAGAATTTAAATCAGGTATTTAAGCCTTATAAGGCTCAGTTTGATAGATGCCCTATACATATTAAGATCCTAGCCATATTGTGCGTTATGTACCTATCTGTCCCAATTGACCCATTTGATATACTATTCCCCTGGGCGGCATTCTCAGATGATATATTCATAGCAGGCATCCTACTCAAGATATTGCACAAACACGGCGGGCTACCAGAAGAAGATAGAACTACCCCTATAGATCTACTAAGAGATATATTCAAGAGAACAGATAAGAAACAAGAAGATACTTCCTTGGCAGTACATTTATTTAAAGATAATGTATGCAAGGATTGTGGATTGAAGCAAGTATGAAAGAAGAATTAGATCCATTAGGCATATCTTGGAAAGATGCACCAGATTGGTGTGATGATTGCAATTCAAATCCTGGAGAAAAATGTCCAGATTGTGGCTATACACACAATTGCTAGAGCTCCACAAATAGGGACATATTAGCTCCTAACTACTATATCCCCCCTCCCTTTATCTCCCTTGTATCAGCCTCCTAGAGGCTTATATAGTGGAGTATTGTGGAGTAAAGTGGAGAATCATACTATCAATTAATGTCTAAATACTATCATTATATATATCTAAACATATGTATGTAATGGAACGCTACCATTTGATGTTCATAATGTCAATAGCGCCTATATAAAGCATATTGGCCAATATATGTCAATAGATATTCCAGGAAATTTTTTTATTTGTTCGTAAAGAGCAATTTTGGCCCATATTTATGGCAAAAATTATGTCAAATTCTGCATGATTTGTCTCATATAATGAGATATTCTATGCACATTTTGACAGATTATATTAGATTTAATACAAATTCCAGGGCATTTTTATATGTGATCGTAAAGAGAAAATTTGGCCCATAAGATGGGCATACAAAAATGGGACATATAGCTAATTAAAGCCATATGCCCCATAGGGGAAGTTATCTTAGAATGAATCCAAGTCCATTATGTATTTACTATCTCTTACTCTTGTTTCTTCAAGGGATTGGATTGTTAGGTTTCTATCCACCGCCCCGTATTTTGCTTCCAGGATGTCATTGAGAGCATCTGCCATAAGCAATCCTTCGGATGTGTATCCTTTATCCCATTCTGACTTTAATCTAAGGGAATTGTATTGGATAATGTATCTAACTAGTTCCATTAGCCTGTCTTGGGTATACAAGGTATGTTCAGTTGTTAATACATTTGCCATTACAGCAGGTGAGAAGTTAGCATTATTTAGATAGTCTGTTAGTTTTTCTGCCGCTTTGAATTCGTTTGCTTTAGCCATTGAGTTCCGCCTTTCGTTTTGATTATACCATTGACCACTGACATTTGTAAATGAAGGGGGACCCGCCTCAGCAGAGGCAGGTCCCCACAGTTAGTTGTTACTTGACGTTCTTCTTGTCTGTGAAGACTACGCCTTCTTGTGCTGCCTTGCTGATAGCTCCTAGAGCTGCTGCTGAAAAGCGACCACGCTTGCCTACAGAAATGCCCTGGGTCTTTAGGTACTCACGAGTTGTTGTTGGTGTTGATGTCATTTAGTTTGATCCTTTCTAGATCGAGTTGTTATATATATTATATCCGAATTTCGGGGATTTGTAAATAGAGTCGTAAAGCAATATTTTTGCCCGTCTCCCTTAGATTGATGACCGTTATGTCCGAATTGTCCATAACGGTCCAACCTATCTTTATTTAGTTGTTACTTCTAGTTCTACTACATTGTATGGCTCAATCAGGTCATCAGTTGGAATCTCAGTCCAGCCCTCTGCAGGAATCCTAAGCGCTGACTCCCATGCAAGGTCGTGAGACTCTGCGTTAATGATTACATAAAACTCTTGCTTGCGGTCACCATAGATTTTATAGTCTTGTCTCATAGTCCCACCTGTTCTACCCTATCTTTAATTAGTTTAGCAATGATGTTATGGGCCTCGATGTTTTCAGTTTCGCTGCCACCCCATAGCAAAGCTTGGGCCTTGCTAAGTTGATCGTTTAAGTATTCATCACTCATCTTCATCTTCGTCTTCTTCCTCTTCCCACTCAGGGTCAGTAATGTAGTCACGATTCAACATCCACTCTAGGACATCGTCTTGGTGCTGTTCTGCACCGTATTCCAAGGAAAAGCCTTGTCCAGCCTCCACAGCCTCGCACAGGTGGTTCCACATGTCATCTTGGGTAACCTTAGCATTGTAGTTCTCATCATCTAAGATGTTATTAATAGTTGACCATGTCCATAGCCAAACAAGCGATAGGCCAAGGTCGGTGCTGTCTAGAATCTCTAAACACTTGTTTAGTTTATCTTTATCTTCAGGCTTCATTCAATGGCTCCGAATCTATTCTCTCTTGAATTGCAAATGAGAGTTGATATGTTAGTTGATACAGGTCAACTAGCATGTCGAGTCGTCCTTCACACTCTGTACGGACCATAGAGTCCATTGCCTCTTCGGACCTTTCTTCTTGTGCTAATGCCTCTGATAGGTCTTGCTCAGCAATTAGCATTAGATTCTTTAGTTCACCATGCAAGATATCAAGGCCTGATACTCCAGCATTAACCATGCGTTGCAAATGGGGCGGGAGCCCAATGTCTTCTGCAGTCATATTCATTAATATACCCTTTCGTTATCAAGCATTATATCAGTTGCCACTGACAAAATATGTTCCATAGTATCAATTGCTCCTGTGTAATATGCATCTGATTCAAAGTACTCATCTTCATTTAAAGGTATGTTATTTCTAGCATCCTCTAAATCTTGTTCTAAACTAATCTTATGTATCTTTAGATATTCCATAAAATGTGATGACCTAGTCAAAATAACCCTCCGCCCATAGTCCCTGGAGAAAACTAACTGTCATCTCCAAATCATTTCTAAGTTGTGTCTTGTCCATTAAATCGGACGGGGATCGAAGATAGAATAACTTAGCATCATGTACTGAGTTAATCATAGTATCTAAATCTTTTTTCTCATATCCTAACATCATAAGCAGAACTCATCTCCTTCAATATATCCATAGTATTCATTGTATGATTGTTTTAAGTTATCAGGTGCAAATTGCATAAACTTAAATTCTGCATAATCTGTACCTTCATCTAAATTAGCATTGTTCCATTGCTCAAATAGATGTTGCTCAATATCTACTTGAATTGCTCCAAGAAGATGTTCTCCTACTGTATCTGTAAATGCTTCCATTATGCTTCCGCCTTTCTATATTCAGGAACTTTGGTTTCTAAGTATACACTATGGGTCTGACATTCTTTAACAGCCTCTAGGTCTGCCTCGCCAAGCCAGTTGCAAGCACCGCAGATTTCTCCACATTCATTCTCGCAGTATTCCATTTGATTAGTTGCATCACAATCACGGCACATGTTATCATATTCTGATTCTGAGATAACTTCACCACGGAGGAATTCCATTTCCCCACCCCAACCTGTTTCTTCTTCATATGATAAAGTAAATAGTAGTGTTGGGTATTGTGCAGATAGTTTAGAGATAGCACCAAGAGGCCGTGACCATGCAGTATTAAAGTTATAATGAACTACATAGTTCTCGCCATTCTCGGCTTCCTCGATAGTTGTATCAGGATACTTGTCATCTTCTGATACAGCAACATCCCACTTAGTACCCCACTCACGAACATTAAAGTTGTACCAGTCATTGGTCTCAAACTTCATTGCCTGAGAAAAGTCGGTGGAACGAGGAGGTTGTCCATGATATACCTCATCAGTAATACCAGCATCCTTATATGAATAGATATTATGAAAAGCAAAGATAGGATTAACATACTTAGTCTGCTTGACATCATATGATAAATCACCTACAGGTGTAATAGAATAAACAAATGGCTTATTCATCTGCTTGATTAGATTTTTAACTTGCTCAGGATTACCTTCAATAGTTAATCCATTAAATACCCAGTTTGGCATTTTATATCCTTTCGTTGATATGTTCCTATTATATATTAGACCACTGACAAATGTCTATATGATATGGGTCACAAACGATAATTTGACCCCTCCAAATTAGTGTTTACACTTCTATATGTAAATCAATATAGATGTGTAAGCTTTGTGGTCAAGATCATAGCAAATTCCAGGGAATATAATTGACAGTCGTAACGACAATATGCTACCCTCATGTCTTTGCGGGCAAAGAAAAACCCCCCAGCTAGTGGGGGGTCTTGAATAATGGCTGCCTGGATTTCCAACGAAAGAAATAAACCCGCTTTACTTAGCGCCTGGCCATTGAGACTGATAGACGCACCATTATATTTCCTATTAAAACCAGGACCTTAGTCCTAGTCTAATTATACCATAACTAGTCGACTGTATTTGTCTACGAATGCCGCCAAGGATAGACTGAATACAACCGTGCTCATATCTTCCTCGTACAGTGTAAACGTTTGAGAGGCCCAGTTAATTACAGGCACCTTGTGTTCGTTGTCCCCTAGTTGATTTACGTAGAGCCCCCATGATAATGTTTGATTCCAGTCTTCTCCAATTAAATGAGAGATTGCAATACGTGTTGCATATGATGGGTCCTGCCAACGTGTCTCTGCAGCGCTAACAGCATTTGCCAGTTTGGCTAGCATGTCGTGGCCTGCCCAGTGCCCGTATAAAAATATTGTATCGCCTTTTTGGTCTTTAAACCCAAAGTTTGCTCTGTCGCCCATATTATTCCGCCGTTTCTAAAGTAGGTACTGCTTCTTCTATTTTGTTTAATTCTATCACTTCGTATGCGACCTTGTCAAGGCCACGCTTGCTTGCATTGTAGTGGTGACCGCAAAAGAACAGTTCACCTTCTACTAGTTTAACTAAGTACATTGCTTGAGCTGTGTTACATTGATCACATGCTATCCATCTTGTTAGATCTTCCGTTGTCATAGTTTTCCTCCTTCGATCATCTCAGATAGACGGTCAAGGATCCAGGAATCAATGTCGTTGATATCAATCTCTGACAACTTTTCCATGATCTCTTCACGAGCAAACTTATATCCATCTGCCCAGCCATCTTTATATTCTGACATAATCTCTCCTTAGTAACCTGTTGTTTCGTAGTCTGATATGTATGATTCAGTTAAGTTGTACTTATCACGCAGACGACTTACTTTCTCAATACTACCAGTTCCAATGTTGAATGTCAATGGAGCCATTCTCTGCGGGTCGAGTCCGTTGATTTCTGCATCCCAATAGGCCCTCTCCATGGAGAGCCTATTAGGAGCGGTGAGTTCAAAATACATTATGCCTCCCTAACGTTGCAAACTTCGGTGTCATCAATTGTGATGTTTCCGTCATTTGATTCAGCATATAATGAATCTGTTATAACTGACTCAAGGTCGTACTCTGAATAATCTGATAGAACATCATATGAATATGTTCCAGTAACTTCTACAGATGCAGTAAACTGAACTTCCTTGATAAGTTCGATACCAAGCGCTTCAGCAATGTCACGCAATGTATCTTGGTCTTGTGAATCTGCATATGCCTCGCAGATGATTTCCTTGACTGCATCAATCTTAGATTGAATAGAACTTAAAGTCTTCTGCGATTGACGGGCATTGTGAAGGTCCCATTCAATACTGGTAACCTTATCTGTAATGTACTCAGGATTAGAATAACCGTTAATCTTTTTATATGTTACTAATAGATTAGAGTTATATGTATCTGGTACCAAGTGCTCTGTTGTTTCCATTTTTTCCTCTTTCGTTTGGGTTAAGGGTGTAATTGTAGCATGCTCCACTGACAATAATGTAGTCTTACGCCCGCATGGGCATGTGAGTTCTGTCACACCTGAAGGAAAGCCAAATCCATCAGATGATGTAAGTTCAATTAAACAATCGCAATGCTCAGGATCACATGCGAATGTGTATTTACTTGATATGAGTTCGTTGGTCATGAAGAGAATTATACACCAGGCCACTGACATTTACAATAGATTCCAGGGAATATTTGTGTGAGTCGTAACACACTTTTTGCCCCCTTAGCTTTGAGGGCGCTTGGCGATCCATATCGGACTTGAACCGACGGCCTCTACCGTGACAGGGTAGCGCTCTAACCAACTGAGCTAATGGACCAAGAAAAATTGTGAGCAGTTTTTAATCATGCTCAGGATTTTATTTATTAAAACGCAGAAACTAATTTTTTAATTTTATTTTTTTCTGCGGTTAGAATTGGGTCAAAGCCTGATGCACCAGCCATAAGTGTTTCAGAATTGCCACGACCTGAACGATAATAGTCAAGGCGTTCAGTAAGTGCATTGAAAGCACCCCACTTTGTACCCTTGATGTTAGCGTTAGTTGGTGAGTTATGATAAAGGTCATCAAGCAAAACGACTTTATTCTCCCACTTAGTTAGCGCAACTTTAGCAGCATCCTTATCTGGCTTAGGATAAATTGTCTGAATCAACTTTGAGAATTCTGCATCAGTAATTGATTGAGAATAAAGTGCTTGCGCTTCCTTCTCAAATTCATCAAAGTATCCAAGAGCAAGACCAAGAGTCTCACGAGCAACTTGGATGCGACCTTCAACAGATTGCGTGTGGCGAATCTTAAATGATTGCTTTGCATTACGCATTGCAAGATTAAGAGTGTTTTGGCATACTACACGAACAGGGGTAACAGCAGCCTGAACAGCCACAGACCCGTCATGAGATGTCCATACGATTAGATACAACTTAGTTGCATCATTTGCGCCTTGTGGGTCAAGCACCATTGTGCGAGGAATGTCCACAGTACCAAATACAACTTTACCGCTACGCAATGAGCCAGCAGACTCCCAGCGACAGTCAGCGTTTGCATCATGAATTGCATCAGCAAATGCAAATAGTTCCTCATTCTGCACAGGCTTGTAACGCTTGCCAACAGTGGCAAGAACATCAGTACCCTGATTGAATGGGTTATCACGAATAACTAACTGAGCATTTGATACATCATTCCATGTATCGGAGATGTGGTCAGTTAGTGGAGATAGACGAACATTCCAATTGGAAAGTTTTGCCTCATCCAACATCATTTGAGTTGTAACATCCTCATCTTGTGTAAAGATGCGATTTGCGAGATTGTGCCATGCAGGTGCGCCACGCAATGCAAAAGCAACTTGACCATTTTCGGTTTCTAGATTATGAGCCATTTATTTTTTACCTTTCGTTTGATTAGTTGTAAGTATAACAGAACCCACTGACAAATACTAGTCTAGTTACATTATGTCTCATTATGTGGGATGTGATCAATCTCACAAAATTCCAGGGATATCCACAGGCAGTCGTAACCCTGTGGATAACCCCTCAGATTTACGGGCCAGCTGCAGAGAATGCAGCCAGTGTTAGATCTTTAAAGACCTAACTCATCCCTAGTTAATTTATTTGTTCTCCCATAATTAATAACTTCGGACGGGAGGTAAAGAGCAGTAGTCTTAGTCTTCTTCAATGTATCATACACATAAGCACGTACATCACCAAAGAAGTTACGTCGATTAGAAAATGCTAACTCAGTTAAGTATTCTTTATCTACGCCTTGCTCTGAATAAATTGTTAAATCATTTAACTTATTTGCGTCATAAATTTCTACACGAAATCTATTTTTCATTTTGTTACCTTTGTTAGTGGTTGTCCCCGAAGGGAGAGCAGTTTGGCGACATACTCAGGTCGTTGGATTGTTTAGAGATACTTAGCAATTTGCTTCATTGTAGAAGCATTTACTGTTTCCTCATCTGTCATCTTGAGAATTGTGAGAGCATTTGTGATGTCCTCTTTCATTTCCTTATACTGCCATTGTTGTATAGTCTCAAAGTCCTTCTCAGGCTCAGCAGGGAAATCGCTTTCGCCTGTTGTGATGTCAAAATCAACATTGAGAGTTTTGTTCCATTGACGATAGTTTGTGCGAAGGTTCTCAGCCTTTGAGAAGCGGTCAATAGCCCACTTTCCAATTTCCTTCTGCCACTTTTCATAAGCCTTCTTATACTTTGCTTCGTTGGCTTCTTGTGAGGCATAGTTCTTTTCTATTTCTGCTAGACGAGTCTCTAGTGCCTTGATTACCTTTGGTGTTGCCACCTTTACTGTGATTGCTCTACTCATTGTTATTACCTTTCGTTGGTTGTTTAGTTTGTTTGAGTATTATAGCAGGGGGGTCTGACATTTCTGCGACCCCCCATGCCGTTAGATTATACGCCTAGTAGGGTTTGAGCAGATACCGAAGTCCAACGAGTTTCCTTGTTGGGCATTTCTAGTAGCACACGCACCGAGCCAGATGTTTGTGGGTGGATTTCCTTAATCACACCTGTTTTCTTTGACTTGAGAGTGGTGAATAAATCGCCCACCTGATACAACTTGTCGTTGATTGTCATTTATTGCCTCTTTTCTTTGTTAGGTTGGTAATTATAGCATTGGGGTCTGACATTAGTCTAGCCCTATCTCACTATGTGAGAAAGTTATTGTGTGATAAAAATCACAAGTATTCGGTTAGATCGCCATCCATGATCTCATTTAGCTCTAAGCCTTCTGAGTCTGCGATTGCTTCCCATAGATCCATTTCATTAAAGTCTCCATCAGGATGTCTCTCTGATAAGATAGAATAAAGATTATTCATTAGTAATCCTCCTCTGGTAGCCAAGCGTCTAAGTGGTGTTGTTCAGCAATTGCCCAAGCGGGTGCTGTTGTTCTATCTTTGTATTTCACGCCTTCAGGAAGTGCTATTGGTGCATCGTATTCTCCCGCATGGATAGCATCAATGGCATCAATGCAGGGTTGCACCATAGAAAGTGGGACGGGTGGGTAATGATTACCCTGTAAGTGATAGCCTAGTGCTACCTCTAAATCTAATTCAGTTAAATCTAATGCTGTGTTGTATCCCATTTATTCTGCCACCTTTAGAATAGCCCATGAGCCACCCTTGTTAATTTCATCTAGTGCAGGCTTAAGTGTTGGTGCAATAAGTGTTTTTAGCATTCCTTCTAGCATAAGTATTTGGTCTGACTTATCAAGTGCAAGTAGCATAGCACCTGTTGGATTAGTTTCATCAACTTCAGTTATGAAGCGGAGAGCGTGTTCGATAGTTATCATTTTTTGCCTTTCGTTGTTGGTATAAGAGTATTATAGCGTAGGCCACTGACAAATTGTGCAACACTCCCAAGATTAATCTAATTTATTTTGTGATTAATCTCACAAATTTCAGGGGGTTGTGGATAACGCCCGTAAGCCTGTGGATAACCCCGCAGTATTGCGGGCTTCCCGCAGCTTTTATTGATCAAATTTATTTTTATGTTTTATTTTGCGTGTGTATTTTTTTTTATTACGAACAGGTTGCGCCGCATTACTGCGGCGCAATTCCTGAATTCGTTTTACTTTATCTCGAAGTGAATTTTGGAACATTGTATCCACTCGCTTCGTGAAATCGTTTTACATCAAATCGCTCATTATCTTTAGCAAACATTTCAGCGAAATCATTTACCATTTTAGAAAAAACAGCGGGGTGAGTTTTATCGCTAGCATACTTTAGAATTTCTGCGGTTGCGACATAATCTTTGCGTGTCATCATTTTACTACGACCCTTCTGCCTTCACGATAAAAAACTTTTGTGTGGCATTTGCCAGTTGGCGTGTAAAGATTTACAGTTGCGTATTCATCAGCAAATCCCCAATCGGTAAAGCGGAAAAAGTTTTCCCACGCACCAAATTCGTTTTCGTATTCTGCCGACCAATGCGGAGCATTTGAGTCATAGGCGCAAGTTAGTTTATACATTAGTTGTTCTCCAATTCTTTTACACAATCGCATTGTTCGCAATCATAGTCATTATCATTACCAAAAAAGATTACTCCGTATCCGTGGCAATCTATACAATCTATTCTTATTAGTGAGTTTATCATTTAGTTTTCCTTTCGTTTTGTTATTGCTTATTATAGCCTAAGCCACTGACATTTATTCGGCTTCGGGGGTGGTGAATAAGGCTCCCTCGTTGAGTAGCCCTACCTCAATGTTAAACAGTTCATCAGGGGTGGCTTCGGATAAATCTACCCAGCCCGCACCATTTTGATCAATTCTAAAAATCTCAATGTATCCCATTAGTGTTGTTCCTCGCAATCTTTGTCATAGTCAAATCCGCAAAAGTAGCAACCCATAAACTCTAGGTGCTCTATACAGTAATACTTAAATTGACTTTCATCACAGCAAAAATGTTGCTCGTCTGCGATTTCATAGAAATCGGTTTTGTCGATTATGTTTAGCATTAGTTTTCCTTTCGTTTGCTTATTTAGTTATTGTACCGCAAGGGTCTGACAAATTAGTCAGACACCTTGACGGCTAAATAGCGGTATGTATCTTTTAGATTTAGCGGGGCTGAATAATGAGGTCGAACCTGAACCTTGTATGTATCACAATTCGCATACCATACATCATCATTTTTTTCCGCTGAGATAATTTCACCCTTTAGAGTTTTTGAGTGATAAGTTTTTCCTACAAGTAGGCTTTCGATAGAATAGACATTTGCTGACATTTGAGTCCGCCTTTCGTTTGTTGATAGTAGCAATTATAGCCTATCCCACTGACATTTTCTAATTACTAGCGAGTAATTCCAAATAATGAGACGCTCAAGTCATGTGATAAAAATCACAAAATCTCGGGCGTGTCGCAAATTCCAGGGGTTGTGGATAACTCCCGTAACCCTGTGGATAACCCCGCTCTTTTGCGGGCGCATCAACTTTTGTCAAGTCGACACGCCGTTACTTATTTAAAATCTTTAAAAATTTCCTCAAGCTTTAAGATTTGCTCATCTGTTAAATGATCAATTTCAATTGCTTTTTCAAATCCAAAAAAATCTGTCATTCGCTCATCAACCTTTCTAAATCGTCTGCGTTATCTTTCATGTAATTATCTTGAAAATCTAGTAACGCCTCATTGTAAGCAATTGGGTCACAATCTTTTAAGATTTGGGAGGGATAGAAAACAGCGTTACCCATTTCATAGACGGGATAACAATCATCAAGCATTTCATCAAATAATTGTTTAATCGCAAAAGTAATTTCGAAATCTAGCATTAGTTAGTTTCCTTATCTTTTAGAATGTTAAGAATAATTTGTAATTGTTCAACAGAAAGAAGTGCTTGAGCACAACCCCATGTAAATGCTAAATCCATTTCTTGATAATGTTTTTTAGCAAGTGTATTTATTTCTTGCGTTAATTCGAAATTAGTTTTCATTTAGATACATACCAATCTGTCCACATAGGAAGTTGCTCAGGGTCACTATCATAGTAGTAACGCTCAATGTTTTGTTCACAATCCATACAGAAAGTGTATTGCTCATCTCCGATTTCTGAGATAGCGGATTTCATAGGGTTATGTTCTTTACATAGCGTGTTTAGTGTAGTCATTTGAGACCACCTTTCTTTTTGTTTGTATGTCGCTATTGTAGCAGGGGGGTCTGACATTTTGACCTGTTTCTCGGGCGTGTCGCAAAACTATTTTTGTGATAAAAATCACATAAATCCTGGGGTTTTCCACAGATGCCCGTAAGCCTGTGGATAACTCCCGCAAGTACTTGCGGGCCAGCTTGATAATGTCAAGCCGACACGCCGTTAGGCTAGTGTGACTCTTGCCACAATTCACGCATCTCTGCCATGAAGTCATGGTAGGCGATCCTCGCCATGTATAGGGCGGGAATAGCAATGGCTAATTGTACTAGTGTAGTAAGTAGTCTATTCATAGTGTAGCAACCGCCTTTATGTCCATTACATTAGCAGTAAACTTTTTACTCTTTCCTAATTCGCTCTCATTAAGAGCATTGATTAGATTATCAATAGCCTTTACATCATGAGCAACATTATCGATTGAGATTAGTTTAGAGCCTTGCCAAATTGAGTAAGTGATAGTCATTATTAGTTCTCCCATGTTAGTGCGTATAGTTTTGCTAGTGCTTCATCATCTTCATCATCAAAGTCATCAAAGTCAAGCGCTGGCGCTTCATCTAGTTCATCATCAAGGTGACGATAGGCGTCTGATACATCTGATTGGATAGTGTCCCACTTAGAGACGGAATTATTTTCGTATGAGTATGCGTATGACATTATTTATTCATCTCCTTAGCGATAGCCTCTGACTTAGTTAGTGCCTCTAGGGCGATTGCTAGGGAGGCAAGGCGTTGCGCCTCTACCATTTGCTTGTATTCATCTAGGTTCATTTATGACCTTCTTTCGTTGTTGTTATTCTGTAATTGTAGCGTATGGGTCTGACAAATTGGGGAGGTTGGCTAGTGTGTCGGTGTGATACTAGTCACACTCTCCACATGGGCATTGAGGAAACTCTCGCTCTTGCTTTATGCGGTTAGCGAGTCGCTCTACCTTTAGGTATGTATCAGCGGAGGCACCTCGGAAAGATACTACCTTTCCTTCAGCGATAAGGTGAGCAGCCTTAGCAATCTTTTGCTCTAGTGTTAGTGAAGTCATTATTTAACTTCCTTTCTTTTTGTTATACCTTAAGCATAGCATGGGGGACTGACAAATTGACGCAAATCTCGGGCGTGTCGCAAAAAAACCTTTGTGATTAGCATCACACTCACGCTCAAGGCTCAAATAATTATGGGCGCACTATCCAAAATGTCCGTTTTGTCTAGGATGTGTATCATACATGTAAAAAATATATTAACATTTTTAGAAATCCTAAAAAGCAGTCGACTGGAATATAATGCGGTGGTACAATAGAAACATGGAAGATAAAACCTACAAAGAAGCTAACGATATATTCGGAGACAATCAAATATTGTTTATGAATCACGGGTTTTGTCCAGTATCAGAAGATATACAGGATCTTGAATTTAAACATCAGGTAGAGTTATATAATCAAGCTATTAAAGAAATAGATTTAGATGACAAAGTAGTTTTAGAAATTGGTTGCGGAAGAGGCGGGGGATCAAAATGGATTTCAAGCAAACACAATGTGCCTACATATCATGCTTGCGATATATCTGAAGAAAATATAAACTTTTGTAATAAAACAAATACTAATAATAATATAATATACTCAATTATGGATTCTCAAAATTTACAATATCCAGATGATTTCTTTGATCTTGTAATATGCGTAGAGTCTTCTCACAATTATAAAAACATGGAACTATTTTTTGAGAACGTAAGACGTGTGTTGAAAAAAACTGGTCAACTGGTTTTATTAGATAACTATGTTCTTGGAGAGGAAGCAATCCAAAATAAGCTGATGTCTATAGATAGCGTAAAAGGGTCGGCAGTAGGATTTAATGTTTTAGAATATGTCGACATTACTGAAAATGTAAAAGCATCCTGTAAAGAAGATATCGAATTAATAGACAATTGGGTTTCTGACATAAACGCAGCGGAAAAATTAAAGTCTATATCTTCTGGTTCATACAAAAGATATGAAAATAACCGCTGGGCCTATTTTAAATTTAAATTTGGTATGATAGATCTATGACATGTTCATTTTGCGATAAATACGCATATACAAGTATAATAGATAACCGCGGGGTTAAATATCGACTTTGCGAAGTACATGTCAAAAAAATTAGCACAACTTCTTGACTTCGATAAAAGTTAAATGCTACACTTAGTTTGCTTTGTGGGGGGCTTACCCTGAAACTCAATATGTACCAGATAGTATCTGAGAATATATGTTCCAGGAATTGCTTTCTCTATCTTTCCAAAAAGAAAAAATTTGGGGGGTAGGGGGGCTTTCCTAAAATCTAATATCCCCAGATAAATCTATAAATACAAACAGAAAAGAAGGTGTATAGTGGATAATGGAATAGTCGACAAAGACAAAAACGTATACTTTTTGCATATTGCTGGTAATGGTGGAAGAGCTTTAAAAGAATATGTTTTAAATCCATTGTTTGGTAAGCAATCTGATATAGTAGGAAAACATAACGGGTGGTCAGATTTTATTAATGATCAAACATATGTTATTTGCATATTAAGAGATCCTGTAAAGCATGCTTGCGGATTTTATCTTCACTTTGTATATAAAGAAAAAGAAGGAACTGATGTAAAGTCCCGATTCCTTGATTACTATAGAAATACAAAGCAGCTTCACAATTTTCAATCTCAAAATATACTTGTTTCAGGACAACATTTTAATTATGGGAATGGAAAACACTTTAATGAAGATCTAGCTGATACAGACTTAGATCTACTTAACAGTAGAATTAAAAGAATAGATCTGCTTATAAGCCAAGATATGCTCCTTAATGACATTCAGCATGTCTCTAATGTTTTGGCTGAAAATTTAGATCTACCAACAATCAAAATTAAAGAAGTTGACAAAACAAAATATTCAAATTATATGTCACGCAACTTGTATAAATCTCTTACAGAAGAAGAAAAACAGGAAATTCAAAATTTAAATAGTATTGATTATAAAATTTATAGTCAACTAAGATTAGAAGAAATAAAAAAACGGGGAGAGTACAAAAATTAAGACTCTATATGCCATTATCATAGTCACAGTAATGACTACTATCCTTGGCATACTATATCAGATATGGCTCTAATATTAGGGCCTATAGCTTAATCTGGTTAAAGCACTTGTCTTATATACAAGCGACTTTGGGTTCAAATCCCAATGGGCCTACTTGGTTTAAATAGGGAGTATAATACTTATATGTTAGCTTATGATGTTCCTCTTTCCGCCCTCCTTTTTATTCTATGGGCAGGTGTACCTGTTGAGGAATACATAAAAGGTCCGTCTCAGGAAGAAACTCTAGCTTATATTGAGATGTTGAAGAGGATACAGGAGAATGAAAATGAGTAAATACAGTATACTTACTGGTTTAAACAAAGAGCCTGGAAAATGCGAATATTGTGATGAAGATGCCTATGTTAAGTTAACCATAAAATTAGAAAGTGCTAAAGACCTAAATGATCCTCATAAATGCGAATCTAGATTCTGCTCTATAAGAGGTGGAGTACAATTAGAAAGCATTAAGTGGTTATGTGCTGAATGTCTAAATGAAAAGCTTCCGCACGATTTTACGCACATGGGTAAATATGTCAATCTTTAATATTGAGGTCTCTATTTTTCGGCTCACTTTTCGACGCACTTTAGGACTAATCTAATATGATAAATATTGATCAAGATATACTTTACTTAAACAATAAACTTCTTTCTAATGATAGATTTGAAAAAATTCACGATGAAATATACATATGCAAAAAATTTTTATCTGAAGAAGAGTGCTATATTCTAGTTGAGGATGCAAAAAAAGATATTGGTGCTCAAGGTAAACAATATACAAGCAACCTTTTGATTAATTATAAGGACAGGCTTTTGAGCTTGATTGATTTTGAGAGTCAAGGCAATATAAAAGAGAGCAATATAAACGGTGGCTGGGATAAGCTTGTCTTACGATCAGATGGTGATTCCGATAAATTCCACATAGACATATATAATTATTTAAACAAGTATATGGAATCATCACAGATACAGTTTGATGAAAGACTTGAAAAAATTAATACTTCATTCATGTCATTTGTGATTTACTTTTCAGAAGACTTTGATGGTGGAAGTATATCTTACCCAGAATACAACTTTAAGTACAAGCCATCTATTGGAGATATGATATTGCATAATGTTCAAATTGTTCACGGTGTTGAGCCAGTTACAAGCGGCGAGAGATGGTCGTATCAAGGATCTATAGATATGGTTAAATATATTGAAAAAGATTTATTTACTAAGTTTATCGTTGACAATGAATATTTTCAAAATAGACATGACGCTTTAAAGATGCCTAAAGAGCCAGACCATAAGATGAAGGACGATATGTTTTTTTATAGAGAAGATCAGTCCCCTCTTTTAAACAAAAGATTACTTAAGTATGTTACTCAGGAGCCATATCTTTAAAGAATTCAGCTGCAAGTTCTTTGCCTTTTAGTCCAGATTCTTGCATAGCTTTAATTTTTTCTTTAGTAAACTGAGGATTTTGTATTAAAGGCTTCATCCATTCAAGTTCATATCTTTCTGATTTGTCTCCGATTTGATTGTAGTACTCATCAGTTTTGTAATTATAAAATGTTCCTGGATTATCTTCTGCTCTTAAAACAAAGTTTGAGTATGCGTATCTTGTTCCTGATGTAACTTCTCTAACACCGTGTGCATAATCAGCAAAAGCTCCATGTATTACAACATCTCCTTCTTCTGGCTGATATTCTAGGCATGGTCCGTCAAAATTAGTTGTTTTCTTTGTGCCATCTGGATTAAAGTTTGGATAAAATACAGCACCGCCTTCAAATTTTCCAAAATACCCAACTAGGCCATAATCAATTATGCAGCATGTTTGAAAAACATCTGGCTGCGATAGAAGGTGGCATGAGTGCTTTCCTGGAGAATCTGAGTGGATAAACATTCCTCCATCGCCAGGCTTAACTTTTAAAAAGTTTCTAGATGGATGGATTACGTATTCTGGATATATAAGTTCTGATATATACTCCCAGATATCTATAATTCCACCGATAGGATTAGTAGTTTTTTCAGCATACCAATCAATTAATGTTTCTTCGTATTGAGTTGTCATCTGAGATTCTTTTTCCAGCTGTTCTCTAACTGACTCTAATATACTTTCTGGTATTATTTTTTTAAAAACAAAAACTCCTGTTTTTGTACCATATTCATCGATTGTTGAAACAATAGTTTCACACTCTGGTTTATCGTAAAACATTACTTCCCCCTAAAAAATTTATCCATAAGTTTTTCAATTTTGCATAACCAGGATTTACATTTATGATCTTTGTAGTTATTGAAATTAGCAAAGTACGGCCTTGTAGCAACTTGCTTAAAGTGATCTCTTGCCATTTCTTAATTATACCACCAATAATAAAAAAACCCCATTTCTGGGGTTTTCTTATTACTTCAATAAATTATTAGCTAGCAACTCATCATACACTTCTGAAAGAAGGTATTCCATTGCCACTAGGCCTTCAGAAATCTTTGCTTCAACTTCCTCTTCTGGCATTCCAGAACCTTTGCCTAGGTATCTATTTCCTTCGAGAAACTTTTCAAGCATTAACTTTATTACAGACTCTTTATCCATTTTCTTCCCTTAAGTTGTTGTAAGCTGGACTGGGACCAAGGAGGAACCCATCTTTATGATATCCTATCATTTTTTCTATTTTTTGTAAATCTTCATCTGATTTAGCAAGCATATTAGCAATTAGGACCATAATGTCATATATTCTGTGAGACATTATATAATTTACAAGTGGTAAATTGTCTTCTAGAGCATCACTTTTTTCTGGACCCGCCTCATTCAACATCTTTAGTCTTAATTCCGTCTATTGCTTCTTGAAGAGTGCTGCCACTTTCAAGGTGGTGATTTAAATATTTAATAAATACAGAAATGGCATTGGCAGCCAAAAAATCAGTATTCATATGTATGCATGGGATATTTCTAGAAACAGCCCTAACTAAATCTTGGTCTAGATCAATTTTTTTCATTAATTTCTTTTTCCATTCTGCTGTAAAGTGCTAGTCCTATTTGTTTTTTATAATTGCAAGCTAAACAGTATAAGAATATTTCATCTTCTGTGTTAGCATTGGCAAAAAGAAAGCCTTGGCATAATGGGCAATCCATAGATGCAACAAGGCCTTCTCTTGCAAGAGTTAAATATGTAGATACTAGCTGTATCTTAATATTAACCCCTTTCTAATTTTTAGATGGAAACTTGTCTAACCACTCTTTTGTTCGAGGAGTCAAACCTTTCCATGACGACCAATTTTGACCGCCATTGGTCATGTAATACGTTATCTCTGCGTTGATTGCTGGATCAAATAACGAATAGTTACTATCCAGTTTGAATTTTTCTTTACGATCATCACCTAGGTTGCCCAGCATGTTGATCTGAAAAATTCCATAGGAACTGTCTCCAGTTTTCCTGTTGCCGTTATAAGCCATTGGGCGTCCATTAGACTCCTTTTTAGCTACAGCCCACGCCATTTTAAGGGCGCTACCCTCAAAGCCTACAGCCTTGAGAAGTTCAACCAATTCTTTGTCCGTTAAAGATTCAGATGGTTTCCACACAGTATTGCTGAATTCCTCCAGCTTTTCCTTGTTAAGTTGTGCTTCGGTTTTTACATCTGGTTTTACAACCAGAGCAGACGCAGATTGAATTACTTCTGTTTGACCAGTAAATAAAAACAACACTGCTACTGATATTGCAACGTAGTGATGTAGAACATCGCTAAGTTTTTCTTTTATATTCTCCATAGGCATTTCCTCCAATAGAGATAACGAGCTATAAGAATACCATTAAAAACTTTAATCTGTCAACTTAAAAAATATTTTATTTTATTCTAGTTAACTAATAAATATGGCTATTTTTATGTATTATTTATAAAGTCTTCACTTTCGTAAGAAACTTTGATAGAATAGGACTCTATCAAATTAAATTTAACCGCTAAGCGGAGAAAAGGTCATACATGTCAAATACCATTGCAAACCCATACGAAAATTTTATTGCTTTATCACGTTACGCTAGATGGATTCCAGAAGAGAACCGTCGTGAAACGTGGGGTGAGACGGTAGATAGATATTTTGACTTTATGCTAAACCATCTTAGAGAAAATCACAATTACATTCCAACTGAAAAGCTTGTAGCGGAATTAAAAGACGGTGTATTCAAAAGAAACGTAATGCCCTCTATGCGCTCCGTTATGACTTCAGGAGCAGCACTAGAAAGAGATAATGTTGCAGGATACAATTGTTCATTTGTCCCAGTTGATTCTCCAAGATCTTTTGATGAAACTATGTATATTCTTATGTGTGGAACAGGTGTTGGTTTTTCTGTTGAATACAAGTATGTTAACAAACTTCCTTCCGTTCCAGAAACATTTGAAAAATCTACAACAGTTATTACAGTAGAAGATTCAAAGCAAGGTTGGGCAAAAGCCTACCGTGAACTTCTTGCACTGCTTTGGTCAGGACAAATTCCAGCAATTGATGTTTCAAAGGTTAGACCAGCGGGTGCACGTTTAAAAACAATGGGCGGAAGATCTTCAGGTCCTCAGCCACTAGTCAATCTTTTTGATTTTACAATTGCAAAGTTTAAAGCAGCAGCAGGCCGAAATTTAAAGCCAATTGAGGCGCATGACATTATGTGCAAGATTGGTGAAGTTGTTGTTGTTGGCGGAGTTCGCCGATCAGCTATGATTTCTCTTTCAAACATTAACGATATTGAAATGGCTGCAGCCAAGTCAGGAAACTGGTGGGAAAACAATACACAACGTGCTCTTTCAAATAACTCTGTAGCTTATTCTCGTAAGCCAGACATGGAGCAATTTATTGCAGAATGGAAATCACTTTATGATTCAAAATCAGGAGAGCGTGGAATATACAATGTTGCAGCAGCTCAAAAACAAGCCTCAAAGTATGGACGAAGAGATCCAGAAATTCATTATGGAACAAACCCCTGTTCAGAAATTATTTTACGCCCCTATCAATTTTGTAATCTTTCAGAAGTCGTACTACGTGAAAGCGATACAAAGAAGGATATTGAGCGCAAAGTTGAGCTCGCAACAATCCTTGGAACATGGCAAGCAACATTAACAGATTTTAAGTACCTTAGAAAAATCTGGAAAGACAATACAGAAGAGGAAAGACTTTTAGGGGTTTCTCTTACTGGACAATTCGGTCATAAATTTATGTCTGGTAAAGAAGATATCATTGCCCTAGAGTCTTTTCTAATGTCTATGCGTGAAAAAGCTAGGGATACAAATAAAGAAGAGGCTGCTAAAATAGGTATTCCAGAGTCAGCAGCAATTACATGCGTAAAACCTTCTGGAACTGTTTCACAGCTTGTAGGAGTATCTTCAGGCATGCATCCTTGGCATTCACCATATTACATTCGCACAGTTCGTGGATCCAAAGGCGACCCAATTTCTGTTTTCTTAAAAGAAGTTGGAATCCCAGTAGAAGATGATGTTATGAAACCAAATGAAACTTATGTTTTTTCATTTCCAGTAAAAGCCCCAGAAGGTGCAATTGTAAGAAGTGATTTAACTGCATTAGATCACCTAAACACTTGGTTGGTGTATCAACGTGCATGGTGCGAGCACAAGCCGTCTATTACAGTTTCTGTAAAAGAAGACGAGTGGATGGAAGTTGGTGCGTGGGTCTACAAACACTTCGATGAAGTTTCAGGTATATCATTCTTACCTCATTCAGATCACACCTACAAACAAGCCCCTTACCAGGAGGTAACTAAAGAAGAGTACGAAACCCTTGTTGCAAAAATGCCTAAGCAAATTAGGTGGGAAGATTTATCTTTTTATGAAACAAAAGACGGAACTTCTGTAAATGCAACACTTGCATGCAGCTCTGATGGAAATTGCGAATTGGTAGATATTAGCGCATAGTGGTACAATAATATAATTGGGCTAAAACCCAAAATTCCTAGGCAACCCGCCTAGAAATAAGGAGGATCTAATGAAACAAGATCTTAATGGAGATGGAAAGGTTACAATGCAGGAGAAGATTCTAGCAGCACTAGCAAGTTACGGACGTCATTTTCTAGGAGCAGCAATTGCCCTATACATGACTGGCAACACTAGTCCAAGAGACCTACTGTTGGGCGGATTTGCTGCCACAGCACCCGTAATTTTGAAAGCGCTCAACCCAAATGAGCCATCGTTCGGCTTCACAAACAAGTAAGCAAAAATAGTCAATTAAGAATACTCCTGTGCTAAAATTAGTACAGGAGTATTCCTATTTAGGAGACTATGGCAAATGGCAGGACAAAAGAATTTCGAAGTAGATCAAAACGCAACATTTAGCTTTGTAGTAGAATATAAAGACGAAAGTGATAATGCCATTGATCTGAGTGGCGCATCTGCAAAAATGCAAATCCGTGATACAAAAGGCGGAACTAAATTAGCCGTCACATTAACATCACCTTCAGGCGGCATTACAATTGATGGACCAAATGGTAAATTAACTGTAAAGATGACACCAACACAAACTAGCAAAATCTTTTATCCTAAATCATCTTATGATGTAATGGTTATAGATTCTAATGGGAATAAAATAAAACTCCTTGAGGGTTTCATGACCCTAAATAGATCGGTAACTATATAATGGTTGAATCAGTAGTTGTCAGAGAACAAATAAATAAAATTGTAGTATCTTCTCCAGGTCCGCAAGGACCAAGAGGAAGAACAATTCTAAATGGATCTGGAGATCCTTCAGCAAATTTAGGACTCACAGGAGATTTTTATTTTGATAATCTTTCAGCAGCTTTTCATGGACCAAAACTTTCTGATCAATCGTGGTCAGGATCTAGCAAAATATTTTTAACAAATAACACTTTAGCTTATTCATGGGAGCTTGCTCAAGTAACTGGGCCATCCCAAGGAGTTTACTCTGTTGTTATTTCTCATGGACTTGGTTATCAACCAAATGTTACAGTTAAGTCAAGTGCTGGAGATATTTTGGAAACTGGAATAGACTACAATAGTACTAATCAAATAACACTGACTATGGCTCAACCATTTTCAGGGACAGCATACCTGTCATAAGGAGATAGCAAATGGCAAGAAAATTTTTAGTTAGCGTTGATCTCAACAAGAATGAGTTGCTCAATGCTAGAATCCAAAACTTAGGCGCAGCGCCTTCAAATCCAGTATCTGGTCAAATATACTACAACACTGGAACAAATGTTCTTTACTTCTACAATGGTACAGAGTGGACACCAGCTTCTGGTTCTACTGAAGTAATTCAAGACCTCATTGGTTCTTCTGTAATAGGGGGAACAGGGTTAACATCAACATATGATGATGCAGCAGGAACAACAACTTTAAAATTAAATGATACATCAGTTACAACTGGATCTTATGGTTCACAAACAAAAATTCCTACATTTACAGTAGATCAGCAAGGTAGACTAACTGCAGCTGGCGAAGTTGATGTAGCAACAGAGCTTGGAATAACTGGAGATACTGGAACTACATCTATTTCGTTACTAACAGAAGGATTAACAGTATCTGGCGGAGAAGGAATTGATGTAGCAGTAACAAATAACACAATTACAGTTTCTGCAGAAGATGCAACATATACAAATAAAGGCGTAGCATCATTTGATTCAACAGACTTTACAGTAACAGCAGGAGCTGTGTCCCTAAATAAAGATCCAGTAATTACTCTTTCAGGAGATGTAACTGGTTCTGCAACAATGACCAATCTTGGCGATGTAACTATTTCAACTACAATTGAGCCAAACTCTGTTGCATTGGGAACAGATACAACTGGAAGCTATGTTTCAACAATCACTGGAACAACTGGAGAAATTACAGTATCTGGATCTGGATCAGAATCAGCGGCAGTAACAATTGGTTTGCCAGACGATGTAACAATTGCTGGTGACTTAACAATTAATGGAAACCTCGACGTACAAGGATCTATCAACTCTATAAGCACAACAGAAGTTAATATTGTTGATAACAAAGTTGTTCTTAACACAAACGTTACTGGAGCTCCATCAGCAGATGCTGGGCTAAAAGTAAATCGTGGAACCTCAGCAGACGTAGAGCTTCTATGGAATGAAACGGCAGACCAGTGGACATTAACAAATGATGGCACAAGCTATCATGAAATAACAAGAAAGTATAAGACTACACTAAACACATCAGCAACATCTTATACTGTAACCCATAATTTAGGTACAAAAGATACAGTAGTTTCTATATATGAAGTTGCTTCCCCATTTGCAGAAGTACTTGCAGATGTTGAGCATACATCAGATTCAGATATAACTATTAAATTTGCAGTTGCACCAACAGCTGGAGAATATAGAGTAGTTGTAATAGGGTAAGGATTTCAAATGGCTAAAAAGTTTAAGTCCTTACTCAATCTACTTACACTTACAGAAGACCCTATTGTAGGATCATCTGGAGATGTATACTTCAATGTTACAAGTAAAAATATTAAGATATACAATGGCAGTATTTGGGTTGACTTAACACCAGCTTCTGATGATCCCGCCCCATTTTACATGCACACACATTCTTACGATGGAAATGTTCACACAGTTAACTTAAATGAAACTGTATATTTTGATAATTTAAATCAAAATGTTGGCGTTGAAGAAACGGTTCCTGCTATAATTGGCATAGACGGTGGTTCTCCAACATCATCGTATGTAGACGCAAGCTATAAGCAATTAACATTGTTGGATGGAGGCCAAATTGGCGACTAATTACCCTACATCAAAAGATAATCTTAGCAACCCTGCCGCAAGCGAATCAATGGAAGGCCATGCAGAGTTGCATGGTAATGTAAATGATGCGATTGAAGCAATTGAAAACAAACTTGGTGTAAACGGATCAACAGATACAAATTCAATAGATTACAAAGTAACTCAGCTTGAGTCATCATTAGCAATCCTTGATTCAGAAAATGCATCAGAGCTTTTAGGACTTGACGGAAACAATGATTTAACTATAGACGGCATAGAAAACAAAACTGCTATAGATTCATTTTCAAAGACAGTATACAAAACAGCTAAATACTCACTACAGATTCATAAATCTGTTGGGAACCTAACATCCACATCAACCATACTTTTGTTAAACGATGGAAATGATTTTTACATATCAGAATCAGATATAGTATCAAACACAGATTTATCTTTAGCTACAGTTACTTTTGAAGAAAATAACGGTATAATAAGTTTATGCGTAACTCCTGTTTCAGGATCAATAAAAGTAAGATATTTTAGAACAGCACTAAAAGCATAAAAGTATAAAAAAGCAGTAAAAGGGAGTCATATCAATGGCAACAGTAAATAAAAACTTTAGAATTAAAAATGGTCTTATCGTTGAGGGTGCTACCGCTACCGTTAACGGTTTTGGTGTATTAACCAAGGCTCAGGCAGACCAAGACTACATTGTTGGTCTTATTGGTGGTACATCAACTTCAGCCAATACAGCAAATACTGTAGTAAAGCGTGACGCTAACGGAAACTTTGCCGCAGGAACAATTACTGCTACATTTGTTGGTAACCTTACTGGTGACGTAACAGGTACAGTTTCAAGTCTTTCAAACCACGATACAGGAGACCTTGCAGAAGGAACTAACCTTTACTTTACAAATGATCGTGCAATAAGCGCAACAGCCGCATCATACGATGCAGCAGGCTCAGCAGCATCAGCTCAGTCAGCAGCAATTACTGCAGCAGCAACAGATGCAACTACTAAGGTAGCAGCAGAAGCAGCACTTAGAGTATCAGGCGACGCAGCTTCAGTATCAACCGCAGCAGCAGATGCAACATCTAAGGCAGATGCAGCCCAGGCAGCAGCAATCTCAGCAGCAGCAGCAGATGCAACATCTAAAGCAGATGCAGCCCAGGCAGCAGCAATCTCAGCAGCAGCAACAGACGCTACTACAAAGGCTAACGCAGCTCAGGCAGCAGCAATCTCAGCAGCAGCAACAGACGCTACTACAAAGGCTAACGCAGCACAAGCAGCAGCAATCTCAGCAGCAGCAGAAGCAGCTGGAACAGCAATTGCAACCGCAGTAGACGGTCTTGTTGACGGAGCACCAGCACTTCTTAATACATTAAATGAATTGGCAGCAGCAATTAATGATGATGCTAATTACACAACAACTATTACAACAGCTCTAGGAACAAAAGCACCACTTGCTTCACCAGAACTTACTGGTGTACCTACAGCACCGACTGCAGCAGCAGATACTAATACAACTCAAATTGCTACAACAGCATTTGCTAAGGCAGAAGCAGACGCAGCTCAGGCAGCAGCAGAAGCAACTGCAGCATCAGATGCAACTACTAAGGTAGCAGCAGAAGCAGCACTTAGAGTATTAGGCGACGCAGCTTCAGTATCAACCGCAGCAGCAGATGCAACATCTAAGGCAGATGCAGCTCAAGCAGCAGCAATATCAGCAGCAGCAACTGATGCCACTACAAAGGCTAACGCAGCTCAAGCAGCAGCAGAATCCACAGCGGCAGCAGCTAATACAGCTCAGCAAAATGGAACTACATCATTTACAGCAATTAATTACAACGATGTCGCTAAGCAAGTTGCGGCAACAACTGGAAATATTGCGGTAGCAGCAGAAACAACAGCTATCTCATGGGTGGCAGCAGATTACAGAAGCGCTAAGTTTGTAGTCAAGGTAAAAAATGGTGTACATACTCAGGTCTCAGACCTAGTAGTTACCCTTGATACAGCTAACAACGTAGCAGTTTCTGAATATGGAATTACATATTCAAACGGAACAGAACTAGCTGCAGTAACAGCAGATTACTCTGGATCAGATGTAAGAATTAGAGTAACTCCAGCAAACGCTAACACAGAAGTTGTCGTTGTTGGAACATTAATTAAATAATTAAATAAGAAGGTTATGGGGTTCCTTTTAAAAACCCCACCAAAACACTTAGGGGATATGTGAACTTAAATGGCAACAGAGAATAAGAATTTTAAAGTAAAGAACGGACTCAATGTAGCAGGTACTGCCACATTTGAGTCTAACGTTGTTTTAGGAGAAACACCCCTTAGATTTGATACAACAACAAATAAGCTTCAAATTCAGCTAAATGGAACATGGGTTCCAATAGCTTTTAATTCAGAAATTCCAGATCCATCCACTCAAATTGGGTTTATGGATATTGGCTTGGCTATAGACTATAATGGTCAGCCAATATATACGCTTCAAGCAAATGGAGTCAGCCCTGCTGGAACAAGCAAGTTTGTAGATGGCGGATCTCCAACATCAACAGATGCAGATATCTCAATAATATTTGATTCTGGAGTTATATCTTAAAGCAATAAATGATACAATAAGCAGTATAAATAAAATATATAAGGGGTAATAAAATGGCAACAGTAAGATTGCAGTTAAGAAGAGGCACAGCTTCACAATGGACCTCAGCAAATCCAATTTTGGCAGCAGGAGAGCTTGGAGTTGAGTCAGATACTAACCTCTTTAAGTTTGGTAACGGTTCAACAACTTGGACAGCTCTAGCTTATGCAAATAACTCAGATGTAGCGATTGGTGAAATCTCCCAAGACGCAATTAATAATGCCCTATCTATGGGCGCAGGTCTTTCAAAGACGTATGATGACGGCGCAAATACAATTACAATTACAGTAGATTCAACAATTGCAACAAAAACATACGCAGATGATGCTGTTACAGCACATCAAAATGATACAACATCTGTACACGGAATAACTAACACAGAAGATATTGTGTACTTGACAGGCGCTCAAACCCTTAGCGGAAAAACACTTTCTAACGTTGTATTGAGTGGAACACCTACAGCTCCTACTCAAGCTGCAAACGATAACTCTACTAAAATTGCAACAACAGAATATGTGCAAACAGAGCTTGCTGATCTTATAGGCACAGCCCCAGCTTTGCTAGATACACTTGGCGAATTGTCAGACGCACTTAACGATAATGAAAACTATGCAGCAGCAATGACATCAACAATCACAGGTATCAACAACAGCTTGGCAACTAAATTACCTACAACAGATTTTACCGCACACCTTACTGATACAACAGATGTCCATGGAATTTCAGACACAGCAAATCTAGTTTATACATCTGACTCAAGACTTTCAGATAACAGAACTCCAGTAAATGGATCTGTAGTAGCAGCATCAATGGCAACAGATTCAATAACAACACAAAGCATTACAGATGCCGCCGTAACAGGACAAAAAATTGCAGACGATGCAGTAACTGCAGCTAAAATTGCTGCTTCAGCAGTTGGAACTTCAGAGATTGCAGACGATGCAGTAACTGCAGATAAGATTGCCACAGGGTCAGTTGGTTCTTCAGAGATTGCATCAAATGCTGTCGGTTCAGACCACATTGCAGCATCTGCAGTTGGAACTTCAGAGATTGCAGACGATGCAGTAACTGCAGATAAAATTGCTGCCTCAGCAGTTGGAACTTCAGAGATTGCAGATTATGCAGTAACTGCAACTAAGATTGCCACAGGGTCAGTTGGTTCTTCAGAGATTGCATCAAATGCTGTCGGTTCAGACCACATTGCAGCATCTGCAGTTGGAACTTCAGAGATTGCAGACCTAAATATTACAACAGCAAAGATTAACGATTCAGCAGTTACAGAAGGCAAAATTGCAGGACTGGCAGTTACAGAAGGCAAAATTGCAGATGGCTCAGTATCTACTGTTAAAATTGCAGATTCTGCAGTAACTTCAGGGAAAATTGCAAACGGAACAATTGTTGATGCAGACATAAATGCAACAGCAGCAATTGCAATAACAAAAATTGACGGGCTTGGAACATCACTTGATTCTAAGTTAGCTTCATCAACTGCAGCTTCAACATACGCTCCAATTGCTAGCCCAACATTTACTGGAACAGTTTCTGGTGTTACTAAATCTCACGTAGGTCTTGGAAATGTTGATAACACAGCAGATGCAGATAAGCCAGTTTCAACAGCTACACAAACTGCACTTGATCTAAAGTCACCACTTGCTTCACCAACATTTACGGGTACTGTAACAACAGGACATGTTCTACCAGCAACAGACATTACATTTGACTTAGGCTCCCCTACTAAAATGTGGAGAGATATTTATGTCGGACCAGGATCCCTGTACGTTAACGGACAAAAAGTTCTTCAAACTGACGCAGGTGACGTTGTCATTACTGCCGACGCTAATGAAAACTTGGCATTAAGAACTAGCGGAAGTGGTAACATTGAACTAGATCCAACAGGTGCTGGTACTGTAAGTATAAAAGGACCAATGGTTATTGAGGCATCAGCTAACATAACAAGCGCAGATGGCAACGGAATTAACTTTGGAAGCACAGTTAATGTTGATGCCATTACAAGCAAAACCTTAAATACAGACTTATCGCTATCAGGAAATGGTACAGGAAAAGTTTACCTTAATGATAACGCAGAAGTAAATGGAAACCTTGTTGTTGGTGGAAACCTAACAGTAAGCGGAACAACTACAACTGTTAACAGCGAAACAATTTCTTTAGCTGACAACATTATTGACTTAAACAGCAACTTTACTACTGGAACTCCAACAGAGAATGCAGGAATAAAAATTAAGCGTGGAGATTCTTCTGATGTTCAAATACGTTGGAATGAATCTACTGATAAGTGGGAGTTTACAAATGACGGAACAAACTATTATTCAGTAGCAGGTCTTGAATCACCAACATTTACAGGTACTGTATCTGGTGTTACAAAGACAATGGTAGGTCTTGGAAATGTTGATAACACAGCAGACACAGCCAAGCCAGTTTCAACAGCTACACAAACTGCACTTGATGCAAAACTTGCTTCTGCAACAGCAGCAACAACTTATGCGCCAATTGCTTCACCAACTTTTACTGGAACAGTAACAGTTGCTGCAGCAGGAGTGGCATTTACAGATAAGACACAGACAAAGGCTGGCGTACCATCACTTACAACAATTGGAACAACTGTTTCGTCAAACACTACACTTGATCTACTTGGAACAGACGCAGCAGTTCGGGATTCATTAATTCCACTGTCTGGTGCAGTAAATATTAACTTTGAAGCAACAGGAAATGCAAAGTATTCAATCGGCTCTTCAATAAGCTTCTATCAGTCTTCAAGTACTGGTGCAAATATAACTGGAACTGGTGGAATAACAGTTCTTTCAACTCCAGGCGCAACATTAAGAGCACTAAATTCATCAGTAACAGCAACAAAAATTGCAGCTACAACCTGGTTGTTAGCTGGAGACTTGAAGGCATAATTAAGGGAAATAGGAGAATAAAATGTCAAAAAATATAGGAAGAAGATCTTCCGCACAAGATAACTTTATTGGACCAAATCCAGTAACAAATGTTACAGCATCAGACTACTTAAATGGAGCTAATAACCAAAGAGCTTTTAATGATGGTGCAATTAGCGTTTCATGGTCAGCTCCAGTAGGAGGTAATACTCCTACTGGCTACAAGGTATATGAAGCTGGTGTTCTAAAAGCAACAGTCCCATTTGGAACAAACACAGCTTTGATAACTGGGTTAGGTTCAAATACATCTCACACATATTCAGTTTCATCTTATGACTCCTATTTAGACAATTCATCAAATGCAGTTGCGGCAAATGCAGCAACTGCTACAACAGTTCCAGGCACACCAGCCAACCCAACAGCAACAGCTGGTGTTGATTTAGACACAATTGCGTGGGTTGTTCCAGCAAATGGTGGAAAAGTCATTATCGATATTTATATTGAATCGAATGAGCCAACGCCAAAAAATAAAACTGTTACAACAGATGCCAATGGAAGCACAACTATTGCAAATGAAGCAAATACAGCACAGGCCTACAAGGTAAGAGCAAGAAATGCTAACGGTTCAGGAGCCTTTTCAGGATTCTCTAATACTGTTACTACTCAAGCACCTTCATTCTTTAGCCCACCGTTCTTCCCACCTGGCTTCTTTAGCCCACCGTTCTTCCCACCTGGCTTCTTTAGCCCACCGTTCTTCCCACCTGGCTTCTTTAGCCCACCGTTCTTCCCACCAGTATTCTTTAGCCCACCATTCTTTCCACCTGGCTTCTTTAGCCCACCGTTCTTCCCACCTGGCTTCTTTAGCCCACCGTTCTTCCCACCTGGCTTCTTTAGCCCACCAGGATTTGGTGGCGGAGGCTGGAACTTGAGAGCTTACTAATATGAAAAAAACTATAAATGAGGTATATCTATGAGTAAAAATTATGCAATCTTGTCTTTAGGTAAAGTTATTGATAAGATAGAAGTAGAAAACGTAGAAGAAGATGCAAATAGAGTAGACAGATTTTCTGAAATATTCAACTCTAATTTCTTCTGCAAGGATATAACTGATCACAAGAAAGTAAAGCTAAACTCAATATGGGATGGCCAAGCATTTTCTGAATCGGATGAGGAAAGAAAAGAGGTTGCACCATATTCAGTAGCCTTTGTTTCTGACAATATAATCAAAGCAGTTGTTAGAGTGTATACAGCAAAAAGGTATAACCTCTATAAAGAAGCAGAGGTCAATGGGGTTTCTGCAATTGATGTTACCGACATGGATGTTACAGCTATAAAAACTGGAATGTCATGGGACGGTACCTCTTTTACAGAATAGGAAGTCCTAACATTGAGTAAAGATATTTTAAAGCATGAAATATCTCCTGGTCTATGGGTTTATAAAAATCAAATAGATAAAAGCATTATTGATGACGTCGAAGGCTTTTTGTCTCAGTACGAAGAAGACTTTGAGTGGCGTGAAGCTACTGTTGGATATGATGTAAAAGTTCCTTCGTATAGAGACTGCGTAGATTTTAAAATACAAAAACATGAAATGCCAAATATGCCAAAAAGCAGAAAAGATCTAAATGATATTTGGCAAAAAGCATACGATATGCAAATTGATGCTGTTAAAGATTACTGCAAGGTTTACAATATTGACATGCAGTATTGGGAAGCCATGAACTTTATTAAGTATGGCGAAGGCCAGCATTTCCAAGAGCACTCAGATCATGGATTCTCATACATAGCAACAGTTTCATTAGTGTCTTATCCAAATGATAACTACGAAGGCGGGGAGCTATATTTCCCTAAACTTAACTTAACAATAACTCCAGAGGCTGGAGATATTGTTATATTCCCATCAACATATTTATTCTCACACAGAGCAATGCCAGTTAAATCAGGAGTCAAGTATTCAATCGTAACAATGCTGGACTATAATGATAATACACATAACCAAGAGTTTGATATTCTTAGAATGAAAAGGACTAATTCTGCTTCTGCAAGAGAAAGTGCAAAAAGTGGAAATAATAAAAGCCTATAAAACTAAAGAAGGATATTCTGAGCTAAACACACTGCCAGTAAAAAGAGACTGGATGGATGCAACTTGGCAAAAGCATGCCTACCATTGTTTCCCAGTAACTTTAACAAATACAATGGGGTGGTACTTAAGTTTTCCAGAAGATATAACATTTATTTGGGACGGAGTTTCAAATTTTGATCCTTCTCATGTAAAGATATTATCTGGAGAAAAGTATGCGTATTCTGGTAGAGCAAATGGAACAATAAGCTTTAATACAGGCATAAAGTTTAAAACTGAAAAAGATGTAACTCTATTAACTATGCCAGCACCTAATTTTTTTATTGATGGTGCTTCATGTTTTACAACATTAATTAGCACATCATTTTTTAGAGCTGACTTGCCAGTAGCATGGATGATTACTTCTCCTAATAAAAAAATTACTATTCCTGCAGGCCACCCCATATGCTCAATAATTCCAGTAAAATTAAATGATCTTAATAATTCTGAGATTAGAATTGAAAAAGAGCCAGAGGATGAAGTAGTTTCTCAAAAAGAGTTATACGAATATTCTATGGCAATTAATGAGATAAATAAAAAATTTAGTTGGTCTGATTTTTACAGAAATGGGATTGACCACAAAGGCAACGATCTTGGCCAACATGATGTAAAGTCTTTAAAGCTAAAAGTCATACAGGAATCTCCTGGTGATATTTAATATGAAATATGGTATATTATAGATATGGAAATAGTTAATAAAGGAATTATGGGCGGAGGAAGAGCCCCTATATCAATAACGCCATCTGGATTCTTTGGCGACTCAATTGATAATATTGTTGAGCTGGAAAATTTTATAACGGAAGAAGAGCAGCAGAGACTTATTAATTTTGCACTAACTAATAAAATCTGGGATAAAACTGAGACTCATGTCGATGAAGACGGTCTCGTCCTTTATGACGCAAATATTTGGGAAGATAGAGTTTGCACTGCAGACTCATTAAAAAGATCTGACCCAGGAATAATTGATTTGTTATGGGATATGATTGATAGACTAAAAGTAGAAGTTGATAAATTTTTTGATGTTAATGTTCAAGCCACTGGGCCAGCAATTGTTAGGTGGCCAGTTGGAGCAAGACAAGAACCTCACGCAGACAAAGAGTTTCATACTGGAGAAGAAGAAGGAAGACCAAATGATTTTCCTTATTATGACATAGCTGGACTATTTTATTTTGACGATAATTATGAAGGTGGAGAGCTATATTTTCCAAGACATGGTATTGAATTTAAGCCAAAGCCTAGGGCAGCTTATTTTTTCCCAGGAGATAAATATTATGCTCATGGCGTTAGACCAGTAAAGTCTGGAAATAGATTCACTGCCCCATTTTTTTGGACGATTGTAAAGCATACTGGAGAAAAACAACCTCCGCAAGATTATTCAGATCAGTTTAAGTCGCCATCATGGCAAAAGCTTTATGGAGATAGGGGTTAAAAAATGCATAGTTTAAATATAGTTGACGATATAGATTCTTTAGACTGGACAGAGTTGCTTCCAGGTGTAATACTTTATAGAGGAATGTTAAAGGATCCAGACCTCGCATATAATATAATGATGCGCTCAGAATCTTCAGAAGAAAGTAATTTTTTTCAACAATGGACACCATGGGCTCAATACGGAACTTACACACAGGCTAAAGAACAGCCTATGATTGAGTTAGCAGAAAAAAATGAAATTTTTAATGAAGAAAAAGCACTATATGAAGAAATTGCAAATTCTTACGATAAGGCAATATCGCATTATTTTAAACATACTGGAATTGAAATTCCAGAAGGCGCAAGGTATAGCGGACAGTCTTGGTGTAAGTATTTCAACTTGATTGACACATTAAAAAATAAAATGACAATGCAGTATCATACTGATTTTATTATTTCTCAAAAAGATATGCCTGGGGAAAAATTCCATACAACCTGCACTTTTTATATTAATGACAACTATAATGGTGGCGATATAGAGTTTTTTGTAGACGGTAAGTTTGTAAACCATAAACCATCTGCTGGAGACCTGCTAGTATTCCCATCAGGAGAACCTTTTTATCATGGGGTAAAAACAATACCAGATGGCAATAAGTTCTTTATCAGAAACTTTGTAATGTTTGATTATGATGGCTCTAAAGAGTGGCTAGCAAATCAAAAGAGATATGGCGCATATAAGTGGGCAAAGCAAGAAATTGAAAGAATTGCAAATGACGATCCAAGAAATATGATCTATATAAGAGATAACGAAGTTATATCTTATGAAGAAATTATGGACATAAAGATTGACGGGGGAATATACAATTGAACCTAATTAAAGTTAGAGACAATGAGCACCCAGTATATTTATACGAAGAGTTTTTGACTAAAGAGGAGTGCGCTGGAATTATTAAGATGTTTAATAATCTTATAGCCAGCGGAGATTTTGAATGGCACCCAATCTCTTTTTATGAGTCATATGCTTATAACATGCCTAACCAGTTAACAGATGACAAGAATAAGCTATCTCAATGGTATGCAGATGCTGGTCTGCCAGACAATTTCCTGGACGATCTAGAGGAAAAGTTTAAAAATGCAGCTCGTGAAATCATAGGGGGGGAAGCATATAAAATAAGTTTTCATAGTCAAAAATGGATACCTGGAGCTTATGCAGCTTTTCATTCAGATAACAGCTATGACGGTAAGCCAAGCGCATTTGAAAGAAGTAGATACGCAGGATTCCTTTATTTAAACGATGACTTTGACGGCGGTGAGCTTAATTTTAAAAACTTTGATTTGAGCGTTAAGCCAAAAACAGGAATGTTTGCTATTTTTGATGGAGGTCATGAGAATACCCATGAGGTTACTCCAGTATTTAAAAGCGACAGATACACTGTCGGATCATTCTGGGATGATCGGTCAGAGGAAGATTACCCACAAGAAACTAGAGACAGATGGGCAGAAGAAATTGAAGAGACTAGAAAAAAGCAAAAAGTAGAGCAAGAAGAGTGGAAAGAAATACGAGATAGCGGAAAAAGAAGAACACCAGATGGCAGAGAATACGATGCAGTCTTAGCAGAAAGCGGAGAAGTCGATGGAGATTAAAGAAGTTCAACCAAGATCAATGTACACAATGTTTGATATTGTTTACCACGATAGAGGGATTGTGTATTTTGAAAATGTTATTAGCTATCCTCAAAAGCTTTTAGATACGATTGAAGATCTTGATGCAAATCCAAAATCTCATGCTGGAATACCTAAATGGAATGCTTGGGGAGCAAGCAACGATGAAAAATATGGTTATGGAATTCAAAAGTTTATAGACACATCAAAAAGGTATTTGAACTCGGATGACGATTTTCTAAACAAGCAAGTACTTTATGTTGTAAACAGCTTAATTATGGCACCAGAAATGTGTGCAAAAAGATATGCCGAAATTATGCGTAGAGATGCATCTAATATTCAAAAGATAGACAGTACGCCAGAACAGGTTAAAATGGGGCTAGACTATATTAAGGTAGCAAAGTACGATACAGGCAAGGGGATGGGGCCACACTGCGATGCAGAAGATCCATCTGGTACTGGCGAAAATCTGAAGTACTCCCTTGTTTGCTACCTTAATGATGACTACGAAGGTGGAGAAATTTACTTTAAAAACCAAGATATTAAGATTAAGCCAAAGGCTGGAAGCTTGGTATTATTCCCTTCAGTTCACCCGTACCTACATGAATCTTTACCTGTTACAAAAGGTAACAAGATTATGTTTACGACTCACTGGATGGTTTAGTCGATATCCAATAAGATGGGTATCTGATATAATTTAAATATGTCATATTACCTTTCTGCCATTAAAGACTTCCCAATAGGACTATGGAAGTTAGATGAATCATCTGGCTCAGTAGCCTATGATATTTCTGGGTGCGGAAATAATGGATTGTACGTCGGTCAAATATCTAAATCTGGCATGCCAATTGTATCTGGTGGCACACACTCTAATAAAATAGATAGTTTAAATTATGTGCAATTCAACCTGTCAAAAGATTTTTCTGGAACTATTGGCACAGGAGGATTTGCAACAGATTCAACATACGATAATGACTTTACATTAGAAGCATGGATACACCCCAAAACATTAACTGCACTAACTCCAATACTGGCAGACTCTAGTGGCATAGGATTATATTGGGATAAAGGAAATGCTGTATTTAAATTAGAAAATGAACGAATTGATTATTCAGTAATAAACCCAAACAGAGTTATTCACCTTGTTGGAATATATTCAGTTAACTCAATGAGCTTATATGTTGATGGCGCTTTGGTAGCATCCAAACCTGTATCTATTAAGTTTACAAATACTAGCGTAACATTATCTTCTGGGCCATGTGCATCTGGAGAGCATTTTATAATTGATTGTCCAGCCGTATACAGATATTCGTTGTCGGAAAGATCAATCCTTTCGCATTATAATAATTTATTTCTTAATAATGACGAGCAAGTTTCTGTTCCAGAGTTAGGAGAATTATTTAGGGCGGGAGAAAGATATCAAAGCGTAGAAACAAAATATGTATACCCAGCTCAAGTTTCGTGGGACACTCTTATATATGACAATGAAAATCTTTCTTACAACAAAAATAATAATAGTGTTTATTTAAATTCAGGATTTACATCTGGTGAATTTATTGAGGATATGGTTCTAAATGTTACTAAAGACTACATGTCGTCAAAAATTGATTGGGTTTCTTCTAATGGCGTATCAATATATGTTTCTGAATCTTCAGAAAATGGACCATGGGTTTTGTGTACAAATGGATCTTCTATCCCAGGATTTACGCAAGGATCTGCTTTTTCTAATTCAAAAGTTTTATATTTTAAAGTTCTATTTCAGTCCACAAATTCAGATGTATATATCCCAGAACTATACTCATTAAAAATTTATTTCTATTCTGAAAAAAAGATGTTTGCACATAATGGTGGTGGCTTTCTTGCAACATCACAACCTGCAACAGGATCTATATGGGACATTGACATAGCAAATGAACCTTATCAGGTCAGGCTAAGAAGTAGCACAAACGGAATAAGACCAAAATCCTCAGCTTTCTTTGTTAACTCTTTAAATGAAAATCGTAATATCGAAATGATATTTACTCCAAAATCTCTATCCAGTGGTCACCTAATGTTTAATAAAACGGGATCAGTTGAGACGGCATTATCTTGGGCGGCAGGCGGAGCAATAGCAAAATCTAACATTAGCAATATATATATTAATGGCCAAGATGCCTCATCCGCTACCAACATATCATCATATTTATATATAGATGAGCCTAACTATATATTAATAAAAACCTCTAGTGCTATTAGTGGAGAAATTTGGTTTAATGGCAAGCAGCTTCTAGGAGTAAGATCAGGCGTATTGGATGATAATTTATACCAAAACTTAGCCTTGTACACAAATCCATCAATTAGTCACCAGGAGCATTATGACTTATATATTGGCAAACCTGCTTCTATTGCTGAAGGATCGTCGATGGCAATGACAGAAGAGTCCGTATCCACATATTCTAGAGACAGAGTAGTGCTTCAAATCATATAGTTTTGTCAGACTGAGTGACAAAAAGCTGGACTTGTAGACACAAAGATGGTAAAATAATTAACTATGGACATAAAAAGAATTAATGCTCAAATGAAATCTGGCGATACCAGGTTAGGAGTCTATGTCTGGGAGATGCCAGATGGAAGATGGGTCGGAGACGAAGACAACAACTTCCTATCAATAGCATCAATGATTGGTAATAAAGAAAGAATTGCTCTGTTAGCATCAGCAGTTGCTCACTATGGAATTGATGTCGGCCAGCCTAAGTTTATTGAAGGAAGCAGGCAGATTGACGATGAAGAATTTGAATATCAAAAGCAAAGACTTAGATGGGGACTCACTCCAGATCCTTTGGATATAAGTGTTCACAAAGAAGAAATGGCTAAACTGAATGGTGGTAAAAAATGATTGAGTACGATGAAGACACTGTTATGAATAACATAGAGGTTTCTAACGTGGCAGACTGGATGAGATTTAACAATCCAACTACTCAGAAATCAGATGACGCATTTGATGTAGAGGGCGAAGACATTTTAAAGCTTTCTGGTCTAGGTGCCTCATTTAGAAGAAAAGTTTCCAGAGATCTTCAGAAATCTTTTGTAGGAAAAGATGGAGCAGTAAGCCAGCAGCTTCAGCATCAGCAAGCAGTTAGTGGCTATGCCACATTTGATCTAATTCAACCAGAATATAATTTAGATTATTTATCAACAATTTACGAAATTTCTCCATACAACTATGCTGCTATAAATGCAAAGGTGGCAAACATTGTTGGCCTAGGATTTGATTTTGTTGAATCAAGAAAAACGACTGATGCACTTGATGAAATTAGTGATGAGAAGCAATTAGAAAGAGCCCGAAAGAAGTTAAATAGAATTAAACAAGATTTAAACAAGTGGCTTGAAGATTGCAATGAAGACGAAACTTTTAAAGAAACACTTATAAAGTTCTACACTGATATAGAGGCTACTGGTAATGGCTACCTAGAGGTCGGTAGAACGACAACTGGCAAGATAGGATACATCGGACACATCCCTTCAAAGACAATGCGTGTAAGGCGCCTTAGAGACGGTTTTATCCAGCTTCTTTATGGCAAGGCTGTTTTCTTTAGAAACTTCGGGGACACAGAAACAGTAAACCCTATAGCAGGTCAAGAAGATAGGCCTAATGAAATTATTCATTTAAAAAAGTACACGCCAAAGAATAATTATTATGGAATTCCAGATATTATTGCTGCCCAGAATGCTATGGCTGGTAACGAGTTTGCTGGCAAGTACAACCTGGACTACTTTGAAAACAAGGCAGTGCCTAGATACATTATTACGGTAAAGGGAGCAAAACTTTCTCCAGAATCTGAAAGAAAGCTGCTTGAGTTTTTCCAGGTGGGACTAAAGGGAAAAAACCACAGATCTCTGTATATACCACTTCCACCAGACTCACCAGACTCAAAGACTGAGTTTAAGATGGAGCCAATTGAGGCTGGCTCACAAGAGTCTTCATTTAACATTTATCGTCAATCAAATAGAGACGAAATTCTAATGGCACATAGAGTTCCAATTAATAAAATTGGCACACCAGCAGGCATTAATTTGGCTGCAGCCAGAGACGCAGATAAGACATTTAAAGAGCAGGTATGTCGTCCAGCTCAGGAAAACCTAGAAAAGAAATTAAATAAAATAATTCAAGAAATGACTGATGCCATGGAGCTTAAGTTTAATGAATTAAGCTTGACAGATGCAGACACTCAGTCTAAGATAGATGAAAGATATCTTAGATTCCAGGTAATTACTCCAAATGAAATTAGAGTAAGAATGGGAATGGTTCCACGAGAAGGTGGGGATGTCCCAGTAGACCTTGCAGCACAGGCAGCCGAAATTAAGGCTCAGGCTACTCAAAGTAGAACCCGTGACCAAGAAAGATCAGCAAATTCCCCAGATAAATCTGGGGAGGGCAGAAATGCAAAGGGAGATGGAAGACAAGTCAACTAGTCCTACTCAACTAGTTATTTGCCTTTTGATACAATAATCTCTATAATATATAACATATGATCATAGAAAAGTCACATTGGTCCTCTAATGGAAATGCTATTAATTTATCAGTTCCATTTACAAAGGTCAATAGAGAAAAAAGAACAGTCTCAGGATTCGCTACACTAGATAACCTGGATCAGACTGGTGACGTCGTTACGCAAGAAGCTTCAATGAAAGCATTCGAAAGCTTCAGAGGAAATCTAAGAGAGATGCATCAGCCACTTGCAGTTGGCAAGGTTGCATCATTCCGTCCAGAAACTTTTTACGATCCAACAACAAAAGAATTTTACAACGGAGTTTACGTTGATGCATACATTTCAAAGGGCGCACAGGATACCTGGGAGAAAGTTCTAGATGGAACTCTAACTGGATTTTCAATCGGCGGAAAGATTCTTGAATCAGATAACGAAGTAAACAAATCAACTGGAGCATCTGTAAGATTTATTAAAGACTATGCACTAGTAGAACTATCAATCGTTGATTCACCAGCAAATGAACTATGTAACATTTTATCTATTGAAAAAGTAAACGGACAAATGATTTTTAAAGGCATCGCAGCAGATGTCAAAATGGAAAATATTTTTTATTGTGCAGATAGCGATTCTGTTTTTATGTCAACAGAATCAGAATACTTGTCTCCAGTTACTGGAAAGAAAACAGAACTTATTGGATGGGTTGAATCTAACGACGTAAACAAAGCAAAAGAAATAGAGAAGATTCTTGATTCACGTAGATCAAGATTGCAAACATTGCCTGACAACACAAATATAAATATGGCAATTGCAGAAGGAGGAAATGAAGTGGAAAAGCTTAATGTAACAGAAGCAACTCCAGTAGTAGAAGAAGCAGTAGCTCCAGAAGCACCTGCAGAAATTATTGAAGAAGTTGCCCCAGTAGAACAAGAGTCTGCTGAAGTTGTAGCTGAAGAAACTTCTGCCGAAGTTCTGGAAAAATCAGCAGAACTAACAACTCAGGAATCACCTGACTTTGTTAAAATGCTAGGCGACCTTAAGGGTTTCTTCTCAGAGACTTTGGAAAAGGCCTCTGAGGCAAACGCTGCTCAGGTTTCAACAATCAAGGAGACAGTCGAAGCTTTTAGCAAGAATGTCGATTTGAGAATTTCAGAATTAGCAGAAAAGCACACAGAACTCTCAACAGCAGTTGATTCAATCAAGTCCATAATGGACACAGTTGAAAAAAGAGTAGACGCAGTAGAATCAGACACTGCAATCAAGAAGTCCTCTGACCTTGGCGGGTCAGCGGGAGTAACAACAATCAAAAAATCAAAATGGAACGGCACTTTCCTCGGTTCCGTTAGCGAATTAACAAAATAAGGGTATGGTGAAAAACTAATGAGTAATGAACTATTAGCAAAAGCAGCTGAAGCAGGCACAACACTAACAGGTGGAATGACTGGCGCAGCAAACCCTACCGACGGAATTCACGTAGGTTCCGAGGGTAAGGGAGGCTTGCTCAATCCTGAGCAATCCGCAAGATTCCTTGATTACATGTTCGATGCAACAGTAATCGGTAAAGTAGCACGTACAGTTCGAATGAGAGCTGACACTACAGAGATTGATCGTATTGGCGTTGGCGAGAAGCTTATGAAGCTTGCAGCTGAAGCAGAGAACACTGGCTCAAATGCAGCCGTACAGTTCTCAAAGATTTCTCTCACAACAAAGAAGCTTCGTCTAGATTGGGAGCTTTCAACTGAGTCTCTAGAAGACAACATTGAAGGTGCAGATCTAGAAGATCACATTGCAAGACTTATGGCGACACAAGCTGGTAACGACCTTGAGGACGTAGTTCTTAACGGTAACACAGCTCTAACTGGAGATGCACTTTATAAGTCATTCGACGGTGTTGTTAAGATTGCAAAGGCAAACGGCCACGTAGTAGCTGGAGCGGGCGCAGTAATTTCCCGTGAAATCTTCAACAAGGCTCTTAAGGCAATGCCACGTAAGTACAAGCAGCGTCGTCCAGACCTACGCTTCCTTGCAGGCTCAAACCTAATTCAAGACTACTTGTACTCAACATCACAGAACATCCAGAACGTCAACCCACAAGATATTGCTTCAAGCATTATCCGTGGTGACCAGGGTGGTCTAGGTGGTCCAGCAGGGTATGTAGCTCCATTCGCATTTGGTATTCCAATTGTTGAAGTTCCGCTACTAAAAGAAACTCAGACTGGTTCATATGCAACACCAACAGGAGATCATGGAGACGTTCACTTGACATTCCCTAATAACGTAGTTATTGGTATCAAGCGTGACGTAACTGTTTACCGATTCTTCTGGCCAAAGAAGGACTCAATCGAATATACAATGTATACTCGTGTTGGAACCCAAATTGAGCAGGCAGATGCATGGGTAGTCGTTAAAGACGTTAAGGTTGCTTCTTAATTAAATAAGAAATAACTTGCTGGAAAGGCCCCCAATTAATTTTGGGGGCTTTTCATTTTAATTTTCTAGTGCTATAATTTATATACATACCAAAGGAGTATATATGTCATTTGACACACTTAAGGTCAAGGATCTAAAGACATTAGCAGCAAACTTTGCAGTTGATGTCGATGGACTAAAAAATAAAGCAGATGTAATTGCAGCACTTGCAGAAGAAGGGGTTACTTGGTCAGTTTATCAAGGAACACTAAAAAATATTGAAAGTGCAAAAGAAGATGCAGATGAGATTCTTCCTAGACTGGATCCAAATCAAAAACTTGATGAAGATATGATTCTAGTAAAGATGGATAGACCAAATGCTAGATACGATGCCCTAGGCTTCACATTTACAAGAGATCATCCATTTGTAGCAATGAAGCCCGATGTGGCTCAAGAAATTTTTGATAAGGAGGAAGGGTTTAGATTAGCTACCCCTAGAGAAGTACAGGAGTACTATAACTAAGCCTAACAAATGGCAGAGATATATGTAAACACAAGCACACCCGCAACAACAAAGATTTACGTGAAGGGTGAAGCTGTAACACCTAGCTCTCCAGTAACTGTCAAAGTTTATGACATAACTGGTGACCCAGTCATATCTCCACCAATTAATCCAGCATCAATACTTACAACTCTTACGGCGGAACAAAGCGAAGTCGATACAGGCTCTTACGTAGTTTATTTACCACTATCCTACACAGCAAGAACAAGAAAGTTTAAGCTAGTATGGGAATGGCAATATGAAAGTGTTGCATATTCTAACACTACAATGCTTGATATCGTAACTCCTTATGTGGATATGCAAGAGGCTGCACAAGAAATGGGATTAGGTTCAGATTCAAATGATCCAAACCATAAAACATATCAAGAACTTAAGCTTGCTGAAAGATATGCAAGAAATATAATTGATGGTTATACTGGTCAAAAGTTTTTCCTACATGATGATTATTTTTCTTCAGTAGGAAATGATTCTGACACTATGCCTCTTACTAAAAAAGTAAATAGACTTCACACCCTTCACGCAAATGATCAGCTACTTGTTGATAATTTAAATGAAGTCAATAACCTTGGGCTTACCATAGATATCACTACAAGCGGTTTTGGGCTAAAGGTAAACATAGCATCTATTTTAGATAACGATGTTTATATAGCTAACGGAATGGTGCCTCCGTCAATTCACGACTCTTCTCCAGATATATTTAGAAGGTCTAAGAATTATAAGGTCTACGCCAGATTTGGTTGGGAGTATGTTCCAAATGAGGTTCGTGATGCAGCTGTAGAAATAATGAAGATGTACTTTGCAAAGGATCGTGTTTGGAAAGACAGGTACGTTAAAAAGGTTTCCACAACAGATTGGGACTTTGAGTATTCTTCAGAAGCATTTAGCGGAACTGGCTCTTCATACGCAGACAAGCTACTTGCAGACTATGTAATAACACAAATGGTTCTGGTGTAATGTTTGATTTAGTAGATGGCCTTATGACCATGAAGATGGATGTGTATAGACAAACTGAGCAGCAGGATAAAGATACTGGGGCAATGATAAGAGAGTTTTCTTTTATAAAAACAATTGATTGCTATGCTAGAGGAGTAATTACCGAAAGCAGAAACAGGTCTAATGATAGCCAGAAGTTTTCAAATAAATATTCAAACAACCAATACATAGAGGCTAGAACATCTGACAGATTAACTGCAAGAGATAAGGTTAAGAATATCCGAGATGTAAATGGAAAGCCTATCTGGTATGAGCTAAACTATCCAAGCGATACAGATACAGTTTTTGATGTCGTAGGAACCACACCAATCTCAGACCCATTTGGAAATGTTGTAGGTTACAACTCTTCATTACAAAGAGCGGAGAATCAACAAATTGGCATCTGAAGTTTTAGCAATTAAAGCAGCAAGCGGATTAGTTAACCTTATGGCTAATAAGCCAGTAAGTGGTGCAATAAGAGATAGTACAGTTGCACAAATATCTGCTGCATTGTTTTATAAAACAAATGTCATGGCCAAGCTTGCAGAAAATCCTCAATTTCAATCGGCATTTAGAAATGTAATCTTTGATCAACTTCAAGTTGATTTTGGAGACTATGTAGATGCTAAGGCAAGAACAGCACCTAAATCTTTTCACCATGTTTATGAGTGGGGTAGAATAGGCGACGATCAGGCAAGATTATTTAAACTAAAGCAGCTCCCAGCCGATGGACTTTCTCTAAAAGTTAATTATGAACTAACGGACTCCAAATCTTTTGTTCCTTCTGAAAACTCTAACAATAAACATGTGTTTGTCAAGAAAGCTTCGATTATGGAAGAAGGCAAGACAGTAGTTATTGCCCCAAGGTTTTCTGAAAGACTCGTATTTGATATTGATGGATACACAATATTTATGCCAAAGGGAGAATCTGTTACTGTTAAAAAGCCAGGCGGAGCTGCAACTAAAAATGCATTCTTTGCACAATACAGATACTTCTTTACTGGGCAGCTAGTTAATATGTCTATAAAAAAATCGGGATTCCAAAGACTATTTAATTCATCATTGTCTAGAGCATTAGGTGTACCAGCACAAGTTAAATCAGTTAAATATAGCTTCTCTCCAAATCAATTGGCAAATGAAGCAGAAATTGCAACATCAGCAGCATTTGCGAGGTTAGTAAATGGCTAATTATAAACTAGATGCAATGTTTGAAATAAGAAAGTTCTTATGGAATAGACTTACATGGCTTGGCATATTTAATGAAGAAGATTATTATTCAGACAATCTAAATGAGACACTTGTACCGATTGTCCCAGTACAGCAACAGCCAGAAATGAATCAGTTCCTTAGCGGAAAGAAGCATATAGTCTATGACAAGGTTGGAATGTCATATGAGAACAACTGGATGATATGCTGCGAGCAGATCCTTCTTACCCTATATTCACCAGACTTGCTAGATATTGTTGAGATACGAAACTTCCTTACAGACGAATTTAGAAGAATGGATGAGTCTGCCAGAGATGTGAATAAATGGGCGGGGCTATCAGATAAATTCAAGTTCCATAGTATCCATATAGCAGATATATCATCTACAGCCCCATCAGAAGAAATACAGGGCTTCTATGCAGCAGATGTAATATTAGAAGTAAAGTATTCAAGAATAACAGATGGACAAGGCAGATTTTCCTAATTTGCCTTTTATACCCTAGTAGAGTAAAATTAGACTAGAGGAAAGGGCCTAGCCAGCCACATATATATATATCAATTTCATGAAATCAGGAGGCAATACAATTATGGCATATCAAAATACAGGAGACGCCCGCAACATTCTTGTTGGAGCATCACCACTATTTTTGTCAGTAGAAGATTCAACAGTTTCTGGTTATGATTCAAGCATGGATGCAGGCGAAGCAAACGCTTTTGTTGCATCAAAGAATCGTTTCGTACCAGCATTCTCATCGGGAGAGTCTTACACTACAACACTAAACAAGGTTCTAACAACAACAGGTGCTACACAGACAGCAACGCCTACAGAAAGCACACCAGCAATTGGTGGAGCTTACCGTAACGTTGGTTACACAAATAACGGTCTTCAGATCAGCTACCAGCCAACATTTGACTCGGTAACTGTAGATCAGTTGCTAGATACAGCTAAGCTGTTTAAGTCTGCGATGATGGTTCAAATTTCAACAGAAATGGCAGAAGGTACTCTAGAGAACGTTCTTGCAGTATTTGGTCAAAAGGGATCAACTCTTACATCATCAGGAACTGGCGCAACAGCAGTCGACACACTAGGTTTGGAAGCAGGTGCACTTGGTGCAGCTCCAACAGAGCGTCAGCTAATTGCAGTTGGACAGGCTCCAACTTCAGAAGCATCAGCAACTGAGCGTGTATACTATGCACGTCGTGTTTTGTCTGTTGAACAGTCACAGTTCTCTTTGGCTCGTACAGCAGCAACTACATTCCCAGTAACATTCCGCTTGCTACCATCAGGTGACGCAGCGCATGCTGGTTCAGAGTACGGTAAGATTATTGACCGTGTTCTAACAGTTTAATTATATTAATAATTAATATCAAAGCCCCCAAGAAATTGGGGGCTTTGCTGTTGTACCCGTATAATGGTTATGCTATAATAATTTAGACGATCCTTAAGGAGGATAAATTGGCAAGTACAGTATATGATGTAGAAGAGATTGAACTACAAAGCGGAGCTAAAGTAAAGCTCAAGCCATTATCAATCAAGCAACTACGAAAGTTTATGGAAGTAATTAAGAAAGTGCAAGACGCAGAAGACGAGACAGCAACACTCGGTATTCTTGTTGAGGCATGCGGAGTAGCACTAGAGACTCAGCTACCAGATCTCGTTGCAGATCTCGACAAGCTTGAAGATGCACTGGACGTTCCAACAATTAACAGAATCCTTGAAGTTTGCGGAGGAATTAAGATGGACGACCCAAACCTAATAGCGGCAGCGGTACTGGCTGGTCAGAACTAGATTTAGCCGCTTTAGAGGGACAAGTTTTTCTTTTAGGACATTGGAAGAATTACGAAGATTTAGAAGAAAATTTATCAATGCCAGAATTGATTCAGACCCTAACAGCGATGAATCAAAAAGAACATAACCAGAGAAAGTTTGCAGCATCACTAAAAGGAATCCAATTAGATGATGATGCAGAAGAAGAAAAAGAAAAAGGTTCTACCTTTGAAGATATCCAAAGAAGAGCTCTTGGGATTAAAGCATCAGCAGATGATGTTGTTAGTTTACAAGGACCCTTCGCAGCACAAGCTGGATTTGGAATTGGCGCAGGGTTAGGATACTCTAGGAGTAATTAGTGGCTGACGAACAAATTGTAACCTCCATAGTCGCCAAAGCCGACTTGTCTAGCCTTGTGTCTGAAGTACACAGGGCTAGTGCTAGTCTTCAGCAACTCCAAAGAGAATTACTTGCTTCCAACAAGGCAATTTCTTCTTCAACAAAATTAGCAAACAATTTATTTAGAGACACACTAACTGGAAGCGGACAATTCTCCAGCCACTTTGTAAACCTTAATTCAGATGTTGATAAGTTCGGTAAGAATTTAGATGCAGGCAGATTAAAGCTTAAAAACTATTTCCAAACTTTTAGAGAGCATGCTACTACTCAAAAGGGAATGATCAGAGAACTTGCCAAAGAGCAAGTTATGCTTCAAAACTCAGTCCTGCAACCTTTAGGCAGAAATGCTCAAGGTTTAATGCAGTACAACGTCATGATCCCAAGAGGATTAGATGCTGTAAAGAATAGCGCACAGCTAGCTCGTATGGAACTGCAAATAATGAATCGTGCACTATCTGAAGGAGCAGGATCTTTAATTAACTGGGGTAAGAATACTCAGTGGGCAGGTCGTCAGCTTACAGTTGGTCTTACAGTACCATTAACAATGTTTGGTGCCGCAGCTTCAAAAGCTTTTAGAGAAGCAGACCAAGAGCTCGTAAGACTTACAAAGGTTTATGGTGGACTAGCAGCAACATCTGCAACAGATTTAAAAGCAATTAGAGAAGAAGTTATTCAGACAGCAAAGTCTTTATCTCAAACAATGGGTGCTTCTTTTAAAGATACAATTGCTTTAGGTGCAGATATTGCAGCAACTGGAAAGATGGGTAACGAGCTGCTTGGCTCAATAGAAGAAACAACAAGACTATCTATTCTTGGTGAAGTAGACAGACAAGATGCAATGAAGGCTACACTTTCAATTCAAACAGCATTTAAGCAGAACACAGAACAACTTACAGAATCAATTAACTTCCTTAACGCAGTTGAAAACCAGACATCTACAACTCTTAACGATTTAGTAGAAGCTATTCCAAAAGCTGGTCCAGTTATACAGCAACTAGGCGGAAGCATTGAAGACCTAGCTCTCTATATGACAGCAATGAGAGAGGGTGGTATTAATGCATCTGAAGGAGCAAACGCATTAAAGTCAGGACTTGCTTCTTTAATTAACCCAACAAAGCAAACAGTTGGAATCATGTCAGACTTCGGTATAGATGTAATGGGAATGGTTGCCAAAAATACTGGAAACACAACTGGCATGTTGATGGATCTACAAACTGCTCTTAATAAGCTAGACCCATTGAGTAAAGCAAGAGCGCTAGAGCAAATGTTTGGAAAGTTCCAGTTTGCAAGAATGAGCGCACTGCTCAATAACCTTGGAAAAGAAGGAAGCCAGACGCTTCAGGTTATGGATTTAATGAAAGCAAGTACTTCAGATTTGGCTGGTATTGCAGAGCGAGAATTAGGAATGATTACAGAATCTGCATCTGGTAAATACAGAAAGGCTATGGAAAGCCTAAAGGCAGAGCTAGCAAGCGTAGGAGAAGAGTTCCTCGGTATAGGAACTAAGATTCTAAATGCAGCATCAAAGATTCTGAATTTCTTTACTGAGTTGCCAACACCAATTAAAAAAGCTCTTACATTTATGGCAGGATTCACAGCATTAGTTGGTCCACTTATTATGTTAACTGGTGTGCTTGCAAACTTCTTCGGCTATATAACAAAGGGAATAGTCCAGCTTAGATCTTTCTTTATGAGAGCAAACGGATGGAAAATGCTCACCCCAGAAATTATTGCTGCTCAAAAAGCAGCAGAGATGGTTGAGAATGCGTTCTATTCAGATGCAGCAGCAGCTCAAGTTTTACACAACGCATTACAAAAGCTTGTTTTAGATTATCAAAACCTGCAAGCAGCTTCAATGAAAAATGCAGTTCCTGTAAACCCAGGAGTTAGCACAGTTGATGGAAATGCAGTTGTTGCAGCTGGAAGAAGATTCGTAGACCCTAACGATCCGTATGTAGGAGATCCTAATACTAGAGCAATGTCTCACATTAGACCAAGAGATATAAATAACCCAGCAACTATATTTGGCGGGGTACCAGGAGCTATTCCAGTTAATAGAGGAATATCAAGAACTCCACAAATGTACATGCATGATAGACTTCCAAATATTGAAGGTCTAACAAGCGTTAAGGGGATATCCACAGGAATTGTTCCAGGAGAAGCAGCTAAGTTCCACGCATTAATGGCAACACTTGGAATGCAAACTGAGCAAGAAGTTGCTACATTAAAGAAGACTATTGCTATGGGCGGAACAGTAAGTAGAGAGCTATTAGATACATTTGATGACATACTTCCTATAACTCAAAGATTTGCAAATAGCGCAGCAGAGCAATCTGCATTAATTGTGCAACAAATGAGAAATGCTGAAATTACTGTAGACCAAGCAAAGGCAAGAATACTTGCACTAAATGCACAGATAGAAGCAGAAATGGGATCTGCTGTAAGTGCATATGCAGTAGGCAGAGGACGTACATTAGATTTAACAAAAGCTCCAATGATGAATCAACCAGTTGTTGATGCAAATGGACAATTTACATTAAGAGATTTATATAAGAAAGAATCCAACAGGGCAGTCATGGAAGAGTTTGGAAGAGTTCGTGGAGTAAGAACATTTGGAGCTCCTTACAGCATTCAGACAACAAGAATGCCTAAGTTCAATGATGGTGGAGGAGTTGAGTCCTTTGGTCCAGGAAAGACAATGGTATCTGGACCATCTTCAATTAACTATGACGACAGGCTTGGTAGCGTTCCAATCGGAGGTTATGTACTAAATCAGTCTGCTTCAATGGACCCAGCGAATGCCCCACTCGTTGAAATGGCTGCAGCTACATATGAAGACGGCGGAAAGATAACAGCAGCACTTACTCCACGGGAAGTAGTGTTTGGTCCTAAGATTCAAAGAATGCCTGAGCTGTATGCAGCAGTAGATGCAGCAAATAGCGGATATAGTTTTGGCGGTCAGATTATGAGAGGCACATATGGATATGGAAGAGACAGCGTTCTATCAATATGGGCAAAGCTAGTTAACTCTAAAGATTATCCAGTTGTAATTAAATCAGCAACAGTTGCTTCTGATGCTGCTATATTATCACAGCTTACTGGCATGGATATTAAAGATGCCACAAAGAGAGTTTCTTCAGATTATGATGAAGCAACAGAGTACGCTAAAAAGGCAGCAAATAAAAATGGAACAAGAAAAACAGAAGAGTTTGTAAAAGCAAGAACAGCCCAGCTTATTAGATTAAGCAAAGAGTACCCAGGTGCAAATTTAATTTTAGATCAATATTCAAGCAAAAATAAGTACAATCAAAGTGCAAAAGCAGCTGGTATGAAAGCTATAGCTCCTGAAACATATGCAGGAACAATGAGAGCTGTAGTTAAGGATTTAATAGATGATGGAGTTTTAACTCCAGCACAAGCAAAGAAAGTTTTTGGAATTTTAGGAGGAGTAACAGATACGTACGATCCAATTTCTAAATCTCACACCATGACTGCACAAAGAAGTGCTTCAATATTCAAGCCAGGCGAATTACAAGCCCTACTTGTTAAAGAAGGAATGTCAAAAGCAGAAGCAGCAAAATTTGCCGATGTCACTGGAGTTAGATCAAATAATTTTGTTGGTCAGTCGACTGGGCTTGCAAAATCATTTAACACTATGGGAAGATGGCTAGAGGTATCAACTGATGGAACTTTTAGAGATGAAGTTTCACCATTTCAAGACGAAGCAAAGGGCAACTTTATATCAGGAATTAAAAAACTTAAAACTAAGTTGGGAATTACAGGCCCCACAACAATGAAGGAAATTATTAAACAGCTAACATTGATGAGAATGAAATCTGCATCGGGCTTTAATTCTAAAATGGTTACAACATTGCGTGGAAAGCTGTCACACATATCGTTTGCAAAACCAGCACTAGGCCCACTTGCTGGAGAATTTAATATGGGCGGAATGATTCCAGGTGGATCTATATCTAGAAATAGAAAAAACTACGGAAATCCTGCTCAGTTAATAAAGCTTTTAGCTGCAGATAAGCAGCTAAAGATTTTAGCAAAAGCTAGAGAATTAAGCTCAAGAGCCCACCTAGGCAAGTTTGCTGATACACCAGTAACTGAATATGGACATCAAATTTCACCTAGCTCTGGTATGAGTTATCCTATACCTGGCGTATCTGGATTGTATAAAGTTGATAAGAAAAAAGTTTTCGTTAAAGGCGTAGATCATGAAGTAGTTGCAACACATGAGCCAATCGGAACCAGAATTGCAAGAGATCTTTTCGGAATAGAGGCTCCAGTTCAAACAGCTAGAACAGTTGTCAACCCGTTAGATCCAAAAAGAAAAAGCAAGCTGCTTGCACTAGAATCAGACTATGATCCACGATTTGCAAACACTAATGTGCCATGGGATGAAGACACGATAATTAGACAGCTTGCTAATTCTCTTCTACTCAACAATAAAGACTTATCTAGAGGTAACGTATACGGTAATTTTAACCCAGATGTTGGAAATGCTGGAGTGTTTAAAAAAGCATCTGGAAACACAGCACTTGCAGAAGCCCATGAAATGAACTCTATGGAAAAGCAAGCAATGATTAATTTACTTGCTGTTAAAGGTGGAGCAAGAAAAGACTTTGCACGTGATACAGCCCCAATAATTGCTAAAATGAGCCCAAAAAAATATGGTCGAAAAATGAAAAAGGTGTTAGAGGATGCTCGTCCAAAATTATTACAACTAATAAATGATCTACCTGTAGATCTTAGACCACCTTACCAAGCAATGCTCAAAAGATTGGATGATGGAATAGATGTTGATTGGAGTAAGTATCATGCTGTACATTCTAATCCAAAATATCTTAATGCTGGAGGGCCAGTTGGTGGAGGACCAATAAAATCAGGAAGACGTGCCTATGGTCGAAAAGACGGGTCACGTAGACCAGGAAACCCTGCCGCCAGAGCTTCCTGGGAGGCAGAACAACGTGCACAAAGAGAAAGAGATGCAGCAGCAGAAAGATCTAGAGCTTCATCTCGTCAAATTACTGGCCAGCAGGCCTTAACAAGCGGGCTAGGAAGAGAAGCGGTAAGAACAGGAACAACAAGCTTCTATAATCCTGGGCAAGTAATGGTTAACAATATGCTTGACCCATTTAAAAATTCAGCAGCAATGAAAGCTCAGTACTTATCAGCAGCTTTTAGATCTATGGGAAATTCAATTAAAGTAGACTCTATGCAGCTAGCAAAAGCCATAGATATAAATGCAAGGGTTATTACTCAGTCTATAAAGAATACTGCTGCATCTATGAGCAGTGCTGTAAGATCAGCTGCTACATCAACATTAAATTTTGCCAAGAGAGCACAAAACGCAATCATAAGAGAGCAAAATGCATTTGCAGCAGCTAGATATCCTGTTGGACAAGCACCAGCACAAGGATTCTTTGGCCCAGGTTTTGTTGGAAATTATAAGGACATGGGCGATGGTATTCAGTCTAGAAAAGTAGGAACTCTCGGAATGAGAAGAACAGAGTACCTTGTTGATGGAACCAGCATGACTGCAAAGCAAGCAGCAGCAGCAGGAGTAGTAATACCAAGACGAGCAAACGGTATGAGCATGGGCTCTCAAATGGGAATTGGTATGGCTGGCTCTATGGGCGGAATGGCATTGATGAACCAGGAAAAAGTTTTGGGAATGAGTGGAATGCAGGCTGGAATGGGATTAATGGCTGCAACTTCAATCCTTCCAATGCTTCCATGGGCCAAGGTAGGTACTGGAATAAAATCTGCTGGAACTGCCTTAAAGGGATTTTCATTGACAATGGGAGGGTTAGCAAAATTTGGAGCAATGCTTGCAAGATTTGCTAAGGGCTTTGGATTAATAGGAGCAGCAATTACCGTTGCAAGTGCTGCATTCAAGATATACAAGGATTATAAGGATGCTCAGCAAGACGCCTCTATGGGTCTTTCTATGACAGCAAAAGCTGCAGAGCAAGCTGGAGTAAAATATTTTAATCTTCAGGAAACAATGCAAGGCTACATAGATAAGCAAAAGCTTGTCGCAGCAGCAGCAAAGGGATCAGAAAATAGCTCTATCGGAATGCCTGGTCTTCCTCAGTCTATAGAAGATATGAAGAAGGCAAAAGAAGAAGGCAAGGGCTTAAAGGATCTTATTGAATCTATAAATAGATCAACCAGCACACAAGAAACACAAAGGCTTGTATCAAATCAAAAAGCTCAGTATATAGCAGCTGGAATGAGCATAGAGGAAGCAAATAAAAAGATATACGGTGCCTTAGCTAATAGCGATAAGGCGTCCCAAGCATATACAATGCTTGCAAATACAGAATTTGGATCAATTATAGATAAAGCTTCTGCAGCAGAATTTTCTGTTGGTAACCTTGTAAATACTTTAAATAAAGGCCCAGGAACAGCTGATTGGTACAAAGAAGTAGGCAATGGCTTTGAAGGTCTTATAAATGTTTTCTCTAACGCTACCACTTCATTGGTCGGAACTAAGGACGAGCTTGGAAATGTTATAGATGAGTATGAGGCTTATCAGATAGTTATGTCAAAGGCAGAAGCAAATAATCCTGGAATGAATAAGGAAATTGGCGCAGATGCATACAGCAATCTTGAAAGAACACAGCCCCTACTGGCATCGATCACAAATCAAACAGATAGTATAAAAGGTATTTTAGCAAAATGGAAACTTTTTACCTCTGGTATCAATGTAGATTTAAGTAAAATTGATTCAACACTAGCAATAAAGCTAGCTGGATTTACTTCAGCAATTGGAACAGGAATTGCCGAATTAACTAAAGCTGCTGACAATTCAACAACATATGGAAAAACTGGGGCAGCATTATCTAAATTACAAAAAACAATTGCCGCAACTTCTGCAGCCGCCCAAAGAGCAAATGCAGCTTCTCAAAGAAGCGCACAGGAAGAGCTAAAGGCAATTGCAAAAAAGATCAAGCTTATAGAGGAAGAAAAAAATAAAAAGCTAGAAGCATTAAGAGCAACCCAAGATGCTTCCAACTATGCATTAGAGCTACAGAAGCTACAAATTGAATATGCTGATGCAGTATCTCGTGGAGATACAGCTGCGGCAGCATCGGCAAGACTAAGCATTGATCAGCTTACTTCAAATAGACAGAGCGATCTTGCGGCTAAGGCAATTGAAGATGCTGCCAATAAGGCAAAAGCACCTTTAGAAAAAGACGCAGAAAGAATTCAAGATCGTCAAGATAAAAAGAATATTTCTTTCCAAAATGCTACAGATAATTCTGCAGTAGCTGGAGAAATAATGACAACCATTACTGGGTTTCAAACAAAGTATAATGATTTAACAACTAGAGCAATTAACGCAAAGCTTCTTCCTGATAAAGAAAGAGCAGCAGAAGAAGCAAAGATTGTTACAGAACTTGTAGCTCTTATTAAAGAAATACAGAAAGCTGGATCTGGGAATACTACATCTGCAAAAACAATAAGAGACGCATTTGGCACCTATTTTGACAAAGACGGTAAGCCTATGTCCCCAGGAACCACTACATCAGGATCGCCAATAGGATTTGATAAAAATGGTAAGCCTATATTGTCAAGTACTACGACGCCAAGTAAGGGAGTCACAGACGCATTTCAAAAAGACTTAGCTGCAGTAGAAAAGCTGGCAACATCAATTACTGGAGGAGTAACATTAAAAAATCTTCGTGACGATGTTGTAAGAGCTTTGGGTGGATACAAGTCAACAGCACCAAAGGGTACAGTAGAATTTGGAAAAGATACAGTTCAGCAAGGAAAAGGCAAAAATGCAATAGAGGCTGCTAAAAATGCAAGATCTTCTGGGTCTTCAAAGATGGTAAGTATTAATGATGTTGTATGGTATAGATTCAGCTGGAATGGTAAAGACTACATAAGTAATGATTCTGGAACAGAAGTTTACTCTTGGGATGATCAGAAAAAAACTAAGGGTGCTAGGGTTAAAATGGCTGACGGAGGAATGGTTAAACATTTTGGTCCTGGTGGAGGAGTTTACGGTCCAGGAACTGGAACTTCTGACTCTATACCAGCTATGCTATCAAATGGAGAATATGTAATTAGAGCTGCATCAGTTCAGGCAGTAGGAGTTCCTATGCTAGATAAGATAAATAAGCTAGCAGGAGGAGGCATGGTTAGTTATGACATACCTAAGTATTCAGGTGGAGGCAGAGTGAGATTTGCAGATGGAGGCCTTGCTTCCTCTTCAAGTTCATTGTATAATATTAATGTACAGCTAAACGGAACCAACTTGACAGCAGATGACGTTGCAGCTTCAATTCATAAAGAAATGAGACTTAGAGAAATGGCTTCTGGCGTAAATAGAAGGGTTGGTGGATAATGAGCTTTCAAAATTTATCAAAAGGCTCAATACTTTACATAGAAGCACTAGACCCATTTGCAATTGATCCAGCAACAAACTCATTCAATTATAAAGGCGAAACAGTTGTTGCACCTGGTAATACATATACTGCATCCACAGCAACTACAAATGGTTTATCGCTATCAAGCGCAAACTCTTTAAGATTTAGAAGACTTACAGAACACAACAGATTACCACTTTCTTTGAATACAGAAAGAATTGAGTCTAGCCAAAGAATGGCAAACGGAGCTCTTAGAAAATATTTTATTGCAGATAAGCTAAATCTGAATGTCTCATGGGAAATGATACCTTCGTTTAGAAATGAAACAGTAGATGGAGCATGGGGAGCAGAAGACATAAAGAATTTTTATGAAAGTGCTGCAGGTCGTGGTCCTTTTAGAATTAAAATTAATCCAACAGTTTTTTCTACTTCTTTAGTTGAGCAGTCAGATGGGGCATTGGCAGATGACTATACATATACTATGGCATTTACTTCATGCGATTTCTCTATTATAAAAAGAGGTCTGCAGCCATTTTGGAGCGTCAATATATCCCTGGAGCAGGTATGATATCTGTATCTACTGCAACGAGTGATCTTTTAAAAAAGGGATACGCCTTATCAACTTCTGCGGGGGCGACGCTAGAATATAATCTTAACTCTATGGTAGAGCATATATCTGCAAAAACAAATCCAGAGAGTATATCTAATCCTTATTCAAATGCTTTTAAGAAGCTATTTCCAATAGACACGATATATAAACCATTTAGGCCACTATCCCCAGGTATTAAATATTTAGTTAATACAATAGGCAATACAGATACCCCTTCAAATTCTTTTGAAAGACCAAGAGATCTTGATATGGGAACAAAGCCTAGACTTTATTATCCTGGGCCAGATATGGTTTACAAATACTGGCTTGCCCCTAAAAATACGAATATTGATATTTCTTTAGAGTATTTTTCAGATGAAGCAAAAACTACTGCTAAATTAATACCATCTAATAAAATAGTAGCCAGATTTGAAACTAGCCACGACACACCGACATTTTGGACTATATCTGCTGTTAAGCAGGATAACACTTTAATAACAGTTTCTGGTACCTCATTAAATTCAAGCGGGGAAGCAGTAATACATTTTAATGGTACTTCATGGTCAACAACTGAGCCATCTACATATACTACAACTCAGTATATTAAAAAGGTTTCATTGCAAGCAGTTAACTCAAATACTGGAAAGTTAATAGGTGTCATAGAGCTTGTTCCAAAATGGGTTCTGCCTGTAGACTCAGACATAGTATCATTTTCTGTGAATAAAGAAACAACTGCAGATGATAGCTCAATTGTTCCAGTTGGCATAATTACAGCGAACTACTTGACTCTTTCTCTTATGAAGCCTCATACAACATCAAGATCTATTGTTGAATACAACACAAAAAATGCAATAGATAATACAAAAATTTATCTTTTTAAGAACACAATAGTTAAGCCACATGTAAACATTGGAAATGGAACAACATCTGAAAAAGCCCCCCAAGGCATATTCTATGTAAATTCATGGAACCTATCAGAGTTTGGAGATGCAACAGTAGAGGCAACAGATGCAGCAAAGATATTGCAGGACACACTTTGCCCACAGCTGCTAGTTCAGGATGCTCCAGTAACTTCTATTATTAAAAGAGTTTTAGACTCAGTTGGATTTTCTACTTATAAAATTAATGTTAAAAAGGTTGATGGTAAAGTTGAAGACGACTCAATCCCATCATTAGCATACTGGTGGTCTGAAGGAGATAAGACTGTGTGGGATGTTCTGCAGGAACTCTGTAGAGATATTCAAATGAATGCTTTTGTCGATGAGTACAACGTGCTTAATTTTTACAGCAGAAACTTTATATATGACACATCGGCACAAACTAAATGGGTATTTACTAGTGAAGAAATAAAAACTGGATCAGTTGTAGATTATGTCCCAAACATAATAAGCCTATCTTCCAGAGAAATTTTTTCTGCTAACCAGGTTAGAGTCAGATATTCAACAGCATTTGTTTCAACTAATCAGCAATCATCTCAACCACTATGGACGTCTCCTGAGTCTTTTTTGGGAGCTGGAGCGTTAGCCACAGACATAAATGATGACACTGAAATTTTTCAGCTAAATCCAAACACTATAAACTCTGCAAGACCAGATAAAGTTTTAGATCAGTTTAGTGGATATGTTTTAATTAATGGGGAAATTATTGAATATGATGGCTTATGGTATCAGTATGTTCCATTATCTGGAGGGGCTCCAAGCAGAGTTCTCATAAAGAATCAGTCAGACATTTGGAAGTATTCAGCTTTGTCAAAGCCAGGTTATAAAAACTTTTACCCAACTGGAGAATATAATATAAAAACAAGAGGCGCTCTATCTACTCCAAAATCAGATCATAAAAAAGCATTAGATTCCTATATAAATAAATCTGGAGAGTCTGACCCAAACAAGTTTAATCTTTATAACATCACTTTAGCTACACCAGATACCGCAAAGTTAAAAGCTGGCGTAGGACAGATATCTTCTCCTGCACAGCCAGCTGGAGAGACTGTACAAAAAAGCTTCCTTGCCATATCAAACTTAGATAAAGATAAAAAAACATTTGATATAGCAGTCAAATCATTTAATTCGATAGATACGTCTAAAGCTTTTTTTGCATGCGGCACTAGAATGTTTTTTGATAGTCAGCTCAATACCCCAGAGCAGGTTGGCGGAGTTGGATTTTGCCTGGACTCTACTGGAAAGAATGGTTACTACCTTTTAGTTAGAACAACAGCGTTTGCTGGTTTACAAAAGGATATAATGATAGTTAAGGTTAGAAATAATAAACTTACTGTTTTAAAAGATAGCCAACAGACTTCTACAAAAACACTAGCTGGTATTTATGCTGGGAGCTCTTACAATATAGATGTTTTAGTAAAGAGAGAGTCGATGGCAGGTAACACATTTAAAAACACTATCACTGTATTTATTAATGGATTTAAAATAACCGCAATTGATGCTGGTTCTGATTCTGTAAATGAATATATACCACCTACAACAATTACTAAAAATGTAGGTTTGCATTGCGGGCAAGGCGTATCCTATTTTGAATATGTTTATGCAAAAAGCATAGACGAGGCGGAGTATAAAGAAAAAAGTTTAAATAAGGCTTACCAATATAACGGAGTATATTCAGACGACACAGTATCAATGCTTTATGGAGATATTATTTATAATGATGGGAATACTACCGTAGACCAGAGTGGTAGCATAATTGAGTTTGGAACTGTAGCTAGAGAGATTAGAAAAGTAAAAGATTCTTATGATGAAAATAGACCAGCGGTCCCAATTCAGTTTAGAACTTCTATGAATAAATATGCCACTATCTTGGATCAAAGACTACAGCCTTTTACTGCAGAAGCGTATGTACTAAACAATACATCAACCTCAGTTATACTTCACGATAATAACTACACAAGCTTTTACGTCCTTGGAAACTCTATTCAAAGGTCTGGAATTATTGATTACGATACAGACCAATCAAATGATTCAGAGAATAAGGAGTCTGTAATTTTTGACTCATCATGGATTCAGTCAGAAGAAGATGCAAAATCTTTGGCAGAGTGGATTAAATCAAACAGCTTAAACAAAGGCAGATTTGTTGATTTGAGGGTATTTGGAAATCCAGTATTATCTGCTGGAGATATTGTAAGTATAAATTATCCTATTTTAGGCATGTCTCCTAGTGATACTAAGTATATAATAACAAGGTGCTCTTTAGAGTATTCGGAAGGAGTAAGTACCTCAATTTCGTGTAGAGCTATCTAATAACGTAATGGTATAATAAATAAATGGGAATTGAAGTAGGAAAGATACCAGTCATATTTGATGACGACCCACGCCTTGCCGCAGTCTGGAAGGGTGAGTCTGGTTTTGTTAGAACATCATCTGGGTCCTTTCCATTTTCACAATCTTCCTCTGGCGAGAATGACGGTGGAGACGATCCAGGAAATCCTAGCGGCAAAAGACCTCAGCTAAGTGATATTGTTTTAAAAGGATTTGAGCTATATGAGGATGCTTCTGGAATGCAAAGAGCAAAAGCAAAATTTAGAATTTATAATTCAAGCGAAGAGCAAATAGATGGATTCCTTTACGCTATAACTATTTCGGATACACAGGGAGGAAGATCTTGATAACTAAATTTGGTAAAAGATTCCTTTCTAATTTTGTTGCAGGCAATTCTTCATTTTCTTCAAAAGAAATGGCTCTTGGAATTGCAACAGAAACAGAGTATCCAGTGTTAGATACAAACTCAAGACTTGGATTTGAATTTTATAGAGTTCCAATTAGACAGGGCGGAATAGATATAGACTCTTCTGTTTCACCAGTAAAGTATACAATTATATACTCAGCTACAATTCCTACTAATATAGCAGGTAAGATAAATGAGATTGGAATATACTCTGGACAATCATATTCTAGAAATCTTTATGAAAGCAAATTTATATCTAATTTTGAATTGCCATATGAGTGGAGCCCAGAGCCAACATTAGATCAATCTGATTATAGAGTTGGAGATAGCTCTTTAATATTTACATCAAATGGGACGGCAGCAAGAGAGTATACATATTCTCTTAATAGCATAGACATATCTGGATACAATCCATCTGACACACTATCATTTTCATACAAGGCAAATGACGCAAACCTATCTTCATTGAAAGTTAGGATGTATAGTTCAAATACTGATTATATAGAGTTCACATTTACTGGACACTCTGTTGGCAATAACATTAGATCAGTTAATATGTCCACAGGAGTTTCATCTGGTACATTTAACCCACAAAGTGTTGTTAAGCTGGGTATACTCGTTACACCAACTTCTGCACAAACATCAGTGTCTATGGACGGATTAAGAATTAATGATGAAGACACGTTTGATCCAGAGTATGGATTGATTGCAAGATCGGTACTTGATTCAACAATGATTAAGGTAATTGGTAGAGAAGCAGCTATTGAATTTAAACTAGACCTATCGTTTGGAGACTAAAATGTCTGAACGGTATGAAGATCTAGGAATTACTCAGAGTCAAGACGGAGACTACTGGGACGTAGTCATACCAGACCTAGATTGCAGTACCAACTACGCATTGCAAGCTGCCTGGATTTTTAGCGATAAATCTTTAGGTACTAGCGAATTTTCTGATAGATTTAATTTCACAACCCCAGGACCATCTAGAGTTTGTCCAGCAAACGTTGCGGCAACTTGGGATGCAAAAGCTGGATTAAATGTAACGTGGCAAAAAAATGATACAAGGGTTAAGAACTATGTAATTAACTTACAAGCAGGTGGATACACTAGATCCTACTTAGTACCAGCTACTTCAGCACAAACAAACTACTCTTGGGTTCTAACTAGAGAAAATAATATATTTCAGTTTGGTGGAACATTTAGAACATCATTTACTTCTTTTTCGATTCAAAGTGTTTACGGAGACGGCAGCTCAGATCAGTGCCCAGTAACAGTAGAGCCATTTGTAGATCTTGTATGTACCCATGCGATACTAGACGCATCATGGAATGTTGTTAGTCAAAATAATGGAATATTGGTTTCTTGGCAGGATAGCGGAACGGCTTATGGAACTTACCGTGAAACTAGAGTTTATGTCTCTGAAAACAACAATCCGTATTCATGGGAACTTAAGTATACTGGAATAGGACCCGCATCCATCACACTTGATACGCTGGCTACAGTGTATGTTAAGCTAAACCATCTTTCATATTCAGATTGTGAGTCTTTAAGCTCAAGCGTAAAAGAGGCAAAAGCATTTGACCCATTTGAGTTTGACGATACTCCTCCAGACCCAATTGTAAATCCTTCTGTTGCATGGAGTGGCTCAGACCTAATAGTTTCATTTTCAATGCCAGCTACAAACATACCGACATACGTTAAGTTTCATTTAACTTCATTAGGACAAACTGAGTATTTTGAAAAAACAATTTCTGGAGTGTCTGCAGGAGCTTCAACATCCGTAAAGATTAGTAGAGAAGAAATGATAGAAGGATTTGGCTTTAGTCCATTATCATTTACTGGGGGGTACGCAACAGATTTAGATATTTACAGAAATGAAAATTTTACTCAAGTAAGCATATCTGGAATATCAGCTATAGTAAAACCAAATCTGCTACAGGGAATTACAACTACTATATCCGTAACTGGTTTATCTAATGGATATGTTGTCTCATCAAACTTAAACGCAAAAGCTACTGGAATAAAAGTTTATCAAAGCTCTACGCAAAACGGAACCTACACCCTTGTAGCATCGTCCAACTCAAGCCCAGTTATTGTTTATGATGAAACAAATGCTGGCAACACTGTTTGGGTACAAGCTCAATGGACTTCAGAAAATGGCAACGCAGATATGTCAGTACCTGCTTCTGTTTTAATAATAGATGTTGCCTCACTATCCTTAATTGAAAATCCAGTTAAAATAAAAACAGATGGCTCTATATTTGCTGGAACCTTAGATTCAAACGATGAACCAGTTTTAACTGGCGCAAGAATGCTTATAAACAAACGAGGTTTATTTTTATACGATTCAAATGATACAAATGGAACAAATCCAACAACTCAAATAATTGGTGAAGAGAATGGAATCACTGCAACATTTATTACAAAGAAAGCTAAAATAGCTAATTGGATAATATCTGAGAACAAGTTTGAGAATGTTTTAACTTCATCTACAAATACCTTTACTGGAATTTCACCATCTGGAACCTATGCATTTTGGGCTGGAGCTGGAGTAGCTGGCGGATACTCACTAAATGCAAACGAAGATGCAAAATTTTCTGTAACAAAAGAAGGTGCTGTAACTGCAAGGAATATAAAGGTTCTTGGCGGACAGATATCTGTAGGGTCTAAATTTAGTGTAGACACACAAGGAAAAGTTGTAGCAACAGATGCGGACCTATCTGGAGAAATTAAAGCAGCATCTGGAATACTTGGAAATTTAGCAATTGGCGGAACCATAAATGGAGTATCATATAGTGGACAACTTCTCATTGATGCTGGAAATGGATCTAAGGTAGAAATTGGAAAGTATACAAGTGGTGAAATAAACAATCCTTTAGTAGGATTTTCTGGAATACAAATTACTGGAGCAAACCAAAAGTACGTACAGCTTGATCCAGTTAGTGGAATTATTGCAAATAAAGGAACTATAGCTGGATGGACAATTGATAATACTTCAATAAACAAAGCTGGTAATGTCGGTCTGTTTGCAACAACAACCCCCACAGATGTTGCAATTTGGGCTGGAGGATCTAGAACAGTTAGTCCTAATTTTTCTGTTACCTATGCTGGAAAAATGGTTGCAAGGGATGCCGTTCTTCGTGGAATGGTTCAGGCAGGAGAGGGCGGATTTGGAATATTAGAAGTTGATTCTACAACAGCAACTGGGTATAAAGTTTCTAACGGATGGACAATTGATTCTGCAAAAATAAAATCTACAAATACTTCTTCTCAAATAACTCTTGACGGACTTCAGGGTTCTATAGTTGGTGGAAACATTGTTGGCTCAAATCACTATTTTATGAGTCCATCTGCATGGACAACTGCTTATCCTGGGGAAGGAAGCGGTAACCCAGGAAATGTTGACTATATATCTTCATCTGGTAATTTTAGACTTGCTAATGGAAAGCTAACATATGATGGAGATTCATTTAAGGTCCAAACAGATTTAGTTGCATCTAATATATTTTTAGGTACGGCAGAAAGTTTTTCAAATGATTATATATTGGGAAAAAATACTACCATAGGTGGAGTTACAAAAAATGTTGGAAGCTTTAGCCTAGCAGGCGGAATGATGACTTATTCAAGTAATATTTTTCAAATAAATCAATCGAGAAACCCTAATTTTAAAATTTATTTAAATGTTGGTAATAATTTTGATGGCACATTTGGAGATCCAACAGTAGTTCAAGATGTTGAAACTGGAGAGCTTACAAGAGGAAGGTCTTTTTTTTACGGAGGAAATAATTACCCAGGAAGTACTACGGATAGAATACAGCATGCAGATGGAGATCAAGGCGGAGGCGCCTTCGTTAAGGGCGACATATGGTTAAGTAGGAAAGCATAAATGAGCTGGTGGAGAAAGTCAAATTTAGATGATGCTGGCAATCTTGATGGCTGGATAAAAATAAGAAGCATATGGAGAAAGACTAATATCGGTGATGCTGGCTCAACAGATGGCTGGCTAAAAATAAAAAGTGCCTGGAGATTTCAAGGGCTAAATGATTTAGGTGCTGGCATATGGTATAAAATTTTTGGATCTGAATCTCCTTATCCAAAAGAAAACCCAAAACTTATATTTGTTTCTACGGATTCAAGCACATCTGAAACAGAATGTACTCAGCAAGACAAAATGTATGTTACAAGAGGCAAATGGTATGAAGAACCAATATCATTTTTAATTAAAATACAAAAGTCTATAATTACAAATTGGGATGCACCAACAACATTAATTAGCCAAGAGCTTGAGTATTTAGAGTATAAGGATTCAGATTATTTAGATGAAGTTCCTAAACTAGTTGCAGATAGACCAACAATAACACTAGATGACATTAAAAATAAAATAGGCTTTAGGGCACAAGTTGCAGCTGGTCAAGATGCTAATCCAACAGCAGATGACTACCTACTTGCAACCTCATGGTATCCAAGTGCTACAGGAATTTTCCCAAGACTTAATTTTGGGTTTACTACATACAGCACTGGTGATCAAATAGTTGAAGATGAAACTCTAAGTATGCCAGAGTTTAAAATATTTGGATTTAAGTGGCAGTATTTAACATCATCTGCTGCATCATATCCAAATGGACAATACTTCCCGTCATCTAGAACTGATGAGTTTATTGGAAAGCAAATAATAGAGTTAACTGATTTTTATGGAACAAGAATTGGCGCATTGCAAAACGTAGATGTGTTGCCAAACCATCAGTATTCTGGAACCATATCTTACACCCAAGCTATGATAGATTCCAATGAAGATTACATAATAAACGTCTATGCATTTGCAAAAGATTATTATTATAATGCTAGCAATTCTTTAGAGTCCCACTTAAATGATATGAATGAGACTCAAAGGATTGCGTCATATGTGTTTGTACCACCAAGAGAAATAGAAGACCCAGAAATTACTATATCTAATAGAACAAAAAGTTCTGTGGATATAAATTGGTATTCCCCAGATGCAGAAAGGTATAAAGTTGAATTAATAGATTCAATTACAGCAGATTCTTTGGGGGGATACCCAAAACTTTCAACTGAAGATGTTTCTGCCAGCCCTTTCGGTTTAACTGAAAATAGACTATATACTGTTTCAGTAACCGCACTTGCTGGAGAAAATGATAAATACAAAAGCGAGAGAGTCTCTAAAAGTTTTAGAACATTAAAAACTGGAATAGCCGCAGAGTTAGGAGTTCCTTACGATATAACTTCAACTGGATATAAGGTAAATATAGAAAATTGGAGTACAATAAGTTCATTTGATATAACCGTTTCCGCAACATTTGGGACAGCGTCAAGGTCTTCTGACGTTATATCTGTTACCAATGTTCCAGCAAATTCTAATTCATGTTTAACTGCTACAACTTCTAAAATTGATAATGTAGATTTAACAGCCGTTTCATATGATTTTGCAGAGTCTTCTCCTGTATGTATAGTTATCGGAGGAACTTGGTATTGCTTAAATTTTGTTCCTGGCGGAGGGTGTTCTAAATCTATAGAACCTTATGACAAAACTTTAAGCGGTTCTGGATTTTCTATTAATTGTTCACAAACAGATCAATGCTGCCCATCTGTAGTTTTAGAGCCAAAAGTTTACACAGAATGGGTAATTGGATTGTGTACAGTTGCACCCGCAGATCCTCAAAGACCAAGAACTAGAACATGGACTCAGATACAAAAAACAACTTCTCAAAATTGCGTTGTTACTAACGTAGAGCTATCTGGATCAGAAACAGAATATATTGATTGTTGTGTTCCAACATCCACACTTGGGGCTAAGACTTATGGGACACCAAATGATTGGGGTACATGCAATTTAAATACTGGACAAATCGGAAGAACGGTTCCGTGGACAGCAACAAGAACTAATTTTACTAGAGACTGTACTACAACTACGACAGAAGAAAGCGGGCTTGAAGTTCAGTATAAAGATTGCTGCACTGCCAGCTCATCTTTAGGAACTAAAACTTATAGCGACTGGTCTCCATATGGCTCATGTATTCAAGGAGAGAGAGCGAGCTATAGAACTTGGACAGCTATTCAAACAAACAATACAATTAATTGTACTACTACAACTAACGAAGTTAATGGAACAGAGTATAGGTACACCTCATGTTGTACTGCTGGCTGCACACTAGGAACAAAAACTTATGGAGATTGGTCTGCTTATGGATCATGTGTTCAGGGGGAGAGAAGAAGACAAAGATCCTGGACAGCAATAAATACGTGTATAGATTCAAGCTGCAATATAATTTCTCAAAATGAATTAAATAGCGTTGAGTATGAGTATACATCATGCTGCGTACAGTCCTGTACTACTGGAGCTAAGACATACGGAGCCTGGACAGCATACGGTAGCTGTATACAAGGTCAACGTGCCAGATCAAGAAGCTGGACAGCAACTGAATCATGTTTTACGACAAGTTGCACTAATACAACTGAAACAATTAGCGGTACCGATTTTGAGTATACTTCATGCTGTGTCCCAAGCAGCACTACTGGCACGAAAACTTACAGTGCTTGGTCTGCATACGGAAACTGTATCCAAGGAGAAAGGGCTCGATATAGAACTTGGACAGCCATACAAACCAATATTGATTCTAGTTGCAATAGCACAACCACAGAAGTTAACGGAACAGAATATGAGTACACTTCATGTTGTACTGCTGGTTGTACTACTGGTACAAAAGATTATAGCGCATGGGGATCATGGGGGTCTTGCAGTCAAGGGGAGCAAGCTAGAATTAGAACATGGACTGCGATTGAGACATGTATAAACTCAAGTTGCAATACTTTGTCTACTAGGGAAGTCAGTGGATTTGAAATAGAGTATAGAGGCTGTACCACCATCAATACGATTAACACCATCAATACGATTAACACCATCAATACGATTAACACCATCAATACGATTAACACCATCAATACAGTTAATACCGTTAACACAGTTAATACCGTTAACACGGTTAATACCGTTAACACAGTTAATACCGTTAACACAGTTAATACCGTTAACACAGTTAATACCGTTAACACAGTTAATACCGTTAACACAGTTAATACGGGAGGTGGAGGCTGCCACGTATTTGGAACAAGAATCCAGATGGCAGACGGATCATTTAAGAATATTGAAGATTTATATATTGGTGATGAGGTCATGGCAGCTGACATACCAGGCTTGGGAGACAAAGAAACCGACATAAACAATTTATCATTATGGTCATCTGAAGATATTTCTGGAACATCTAAAACTACAGCTAATGTTACAAATGTTGTTATTAGATCTTATGGACAGCACTATGTGATAAATGATACAATTAAAATAACTTACGAGCATATTATTCCAGCAAAACAAAATAATTTATGGAAGTTTATTAAAGTTGAAGATTTAAATGTTGGGGACGTAATTGTAGATGAAAACTTGAGTAATGTAATAGTTGTCTCAAAAATTTTAGTTGAAGAGACAGTTGAAACAGTTTCAATTGATATTGAAAATAAAGACATATATTTTGTTGAGGGCTTAATGGCTCACAACAACAGTGAGAAAGCTTAAGGAGAATTTAATTGAAAGTAGAAGACCTAGGAAATAAAATATTTATGTATAAAGATGTTGTCGGTAGCAGCTTAGACGTCCTTTCCGAGCTTAATAAAATATTTTCTGAATACAATCAAGATTATAAGGAATCAACAATGAATAATAAAGATTATGACGATTCACTGCGTTCGTGCACTGTTTTTTCATTGTATGTAGGTTTACAGGATGGTCCTGAATACTCTAATGCAAAGAGGGTACTTAATAAAAAAATAGATATAGCGCTATCTAAATGCATACTTCATTTTGTAAAATCAACTGATATTAAAATAAAAGAAAGAGAGCCGTGGGAAATATTGAGGTACGAGAAAACCCAGAAAGTAACATGGCACTGTGACGACGGAGAAGTTCACCCATCTAAAGTATCTTTTGTTTATTACATCAACGACGACTATGAAGGCGGAGAAATTCAATTTAAAGACAAGGCTTATAGTATACCCATAAAGCCAAAAAAAGACAGCTTGATAGTATTCCCATCAAGCTTAGAATATATTCATAGAGTTTTACCAGTATCAAACGGAGTGAAATATTCAATAATATCATTTGGAAAATAGACTTTATGATAGACAGAATTTATAATAAATGATATGATTTCATACATTAAGGAGATACTATGAATAAGTCTGAAATGGGTGGAAGCACCTATATGGTTTTGGTAAATGGAGAATACGCTGGTTGGTTTAATATTGCTGGTCCAGGAACTGATCTTCTTAGGGCTGGTCTTTCTAGCAATCCCACTTTAGTTGATATGGCAGATGTAGATATAGATTTGCCAAACCTTCCAAAAGCGGGCGCAGACTATTACTGGGATGGCGAATCTTTTGAATTGAGGTCTTCTGATGGCCAGTAAGTGGGATCAGGTTAAAAAGCTGGTAAATTCAAATGAAGTAAAGCCATGGGATTTTTTAAACCCAAATACGGAATACTCTTCAGAAGAAGAGTCTAATTCTAGATACTCGTTGTGTAAGGCATGCCCTAAATTTAATGACGGGGTTAAAACCTGTCAAGAATGCGGTTGCTTTATGCCAGCAAAAACAAAGCTTAAGGGCGCAACTTGCCCTATAGGCAAATGGTAATGGTATAATAATATAATAAACATGGAGGCACAAAATGGCAGAATACGAATTAACTAATGAAGAAAAAAGCTCAATTATTGAATCTCACCTAAGAACATTGGGTTATTCAAAGTACAACCTTGAGATAAATCTTATGGAAGAAGAGTCAGCAACGGCTCCAGCAGCAGATGCGATTGCATCTGTTAATGCACAGATTACTTCAGTAAATAAAAAAATAGCAGCTCTTGTCGAAGAGCTCGCTTCTCTATCAGAATAAGTTAGGTTAATATGTCTTCTAGGGAAGAATTGATTATAACTGCGTTGCAGGAAAGAATTGGACAAATGGCGGCAAATCATGAGCTGCAGGTTGCAGTTCTTAGGGCTGAGCTCACAACTTTTGCAAATGAAAAAGAAGAAAAAGAAAAAGCTATTGCCGAATACTCTAATTCTATAGAGTCAAAAGTGGGGGAAATTTAATTGACTGTTGTATTCCAAGACGGTGAGCCAGTAGACCCAAAGAAGCTACAGGATCTACAAACTCAAATCGATGCTATTCAGCTAAAGACAGACGAGTCATATAACTTAAGCACAAGCACAGCCAACAGCGTAACACAGCTTGCAGTTATGCATTTAAAAGCTGGGGTTGTAACATTTGAAAATGGTCTTACTGGTGGTAAAGTAAACTCAATAGAAATTGATTTAGGTTGGGGAGCAGACTATGAAGTGGCATATGTTGTTGCAACACCAAGGCTCCAAGATCCAAAAACAAATAATATTAGATGGTCACTTTCTGGAAATATGGCTGCAACTAAGCTTAATGTTTACGCTGAAAAAACTATTAACGGAGCAATTAACTTTCATTGGATGAGTGCTGGTAAAAAGGTTGTTTCTGGTTCATAACAAGGTGTTGACAACCTAAAGTAATATGTTACAATTACTATAACATTAAGCCACGATATCGTGGCTTTTATATATATTAAGGGTTTTAATGAGCAACGATTTAAAATGGATGATTTCATCTGATCAGCAGTTTCCATATCAGGACGATAAAATGATTGCACTTTGGTTTAAGGTAATGAAATGGTTTAAGCCAGATGTCGTTGACTACCTTGGTGATACAGATGATCAGGCATGCTATAGCAAATACACTGAAGGAAAATCAGCAGAGTTTCTAAACTACCATAAGAATGATAGTAAAGATCTTATTGTCCCAATGATGCGCCATGAAGCAAAAGGCGCAAGAGATTTTTATGCAAAGACTAGGGAAATGCTTCCAGATGCACAGCTATTCTCAGCGCTTGGAAACCACGATGTTAGAATTTTTAATTATGTGGATGCAAAGCTTCCAGAATATATTTCAGAAGTTACCCCAGAAGCTCTGTGGGGATTAGACTCGTTAGGATATGAGTATATTCATTACAATGAATTGCCAAAGCGACGCTTTGGGGATATTCACGTTCACCATGGTCTTTCAATTGCATCAACTGGATCTGTTCGTAAAGATATGGAAGACCTTCAGGTTTCATTGATAAGAGGCCACTCTCATAGAATTGCTTCACACTTAGTCACATATGAGCTTAGAAATAATGGCGAAGGAGAAACACTTCGTGGATATGAGCTTGGGCACATGTGTGATGAAAAGGGTCCAGGAATGAAATATATGCAGCACCATGATTGGCAAAAAGGATTTGCTATTGCACATATTGTAAATGATTATCCACATATTCAAATGATCCATGTGGCACCAGATTACTCATGTGTTGTTGATGGGAAGCTATTTACGCTATGATGAAATGTAATAAATGCCAGGGTAGAGTTTTTGTAGATAGAGTATTTTCTCAAAAATTACACGTAGAGCTTTTCTGCATGATGTGCGGTAAAAGATGGATGATCAATAAGGATACGAGTGCATTAGGTAAATGGATAGAAAAAAGAGAAAACAGTCAGCTAAAAGCATTCGGTATTTCTTCTTAAATAACAAGATACATAAAGTATTAAGTCATTCAAGATCTAAAGACCAAATAGTTGCTTGGTGTTACCCAGATAAAAAAAGGTTGCTTTATTCTTATTCTCAAGTTTTAAAAACTATGGAAAATGCATATTCAACTAAGCAGGTAGCACAGATGCTTGGAAAGCATAAGGTTACAATAGAAGATTATATTTTGGACGGGAAGATAAGGTATCCTCAAAAGGTATATCCTATAGGTAATCCAGATAGCACATGGTACAAATTTATGTATAGTGAATCAGACATAATGGAAATTCATGAATTTATATTAGAATCAGGATACTCCAACAATATGCCTTCAAGAAATGAGATGAAAGCTCTTCTCAAACATAACACTATATTGTATACTAAGACCACTGAAGGAAAATTTGTACCAGTATGGAGAGCAGAGTAATGTCTAGCAGAGTAGTGGTTTGTGATATATGCAAAAAAGAAATAGAATTACGTTGGGGTATTTTTGCCCATGACAGTTTAAGTAGACATAGAAAGGCTGAGCACTAATGGAAAAAGGAACTCAAGTTAGAGTAGACTTGTCTTTTACACGCAACCTTGGAAATTTTGAAAGCATTAAGATTGGCATCGGTGTCGACGACTTTGTTCGAGAGGGTGAAACAGTTGATGCCGCAGCAGATCGAGTATACAAGTTTGTTGAAGATAAGCTTATTCAAAAGACTCAAGAGGTAGAAGAGGAATTGCGTGGCAGTAAATAAAGAGCCTTATATCCTACTTTCCCTATATTCAAATTTATATGAGGGCATGTATAACACCAAGCCAACAATAAATCGATATAAGGAAAAGTGGGCTATGCAAGATGTTATAGACAGCATAGGTTTTGATAGATCTAAGGATGTTTTATATTACTACTTTAAGACTGGGAAAAATAGGCACCCATTAAATTTCTTTTATAACAACTTTGAAAGAATAGAAGATATGATGATGCAGATTAAAGAAGATAAAGCTAACAGAAGCCGTCTGTTGCAGGAAACAAAAAAGATGATTGAGGGTAACGAATGAATACAGAAGCCGAGCTAATCTCAGCGGTATGCAAGAATAAAGACATAAGCACCATACTTGCAGATAACTCAGACGATTTGTTTGTGTCCCATAAAGATATTTGGGAAGGCCTTAAGTCTTACTACTATAAGTTTAGAGCGGTTCCAGAAGCTGGAATCCTGCAAGACAAATTTAAAGACTTCGAGCCAGTTGAAACTAAAGGAGAGACTGGGTACTATCTAGATAAGCTTAAAAATGAATTTGTTGGCAATAAGCTAAAAACAATTCTTCTGCAAGCTGGCTCATCATTAAAAGAAGATGCTCCGTCCAGAGTTCTTGGGACTATGCAATCTCAGCTTGCAACATTAAGTAGATACACAAACAATGTTAAAGATTTGGATATTACCGATTTAGATTCAGCAGAAAGACATTATGAGTCAGTAAGAACCAGATCTTTGGCTATGGGCGGTAGCCCAGGAATCCTAACTGGATTTGAGGCTATAGATAAAGCCTACCCAACAGGAATGGCCCCAGGACATCTTATCGTCGCTATTGGCTGGCCAGGCCGTGGTAAGACATGGTTCACGTCCTACCTTGCATGCAAAGCATGGGAGCAGGGGTTCAAGCCAATGATTGTTTCTCTCGAAATGGCTCCAGAAAACATGAGAGATAGAATCTATACAATGCTTGGCTCTGGCTTGTTTAGAGCAAGCGATTTGTCTAAGGGTGACATTAATATTGATGATTTTAAAACATGGGGAAAGAAAAAAACAGAAGGTAAGAATAGCTTTATTCTAGTTTCCAATGAGGGTGCAGGAGAGGTTACGCCTGCAACTATTCAAGGAAAGATTGACCAGCATAAGCCAGACTTAGTTATTCTTGATTATCATCAGCTGTTTAATGATAATAAGCGAAGTAATTCTGAAGTAGAAAGAAATAGAAATATTTCAAGAGACTTTAAGTTGCTAGCGGTAACTAATGGAATTCCGATTATTGATATCACTGCTGCTACAGCAGATGATATTTCTGATCAAAAAGAACCTCCAATGATGAGCCAAGTTGCTTGGTCCAAGGCTATTGAGTATGATGCTGACATGGCTATTGCTATTCATAAACATGCCAATACTGATTTAATTGAGGTGGTGTCTAGAAAGAATAGACATGGACACGACTTCAGATTCTTCCTTGATTGGGATATCAATAGAGGAGTTATTACACCAATATATGAAGATCTTCCAGAGTTGAGCAATGACTCATCGAAAAATTAAAAGATTTCAAATTGAAGTACAGTTTCATGACGATTCTCAAATAATAAGCTTAAGACCACAGTACGAAAATCTTTTAACACAAGACATGAGGGGTAAAGGGTACGTAAGGGTTCTTGACATAGACCCAGCCTTTTCGGTAGAATTTACTGGAGAAACCTGGAGGTTCTTAATGAGCATTCATGGAATTTATGTAGGAAAGAAGAAGGCATGGCAATTCGAGGGTATAACTCAAGGCAAGCTAATAGCTCGGAGTACACCCCTGCTCATATTAAATCCATAGTACAAAGTCTTGGAATAGATATGGTGGGTGAAACATCAAATGATTACCTAGCGTACTGCCCATTTCATTCGAATAGACATACTTCAAGTTTTAGTATTAGTAAAACAAAAGGTGCCTACATATGCTTTAACCCTTCATGCGGTGAAGCTGGAACCCTTAGCGATTTAGTTAAGAGGATTCTAAATAAAAATGAATTCCAATCTTTAAGGTATATCGAGTCTAAGCAGTCTGAAGCTTTAGAAAATTTTGATGAGTCTTTAAAAGACATGCTAGAAGACAAGCCAGACTTCGTTGAGTTTTCAAAAGACACATTGGTAAGCCTGCATAATGGTTTACTTAATAATGATAAAGCTAAGCAGTATTTAGAATCTCGTGGAATTAATTCAGAATCAATTGAATATTTTTCATTAGGATATTCAGACAATATGGACATGATAACTGTTCCAGTTCATAGTCCAGATGGAACTCCAGTTGGTGTTGTTGGCAGATCTATATCTGATAAAAGATTTAAAAATAGTAAAGACCTTCCAAGAAGCAAAACAATGTTTAATATACATCGTGCAAAGAAAATTGGGGACAGAGTTATTGTCGTAGAGTCCAGCTTTGATGCAATTCGTGTTCACCAAGCAGGATTTCCAAACGTTGTTGCTACTTTAGGTGGCCACATATCTGGGGATAACTTGGGTCTACTAAATAGGTATTTTAATACGGTGCTTATTATGACAGATGCAGATAAGGCTGGAAGAGATTTAGGCTCATCAATTGCTTATAAATTAAGTAATAAAAACATCTTGTGGGCATCGCATTCTTATGGTAGAATATATCCAGAGGGTGTAAAAGATGCAGGTGATATGTCTGATGAAGATATTAAAGCCTGTATAACAAATGCCATATCTAATTTTGAATATCGAACTTAAAAAATACGTGGTTACAAACGGATATATACCGTTACATACATAAGGAGAAAAAATGGGAATAGTAAAAGGTTTGTCAGGAATGACAAAGGCAATGGACAAGGTTACATACACAAGTTCAGAAGATAGCAAGGCAAAGTGGTTAAAGATTGAAGATGGGGAAGCAGTAAAGATTCGCTTCCTGCAGGAACTTGATCCAGATTCACCACACTATAATGAAAAAATGGGTTGCGGATTTTTTGCAATTGAACACACGAACCCTAAAGATTATCGCCGTAAGGCACTAGACACAATGGAAGATGAAGGCCGTGACTGGGCTCAAGAGCAGCATCGCAAGGATCCAAAGGCTGGTTGGGGTGCAAGAAAACGCCTATACATTAATGTTCTAGTTGATGACGGAAAGACTGAGCCATATGTAGCAATTCTTTCTCAAGGCGTAAGCGGTAAAACAATTACACCAACACTAATTGAATATGCAAACGAAATGGGAAGCATCACAAACCTAATGTGGCGTGTAAAGCGTAGTGGTCTTAAGACAGACACAAGCTACACAATTATCCCACTTGCTAAAGATGAGAAGCCATTTGATTTCTCTGCTGTAGAGCTATTTGATCTAGAGAAGACAGCCGTCAGAAGCGTACCATACGCAGAGCAAGAAGCTTTCTATACTGGAGAATCAGCTCCAGAAGAAAGAGAATCTTCTTCAACAAGCAGCAGCGTAGACTGGTAGTATTAAATAGTGGAGGCGGTATTGACCGCCTCCACATTATTTAGTAGAATAACACAATGAGAACATACGAGATACCAGACCCATTTGAAACTTTTGTTTCCAATAAGTATAAAAACTACACGGGCGCCTTGTATGATTTTTTTGCCAGAGAATGGCACATGAAATGCGGGTGTTGCAAAGAAGATTTATACGCACCAACAAAAAAGATATTAACTAAAATTAGATTATATCATACTAGGAATGAATGCTGTGGTGGTTACTAATGAGCTTTACGCACTTACATGTTCACTCGTATTACTCTCTTATGGACGGACTAAACTCTCCAGAAGAGTTGTGTCAAGCAGCATTAGATGCAGGGCAAACAGCAATTGCCATAACAGATCATGGAACACTGTCTTCTCATCGTGATATGCAGATCGCAGCAAAGAAGCTTGGCATAAAGCCGATACTTGGAGTAGAAGCTTACATATCACCAACAGATAGATTTGATAGATCTTCTAAAACAGATAAATCTATTCAGGCGTATAATCATATTATTCTTTTGGCTAAGAATAAAAAGGGCTTAGAGAATATAAACACCCTGCAAGAGCTTGCATGGACAGAAGGTTTTTATCATAAGCCACGTATTGATAGAGAGGTGCTTAAGGAATATGCGGAAGGTATTATTATACTCTCTGGATGCCTTAATGGTCTTATCTCTAAGGCTATCGAAAAAGGCGAGTTCTCTGAAGCTAAACTTATTCTCAAAGACTTTCAAAAAACTTTCGGTAAAGATTTTTATATTGAGGTACAGTCTCACAATCCAGAAGAAATAAATTCAAAGCTGCTTGAATTGGCAGATGAACTTAAAATTAAGGCGGTGGCAACAGGTGATGCCCACTTTGCTAAAGAAGAAGATAGAGTCTTAGAAGAAGCAATGCTTATTTTATCTACATCTCCTAAATCAGATAAAGATGCAGACTTTGAAATGTCTAGACAAATGCCAGATATGCTAGATAGATTTAACTATCTATATCCAGACCGCAAGATATCATTTGCTGACTATAATTTATTTATCCAAAGTAGGTCTGAAATTGAGGCGGACTTTAATAAAGCAGGTATTACTCGTACAGATATATATGATAATACAATGGAAATTGCTGATAAGATTGAAGAATATGACTTCAATAGGGGATTAGATCTGCTCCCTATCCCAAAGACCAATGCTGACAAGAAACTGTCTGATATGGCCTTAGAAGGCCTTAAAAGACTATCTCTGGACAAAGATCAGGTCTACTTAGATAGAATTGCAGAAGAGTTATCTATAATTAAAGATAAGTCGTTTGCATCATATTTCCTAGTTGTAGCCGATATGATTACATGGGCTAAGTCAAATAATATTATGGTTGGTCCTGGCCGTGGTTCTGCTGCAGGCTCATTAGTTTGTTATGCTCTTGGAATTACAGATGTAGATCCCATTAAGTATGACCTTCTATTCTTCCGCTTTATTAATCCAGAAAGAAATGATTTTCCAGATATCGATACAGACTTTGAGGATCGTCGTCGTAAAGAGGTTAAAGATTATTTAAAGAAGAAGTTCAAGCACGTTGCGTCTATTTCTACATTCACTTACTTTAAAGATAAGGGTGTTATT